AAAAGACATCTTCCAGATAATTATTCAATGTTTTCTTCTTCATCACAGCCTTCTTTATTCAACAGTCGTCACATTGAAGTTCTGATTATCCTTCAATCAACTGTCGCAATTTTGCCAATTGCACTTTAACGATTCCCCTCCTACCCCATGTTCCCATTCCGTTATCATGGTCGTTGAAACACAACATGTGGCATTGGTCGTTTATTTCTTCGGCCAACATTCTTTTTTCTGAAGTATCCAAGTCTGATTCCTCAAATATTATCTTTCCGCCGATCATTTTTGCTTTTGACTCGTCATCATCATCAAAAAATGGAATAATAAATTTTTTTCCCATATATTCAGAATAGTAATCTTCTTTATTTGTGGCATCCCTATAAACAAAACGTTCCGAAACGATATGGAAATTTCCACGCCCTTTTCTGTTCCGATTGACATCCTCATCAAAATTTTGTATGTAATAGGTGAACTTGATATAGGGATTGCCGTCTTTGGTAAATTGTTTAACGGCATGAATATAAGATTCCTGTTCATATTCCACGGCAAGTTTTCGTAAAGCATCTTGATGAATGTTGTTGATCAAAAATGGGTTTTCAATATTTCCATATTTTCCTATAATTTGTCTATATCCGAAATTGCCGTCTTTAAGGCGTTGTTCTAATTTTTTATTTCGTTCTTGATTTTCCTTAGTGGGCAGTTCTTTCCCCAAGGGATTTTCAGCCGTAATTATGCCAAAAGTGTGCACACGAGGAACAACTCCATTGAGCATTTGCAGCATACGAGCACGGCCACTTTCAAGATAGAATTGAGGTTCATGTTGGTGCGCCTTATCAAATAATTCTTTTCCTTCATCATAACTGTTTTTAAATTTTAACATTGGTGTTCTCCTCATTCAACAGTCGTCACATTGAAGTTCTGATACACATATCCTTCTTTGAGATAAATCTTGTAGCCATCACACTCCGGCAGCTCAACGTCATAGTAGCCGATATTAGCCATGATCACGAATATATTTCCCTCATTCATCCATTCGAGCACTCCGCCTTGATCATTCATGTCGTTTTGAAACATGATCGCCAGGTCGTTGGGCATAAAGCCAACATCAGAAATCCTCTTGTCGTTGCTGATAGGCTCATAGTCATGCCGGTAATAACGCTTTCCCTCTTCAACAAATATCTTGATGTGATCAGGGAACATGCTTTTTTCATTGGGGCGCATGATCGAATATCCGGCGTTGTCATTTTGCCAATCGATCCTGATGCCATAGTGCTTGGCCTTATCGATAACAAGATAGTGTCCGTTCTTTCCGTCGAAGACATCCTGTATAATGTCTATACCCTGTTTCATGGTGATCATTTGTTCTTTCTTGATTTTCATTTTATACCTCTATAACTATAAATGTTCTATACTGCTGTCCACCTTTGACAAGCATTTTATAGTTAGGGCAATCCTCCAAATAAAGTGTTTCTTCAAGATCGGGTAACAATTGTTCTACGAATATCTTAGTATCATACTGGAGCATATTCTTATGTTGCAAATAATCCAACGTAGTAGCCGTGAAGCCATGATTGGTTTTACTATCTGAAAATTTCTCTTTTCGCCAATCCAATTGAATGGCTATGTTGCTTTTTTTGTTAACAACAACATACTTTCCGCCGTTGTCTTTAAAGACATCCATAATGGTATCTATTCCTTTTTTTAGGATGTCGAAGTATTTAGAATCTGGAATTCCAGGAAATCTCTCATGAAATCTACTTTTGGAATGTTTTAAATCTTTTACAACACGTCCTTTGTAGTTTAAAATAACGAGATCATCTGCTCCTTCCAATAGTGCTTGAAAATATTCTTTCATTTGTTCTTCCTCTTCCGTACCGGTTTATAATATTGCTTTGCATTGTGGTTATGCCTCTCTTTACACTCAGCGCAATATATCGTACCGTTCTCACGCATGTTACCGCATCGCTTGAAGAAATAACATTTGCCGACTGCCACAAATTGATAATGATTCCATGCACGAGATAAAGAACTGGCCGACAGGTTACCCAATTGTTTGCAGAGTTTCGGATTGTCTTTTATCACTTGCTTCCACGGTATTGTCTTTCGGTTTCCGTTTTGCAATACCAAAGCCTTGCCATATGTTGCCAGTTCATTGAGAATTTTTAATTTTTCATCATCCCATATAGTGTCTCGTCCCATCACTCCTCCTTGCAGTTGTTTTGAATCATTTCGTTGAGAGCCAGATCGATCATTTGATCGAGTTTAATTACAAAGTTATGTTTCTCTTGAAAAGCCGACTGCAATTTTCTCAAGCCTGTAATATTGCTATATAATAGTTCAATTACTTTTTCAATCAATTCAGTCATGTTTGATTCGTTCAATGAGGCCAATTCCAGTGCGTGTCCCTTGACTTCTTTGGTAAGTCGCATTTGCAATTGGCAGTCTTTGTTCATATCACAACTCCAGTATCCTTAATATATTAGCAATCTCCTCGTATTGTTTCTCACTTAATCCGAGGAGTTTAATATTTCCGTTTTTAAAGACGGTCATCTTGAGCGGTTCCAATCCTTTGATGCTTTGATTGGTAAAAGTCGAACTGTAATTTAAGCCGTTATCATCCATGAGTTTATTGGCTCTGGCAAAATCATTCGGGAGATTGCCGTTGAGAATATAGTCCATCATGTAGAAAACATTGCTCAAGCCGTGCTCCTTAATCCAGATGGTATGGGGTGCTTTCTCAATGCGCATCCAATACCATGCTCGTGTTGTATGCATGGCGTATTTAACGTCAAGTTCTTTTTTGGTTAACTGAAATGTTTGAAGATGTTTCTCAAAGTTAATACGCAATACATCATAATCAAAACTTTGATTTTTGACATACTCGAATTTAAAAGCCTCAACTTTAAAATTCGAAAATGAATCTTCAAGATGGTATCCGGTATCATGCAGGAATTTCTTTTGTACAGTACGCAAGATCACTGGATCAATATCATAGTCGTCCAATAGATCGATGTTGGTTATAAGAAAAATTTTTTTATCTTTCAGTTCCATAACTCACTCCTTTGTTCACCGAGGCAGTTATTGCCTCGCCGTGCTCTGTTCATTTGGTTCAGCCGGTGCAGGAATGGCCTCAAGAGATTTTTCATAACACTCATCATAGGCTTTCGATGGAAATTCAGAATCCATTTTTGCCAGATCGCACAGTTTGGTCAGAAACATTTTGACGACTGGATGCTGATTGACATATTCCGTTCCGAGGTTTTTCTCTCGTGCCTCTTTCCAGATTTCTTCCATTGCTCTTGATAGAGAATGAATAACTCCAGATGAGTTGCAAGCATCTTGAACGTCGAGTGCTTCTTTATAAATGTTTTTCATCTCACTCCTCCTTTATATCAAACCGAGACGGTGCTACTGCACCATCCCCACGGTTACTTCATTGCCGTATGCATCGAGCACTTTCCGATCTTTCGGAAGATGAATGAAGCCACGCTCAAGCATTTGCATTCCCATGCGTCCATAGAATCCTTGAAGTTTGAAAAGGACATCTTCATCGAGAAGCATTTGAAAGCCCTCAAAGATTTCTTCTTCGTTAGCGCATCCGCCACTTTCAAACTTGATAATGAAATCTGTGACTTTGGATAACATATATTTCTCCTTTAGAATATATTCACACCAAACAAGTGCTGTTAATGCACTTGTTTAAAAAAAGCGACATATACTTGGAATTGCCCTGCGCCAGTTATGCATGAGTACAATTTTTCATTGTGCTCCTTTGCCTCATCAATCATGATCTGTACTTTGTTTAGAAATCTTTTGACAGTCATGGCCGGTTCTGAATCCGATCCGAGGCCACTGGAATCAACGAAAAATTCTTCAACTTCTTCCATGTTGGCCGTTGCCTCCAGAAGCCGTTTGTTAACTTCTGAATAGTCTGGAGATTTCAGGGCATCTTCTGGCACGTTGATTTGAATCATTGGGTGTTCTTCCATGTAATGTCTGAGTTCAGCCTTGGCGTTGACATTGCGCAGAGTATCTAAAGAATACATGTTCACTCTCCTTTAACTATCTTCTTAATTACCAAGATAATCGTTTGTACCAGGAAGTCAACATTTTTTTGCACGAACTTTAAAAAAATTCGTGCAGAAAGTTAGGTGGGTCTAATTATCGATCTGCTTCAGGAACTTTTAAGTCCCAAACAGAGTAATAGTCTTCTATTTTTGGACGACGAGCGGGGTAGATGTCTAAGGCTTTTGCTATTTCAACTTCTATGTTTGGTATGATCGACATGGGAGCAGTAAACACGATAACTTGAGGTTGGTTATCCCAACCGTATTTGTGTTCTACTTTTGTTTTTGTTCCACCGGCTTTCTCAATTGCTTGGATCATAATGGGAATGTTTTTATAATAACCATTTTTAACTTGAGTATAAAACATTTCTGAATCATCAACGTACCATTTTGTGACTCGTTGTGGATATTGTCTTGCTTCCAAGTAGGTTTTAAATTGCTTTTTCATCTTGCGCATCCGGGCTTAATTCAAACATATTGATTTTATTGTTGATGACGAAAGTTTTAAAATCTTCAATGTACCACTCCATACCATAACCGATCTGTTCAAGCCTGGGGCTTATGTTTCTATAAAGCACGGTGTAGGTTGGATTGAATTTATCAAGACAGAGTTTTTCAAAATAAGTTTTACTATACGCTATCCAGGTTCCTTGCTTTGTTATTTTAAATCCAAGGAATCCAAGCGGTTCTCTGATTTTTCTTTTGTATCGTTCTTTGAATATTAAATAGCTTTCAATATCATATAAAATTTCACTTATCCATTCTTCAAGTAGAGCTGGTAGTTTGCCTTGAGAGAGTTTCTTAAAAGCAAGAGACGCATAATTCTTACTCTCGATAATCATATGATACCTTAATTCATGCGGTGGGAAAATATCTCCCAACATACTTTCTACCTGGTGCTCAGTAAATTGATGAATGCGATCTCGGTTGGTGAGACCGACCCTGGCTCCAGAGTTTGGTATTCGAATAAACGGAACTCCTGATATTTTAGTGAGAATATCAGTAAGAGCACGTTCACCTGTTTTACCTTTTGCTATTGCGCTTCTGGCAACATCGCTTCGCAACCGTCCGTCTTTCGTGCGTTTCGGCTGCAACGATTCGAAATGTTCAATTGTGTTCATGAAAACCTATACTCTATATTTTACAAAATTCTATAATGCGTTGTAGAAAATGCAAGACTTATTTTTTCTGTGGCCATTTTTTGTGATGTTCATATCCTTCGTTGTAACCCTCTTTGTGCTTTGCCTCACCGTACTCGACAGCCAGACTATACACAGTACGCAGAACTGTTTTATCTGATATGATCTTGACGAGTTCTTGATACAATTTTTCTGATGTATCCATGCGAGTCATTTCAAGATATGAATTAAATTTTCCTTTAGCCATATGTTCCTCATTTAATATAAACTTTTCTTGATTCGGCTGATAATATATTCAATGGAATTATATATTATCGATAAAAAATATCAGGAGTTGCCATGAGCCTTTTTGACTACTATTATGAAATGATCCGTGATGAAGCCAAAGAACAGGAAATCGCACAAAAAATAAAACCCTTTAAGGAGAAGGGTACTTCGTTTGATGAATTAGTTGAGATGGCTTTAAAGGAAACGTTGCAGTATATCAAAGATGAACAGGAAGCCGTAAAAATTGCTCAACGTATTGTCGAGAAGGCTTAAAAGGTATACGTTCTTAAAATTCCTCTTTCCTGCCAGCGATCAGTAACCGTAAAGACGATTTGACATTGTTTGCAACTGTAATCCTTGATTGAAACCTTGTGAGTTGCTTTCCCCATGACTTTCATAAAAACTTCGGTTGAATTACATTTGGGGCATTGCACCGAAGTTCCGGCTACAATATGCGCCACTCGTTTGTGCATTTATTTCTTTTCTTCTTCTGGTTCTGGATTATCATTTTCCTCTTCAGAAGCATTGACTACCTGGCCGTTTGCTTTTATTTCCATTCCATCTTCGAAAGGGAATTCTCCTTTTGGAGTTTTAACAAACCATTCGTTATGCTTTTGAACAACAGAAAATTCACGGTCGATATATTTGTTCATGCGCTTTTTGGTTGTTGAAGTTCTCCATCCGCCGCTGTCCAGGACATATCCGCCGTCAGGAAGTATTTCAACCACTACGGTATTATGATATTTAATACCCACGCCACGTTTTGTTTTAATGGTTGTCGTGGCGACTTCAGCCATCTCAAGGTATTTATGAAATGTTTCGCTCATTATTTATTCTCCTTGCGGTTTGTTTGTAATTGACTTAAAGTTTCCTTGTTTGATCATTTTGAAAAATTTTGCTTTAGTAGTTGCATCGAGAGCACGATCAGAAGTATCGTAAGCGGCATCAGTCGCAGGGTGTAATAGTGCAAATTTGGCATTTCCTTTTCTGACGAGATATGCCGGTCCCCTTTTTAAATATTCTCCAGCGTGTGCTGAATCCCATGATGTTCCTTGGCAAATCTTTTTCCATGCGTCAGCATCGTTTATTTTGCTGATTGTAAATTCTGATTTGAAAAAATTATCTTCATTTAAAATTCTTTCAAGGTATTCATTAAATTTGGTAGCCATTATTTATTCTCCTTTTTATTCTCTGCTTTTGGTTTTTCTTGCAGTCCTAAATCCTGTGCGTACTTTTCGGTTATGTCTGCGATGTTCGCTTTGAAAATTCTTTCAATAGCCCCCAGGATGTCTTCGGGTGAGAAGTTCTTTTTCTTGGCGCAACCGATAAACTTTGAAATCTTTTTATCGTTGTCAGGTTCGTTCTCGCAGACTATTTTTTTGGCAATGGTATCAATATCTTCTTCGCTTGATACAAGTTCTTTCTGGCTTGCCGGAACAATTTGAGTTTTAACTTTTTCTTTTGATTCTTTCTCTTTTGTTTTCTTTTGTGCAGCTTCAAGATATTTATGAAATAATTCGCTCATTGTTGTTTCTCCTAAACGTACTGTCTGACAATCTTCAGACCTTGTATTTTATCTTGTACCATTATCTCGTGGTTGTTTTCGCAAATATAAATTTTTTCATTTATGCCATTTGATTTACGTTCAACACGTTTAAGGGTTGCAATCTGCGAATGACATTTTGGACACTCTAAAACAAAATCATCTTTATATACTTTCATACTCTTCCTCCACCGTTAATTATATTGCCGGTGGAATATTTTTTTTCTCTGGTTGTGGCATCATTGGTTTTGCCGGTGGAGCAACTGGCTTGGGAGCGGGTGCTTGAGGTTGAGCCGGAGCTGCCGGTTCTTTTGGTTTTTGTTCTGCGCCAGCTTCCATTGCTTTTAACCTGGTATAATAATCTGGAATCTCTGCCAGGTGATCTTTGGCAATTTTTTCTGCGATCATTTCAAGGATTTCTTTTTTAAGCGGGGAACCTTTCAGGTGTTCCATTTCTACCTGTTTTCCCATTGCCAATTCTTTTGCATCATATTCGCCTTTGAAATCTTTACTCTTTCCATAGGACAGTAATGAAATCAATAAACCATAAATCGTTTCTTCTACATCATCAGGGTCCAGTCCGAGAGTCATGGCGAATTCATGAATCTTTTTATCAGGAACTTTTGCGTCTTGCTTGGAAAGAAATTCAAATACCTTCTTGTATGTTTCCGCTCTTCCTTTTCCTTCTTCTTCTGGTGTTTCATCAGGAGTGTTGGCCATTGCTTCGGTGTTATCGTCTTCGGTATAAAGCAATCGTTTCTTTATATCATTGGGTATTGAATCCATGTATGCTTTCATTTGTAATTGTCCTCTATGAGTTTTGTAATAATGTCATCGAACGTGCGGTTGAGTTTTATGGTTTTAATGGCTGATAGAACTTCTGCACGATCAAAAAATTTTAAGCCTTGTGCATTGTAGAGAGAGTTTTGAATATAGACAAACAAGAAACCCTGAATCTTTCGAAGTTCAGGTTCTACTATCGTCTGGACGTGTTGGAGAATTTTGTGGGCTATTTCAGTATTGGTTGTAACGCCTTGAAAATCTGAATTGCCTCTAAACTTTTTCTCATACGCTTCCATAATCGACGTTATATGTTTATTCGACTCCCCAATGGATTCACCTTATTTATAGAGAATGACATGCGCAGTTTTGTTATCTATAACCCTGGAATCGAAAATGTGATAACCGGCCAGACGTTGTTCATTTACGAACATTGAAAGTTTCTGGCGATCATTTTCATAATCAAATGTTTCGCAAATAACATCTTCGTTGGCTTCCAGAAGATGATACAGACGATCTATTTTTTCGCTGGCCATACCTTCAAGGCTGATCTTTGGGTTCTTGGCTTTAATGGCATCTATGCGTTTTTTGCCCTCGCCATTGTCTTCAAAAATAGACATGATATTGTCAATGGTTTTCTTTGATTTCTCTTTAACTTCTTCAACGCTTTCCAATCCTATGTGAACCGGTAAACTATCCATATGATACTCCTCCGTTATTGTTATCTATATATTCATTTATATAATCGTTTTTTGTTGTTTTTTTTCTTCTCGATCTATTTCTTTGGCTACCTGGAGCATCTTATCGAAGACATTGATCTGGTTCATAAGAACTTGTTTTTGTTGCTTTCGTTGAGATTTGGTGTACATCAGGACTCCCGCCACGGCAGCCGGAACCCATGTCTTCTTGGCTTTGGCTTTTAATAGATTGGTGAAGTCATTTATCACCACTCGGATTGTTCCATCGCCGTACCAGGCCACTTCCTTTTTAAATTTGTAGGTACTGTCAATTCCAACCGCTTTTGAAATAGCGGACGAGAGAGACGATTGCTTATTACAAAATCCAGTCACAATACTCAGAATTACTTGTTGAATATCAAATGATCGTTCATAAGTTAAAATGGTAGGAAGCGGTTGAACGAATTTCAAATCGAGAACTTCTTTAACGAATTTGTTATCTGAGAGTTTCGGAGTTAATAATCCCTTTCTGATATATTCAGAAATTAATGCTTGGAGGTTTATTTTTATCTTCCCCCGGACCGTCATATATGGATACACGTCTGAAGACATCTTCATGGTTGTTTCGTTGATTTGAAATTGAAATATTGATTTCTGGTTTGTATCCAGGTTGTTTAACCATCCATGATTTTTTAAGATGGTTATCATATCATTGATGTCACCATTGCTTAATGATTTTTTAATATATGTTTTCATTTGCTGAAGCCGATGTAACTGCTCCACACTGAACACTTCATATCTGAGCAAGTCAGAGAAATGATTAACGCAATATTTTTCAATCGCCAGGGAAGATGTCTGGACCTCCATTATAAAAGGAATGGTAAGGGAGTTTCCTTCGAAGAATTTGTTGGCGAACAAAAGCTGGTGCGTGTTTAGTTTCATAATTCGTAGATGTTAAATTGTAATTGTCCTGGCGCAGTCACATTGAAGTTAACGCAGTAGTGCGCATCAATGTCCCATCCGCTTCCGACTTCGTTAATCCAAGAACAGAACTTTGGAGTTTTGGGATATGTCTGCTGTGCGGTCTCGAACAACAGATTGAAGCAATGATGGCAGAAGTGCGGAAGACTTCCGTTGTTGTTTACGAAAATGACGAACTCTCGAAGTGCTGATACTATTTTATTGAAACAAGTATCTCGCTGTGTGTTGTCGGCCATGTTAAAAAGATTGGACGGATTGAAATACATTGACGTTGGCGGAACAGGCGTTCCGTTGGCAATGGTTATCTCATTATTACTTTGAATGCGTGTTATATCTGCGGTGGTGGCGTGAATTTTTACAGTGACACCGTTGGAAGCGACATATGTATTTGTTGGAACTACTGTGGACACCAATGTCCAAAATTGCGGTTTGAATTCCATGATCTGGAAAACAAGACCTTTATCCCAGGCTTCCAGGCGAAATTTCAAATCAGGATTTAATTTATGTGCCATGATATACCTCTCAGTTATATTAAACGGCGGAAAAGAAAAGTAATAATTAAATCACCATGATGTCGTTTAATATGATGCCTTCGTATTGATTTGTTCCAATGATATAACCGGACAGAGTTTTAATTTCCTTTTTATATAATTGGTTGTTCTTTTTTACAATGGCATCTGTGGCTCCGGCTATGGAGTAATCGTACAGCAGGATATTGGTAAGGAGTATCTTAGAAAAATAATAATCCTCCAGTTTTTTGTCGTAGCACAATATTTCAGTTTCACCAGGAACCAGTTCATCAAATTCTATGGTATCATATTGGTCATCGGTATCCATGATAATAAATCGGCATGGTACTTCGGGGAAGTCTTGATAGATGAGAGTTTTGTGATCTTCAGTAACAATTGTTTTAATGTCCTTTTGCATCACGCTGATTTGTTTTTTGGGTATTTTTCTGGAGGTTAAGGTATCTTCAAAAAATTCTATTTTAGTATCTTTAATCTGAAATTTTTTTGCTATGTTTCCTTTTCGATAATGTGTTAAAAAATTAAAAGTTTTGTTTTTTTCATTGACAATATTAACGCTGTCTTGTATTCTGATAAACATAAAAAAGGCTCCCTACAATATGGAATCACGACCCATGAGTCGTTTGAGAGCGGTTTGTATCGAATGTTTGCGCTGTAAAGAATCTTTCAATTGATTAAATTCTTTAACAGTCATAATATCTTTTTGGAAATCTTGATCCAAAGACTTATAGTATGCATGGAACGCCTTTGAGTTTGCTAAGTAATCTCTTGGGGCAGTTTCAGGATTTAACAGGAATCTGTAAGTTTTACTTACAAATCCGGTGTGACCATGCCACAAGAAATCTTTAAATGTCTCAGGTAATCCATGCTCTCTGCAATATGCTTTGAACATCTTTTCGAAATTCAAAAATGCAGGATACACTTGTTTGAGAATCAATCTGTCCGTACTTTCGATATTCATTCACTCTCTCCTCAATTATATTATTCAGATTGCGTCAGTGTGTGTAAAAAGAATAAAAAAATCAATCTTTTTTCTTACGGAGGAATTTTATAATGTATATAGGTTACATAGCCGATCTTCACATGAACCTGTCCAGGAAAGACAATCCGTTCTTTGTTCATGTTAAAGACGCTCTCAGGGACTTTGATATTTTATGTGATCAACATGATGCCAAGCTGGTTATTATCTTTGGCGATCTGTTTGATACCAAATATCAAGTCTCAACCGCTTCATTGGTTATCGCCAGTGATCTCATAGCACAGTTGGCAGAAAAACGCCGAGTAATCATTGTTCGTGGTAATCACGACACGGCCAGTCTTAACGACATCAAAACAAATCTGTGCGAGGTCTTCAGTCATTATCCCAACGTTACCGTAGTGAATGAATATGAGCCAATCGATATTGGCAACACGGTACTTCACTGCTTGGCTTATTTTGAGAATGATAAACTCATACCCATGATTGATGAGATGGTTATGGCCGAAAACAAAGTCAATCTGTTAATATCTCATATTGGCGTAGACGAATTTGTATGGCACGGCGACCCTTCTGAATATGTTGCCGTGGTTGATGCCCCCAGGCTGAGAAAATTTGACAAGGTTTATCTCGGACATTTTCATGGACATCAAAGGAAATTTAACATTGCGTATGTCAGTTCTCCGCTGCAATCAAAACACGGAGATGAAAAGGGGCAACATGGTTTCATGTTCTATGATACTGATACGCAGAAAGATTTATTTGTGGTAAACGAAAGTTCACCACAATTTATAACGCTTGAGTTTAACAAAGATAATATTAAAAAGGCGTTGCAGCTCCAGAAACATTATATAAAATTTATTGTTAAACAGCATTACACTAAAGAAATTCTTTCAACCGTCAAACAAAAAGTCCTGCAAAACAATTATGAGGTTGATTGGAAGTTTGATGTTCAGAGCGACAACTTACAATTTTCTACCATACATAATTGGGAAGAAGTACAAGTGACCGATCTCGATGAGTTGTTGGCCGGTTACCTTGATCATTTAAAACAATTACCAACAAATACAACAAAAGCAGAATTGCTTGAAGCGTTGTTAGGAGACTGATATGATTATTCCAATAAGGGTTGAGTGCGAAAATTTCCTGGTGTTTCGTGAGAAGCAAGTGTTTAATTTTAAAACTACTGGTATGCATTATATTTACGGTGTTGATTATGATGCCGAAGTAGATGATAAAGAATTTGTTGCCGAGCAATATTCTGTTGGTGTTGGTAAGTCAACCCTGGCGATGGTTATGGAATATGCGCTGTATGGCGAGATTCAAAAGAACTATCGCAAGAAAGACCGCATCATCAACAAGAAATCCAAAAAGAATCTCTATGTAAGATTTGATTTTTTAATATCGTCTACGGATGAAATTTATCGTATAGATCGGTATCGCAAACACGACAAGCACAAAGACAAGGTTTTTGTTTTTAAATACAACCCTGAAGCACCGGAAGGTGAAGAGTGGAAGGATATGTCCGGCCTGGACAAAGCACCCACTCAGGACATCATCAACAGTCTGATCGTGTTGGATAAGAAGACGTTTGAGAAGTCCGTCCTGTTTACTCGTGAAGATAAATATCAATTCCTGGAACTGAGTGTAACTGAGCGTGGTGGAATTTTTGAAAACGTTGTTCAGATAAATCGTCTTAAACAATATCTTGAGAAAGCAAAAAAGAAATTGAAATCGACTGACGACGAAATAGTTCTGGTGAACAACGAGATAACAAAAATATCAACTATGATCTCCAGCGACCGTCAATTCATTGTTGATATTAAAGACGGTGCTGAAAAAAAGAAATCAAAACTCCAAAAGGAAATCGAGGACATCAGAGAGAAAGTAAACCACATCGTTAATATCAACAAGCCTATCAATAAGATCATTGAGGATATTAAAACGTATAAGGCTTTTGAAGTTGAATATAATAAACTTTCCAAGGATGTATTATTTCAGGCAGATTTAAAAAAGAATTCAACAATGGAAATCCTTAACGCCAGGAATGAAATAGAACGAATTAAAAAACTTACTCCGTCATTGGAAAGATATTATACCGAAGAGGGAGTTGCGTTTACCCAGGTGTTTGAGGATTTAGAAACTTATAAAACATTATCGCCTGAACTTGAGAAATTAAATTATCGTACTGAATTACTTGAGGATGCTAAGAATCAGTTGGATAAAAATATTCAGCGTGAAAAACAAACCATTGAAAGATCAGAAAAAAATATTTCTGCGTTAAAACTTAAAATTCAAAAACACGAACCTATACGATGTAAAAATTGTCAGGCTGTTCAAAACCTGGAAGAGTTTGAAAAAGAACGTAATGCTCTGGAAAAAGAGTTGGCAGAATTATTAAAATCTCACCAGGAATATGTTTTAAACTTGGCCAATCTTAATATTGAACTGAGCGATAAAACTACCAAGATTTCTCAGAATCAAATACTGATCGATGTTGTTAAAGAGAAAATTACCAAGTTGAATGTTGGCAATGACATTATTCAGCACGAAAAAGAACTGCGCACGTTGTCTGAAATAAGAGTTCAACCTCTTATCGACAAGTACGACCAGGCAGAGCAACGATTTGATGAACTGCTTCTTGAACAGAAAAAGATACATGAGCAAATGGACGCTCTTGGTTTATCGGCAGAACTCATAAACAGCGAAGAAGAAGTATCTCATTTGTTGGATATGCACAACCAGATTAAACTCAAGACGCATGAAATATCTCAGATTGATGTGTCGCAGGAAGTTTCTCAGCGTGAAGACATCATCATGGCGACTGAAGGTACACTACATGATTGGCAACTCAAGAAGGACTTGTTGTTAAAATTTAAGTCTATGTACGACTTTTGGATTAACCGTCTCGATTTTAAAAACGAAGATTCTGTTAAACAGTTTGTTGTCATGCGGGTTATACCGGTCTTTAATAACTTTGTACAGCAAATGGTTGATGCGGTCTTCAAGGGTGATCTGGTTATAACGTTTGATAAGTTTTTCAACGAGACTATTATATTCAACGGTCAAGATTACGAGTATGACGAACTGAGCACCGGTCAAAAGATGAAACTGAATTTCTGTATCAACCTTGCCATCTTCGACCTTACCAGGGTCAACCTTGATGGATGCAATATAATATTTTTCGATGAGATATTTACCAATGTTGATCTTCCGACGATTCTCACCTTCCTTGATATTATCAGGGAGCGTTACGCCAAGAACAACGGTGTTTATCTCATAAGCCACCAAACTGAAGTAAAGGAAAACTTTATTCCTGATACGATTACCAGAATAGAAAAACGTGATTGGGAGTCGGCAGTCGTATGTGAGAAAATTTAATACGGCTGTAATATAATTTTTCAAAGCGAGGTACAATTATGTTTTTTCCACCAAGAAGTTATAGTCCTAAGAAAGCCTTGATTAACAAGGCGAACGAAGAATACGAAGAGAATCTTAAAGACATTAAAAAGAAGAAGACCAAAAAGAAAAAGGCCGTTGCAAAAAAGAAAACAACAATCAAGGCAACAACATCAAGGAAGCCATCTGAGAAATCGATGGAAGGAAAAAAACTTGAACTTGAGTTTTTTCTTGAGCGTCCGGCCAGTGATACAGTTGATAAGGTTATCGGTATGCCGGTTACAGATGATGCAGGAATAAAGAAGATCAGCAGTGTTATAAGGGCTGAGAAGATCGGAAAAGCAACAAGAGGAATCCAGAAGTGGAGAGCCATAGCAGAACTAACTGACCCTAAAATGCTTGCAGTGTTTTCTTTGATACCGGCATTCAAGAAACGCATTAAATAAAAAAAGAAGCCTATGCGCTAACATAGGCTATAAATTGGGGTTTGGTTGGATAGTTGTGGTAGGAAAAAATGAGGACGTAGTTATTCGGTATCAACTTCCTTCTTATGTTTGATCTTACGAGTATACTCCTTTTTATGGCGTATGATCTTCGGGGCTTTGGTAACGAGCCTCAGTTTTAATGTCTGCTGTATCTTGCTTTTCATATCCTTGCCATAAAACGTTTTTTAATGATATAGCCGATGACTTCCCATTCTGCTATGTTCGTCACTCCGACTATGTACTCTATGATTTCATGTTCTGTCTTTTTTGATTCTGACATCTTATCCCATAAAGACAGAATTCTTTTTTCTTCATCTGGTGCTAACACTATTGTTATTCTCCTATTTTATGCTGTGGTTCTTCTTTAAGATTCGTACAACTTTTTACAAACTTATCAAACGCTTTAGTTATTGCCACTATCTCTTCGGGATTGTCGGATATAACACGCAGTCTTGCATCGAACGTAACTCGCTCATAGAAACAATCAACTTCATACATTCCTCCGCCATCTCCTAATCTGTGGCTTCCTTCATTGGTCAGATAGTTTACTTTCCATTGGTTTTCGGCAAACGGCAAGTTTTTTACGTTCATTTGTTCATTGAGAACGTTTTGATTATGGACTTGAATGGCATGTCTCCGGCTCTCTTCAATCCATTTGGTTTTTTCGCTATTGAAAAAATCGTTTATCTTTTTCAGTGTATCTTGGTCATTATGCTCAACGCAAATGGAATCTTTATTAAAACTTCCGGCTCTGCTTAAATTGGAAGAAATAACAGCATGTGCCACACAGTTTTTTTCTCTATATCCTTGATAATGAAAATGCGGATATATTCTGAGTTGTAATTTGCTTTCAGGGTCAAAAAGGTATCCTGATTCATCAATAGTATATCCATTGTCTTGGAGATACTGTTGTGTTTTAGAAGCGATAAGTTTTTCAGCCTGAGTTGTCAAAGAAGCAATCTCACGGTCTGTTGCTTTATATTCTTTCTTTCGGGCATCCCACGGCCTGTTTTTTTCCAGATCGATTACTTTTTTTTCGATCTCTAATAACTCAGCACTCTTAAACAGATCACTCATTTAATTGCTCCTGGTAGATTAGATGTATTCTCTCTGTTAAAAACAATGTAATTCAAGTATGATAATTTGTCAACTTTTTTTCTAAAAATTCGTGCAAAAAAAACCCAAGTCCGGTATGGGCTTGGGCTTTAGGTTCGGCGGACAAGTTATGCTTTCCGCCTTGATCTTGGGGCTATCGTTGTCTTGTTGGCAGGATAACCCATTTAAAATACCTCCGAAATTAAAGTTAATAATTTGAGGTTAGTAAATAAATTTGCCGTTACAGTCCGGCTGACTTTTACACAATTGAATATATATTACATTGAACCGTTTTGTTGTCAAGAAAAATTATTGCTTATAATAAAAAAAAGCCGAGCATTGCACTCGGCCTTCAAAGGTAGGAACGTAAAATAAGATTTTATATTGTGAAACCAACCCCTTACGCTTGTCCGAGGACGGCGGCAGCGTTTTGATAACGCTCAAGAGGATTAGTGGCTTCGTAGTTGTACGTGTAGATGGTTTCTGGATAGATGTTATCAGTCACGAATACAACTGTTATCCTGCGAGGTTCACCGGCATCTGTGTGCTCTGGAAAGTTGACTTCAATAGGATACAGATTGATGAGCGCATATTTTTGCAGGAACGGAGGACCACCGTGCTGATCACAGTAATCATCACTGTAACCTGGTGCATCCGGACCGTAAACATAAAAGTTTGCTTCAGGAAGAACATAGTCCTGTTTGAAGCCGATAGCACCAGTTCTCTTATCTCCAACGAAGGCTCTCCACAATTGAAGTATTGAAGAAGCCGAACCGTTGACGTAATCGATGAACGTTACTGAAAGGTTTTCCATAGCGGCAAACTTTGTAACGCTTTTAAACTGGTCATTGAAACGGGGTATTTCATTCGTTTCCAATTTCGGAATTGGAAAGTTACTTGATACCAATGATATTTCAAGACTTGTTTGAGGGTCACCGCCGAGAGCGTTCTTTACTGATTTGTACATTTCTTGTACACCGAACAAAGGAGAGTTCGGTGCTTTGTTCAGAAGCATGTCGGTCAGCCCAACGAATCGAATACTCCAACGGTTGACGTTGATAGTTTGTTCGTTGTAAACCTTTTTGATTCTGAATATATTACCTTTTCCGGCCATGTTGCATACCTCGTTAGATTGCTAAAATGTCATATTTATATTCTTACTCATATTGACAATTATCTCTTTTTTTTTAATTGGAGAGAAAATTTCTCCCTCCAATTAAAACTGTACGATAACTTGTGTATCCTTCATGTACGAGATAACTTTGATCTTCTCAAGAGATTTAATCGGTGTCCATTCGATCACCGCTACCATACCCTGGCTGGCTTCAATAATGTCAGTGTTGTTTGACATATCGATAGTATAATCAGGTTCAGGTTTAATCTTGTTCTTCTTGACAAGAGGTTCCATGATCTCTTTCTTAACAGCAGCCACGAAGTCATCTCTGGTATCTTTGATGATCGGTTTGTAAAAGTAGAACGGAACCATGTCTTGCAGATGGCGTTTCATAAACAGAGCCACACGCATAATGTCTATACGGTTATAGGCGTTACGTGCTCTTTGACATGTTTTCTGACCGTCAATGAAGAAACCGTTTTTCGATGTGAACACAATCGGGTTGATGTTGTTTCCGATATTATCATCATAGATACGACCTTTCTCAGTATCATCCAAGTAATAGGCTATATCGCTGATGTCCGTAATCGATGCTGTGATACCCGCTGGTGGATTAAAGATATTTGCTTTTTCTTTATCCATCGATACGATTATCGGAACTGCTGATATTGAAGGAGGCATCCACTGTTCAGCATTAACAACAGACTTTGTGGTTTTCAATACCCACGGAAAATATGTTACCAGGTATTTGCTGTCGAGTTTCATGTTCAGCAGAGAAGGCATTTGACCGTTGTGCCAGTAGATCATTGCATCTGCTCCACCGGTTGCAACTCCTCCTGGTTTTCCGGCGACTATTTCTGGAGGGTCAATTACGCCGAAGCAATCTTTCCTGCGTTCGCAAACTTCTTGTATTTTGCTTATGACGATTGATGTGCTGTTTCCGACAACGCATACTATATCAACATCGAAGATGTCAAGGTTTGTATAAGCGTCCAGTGCTGTTGCATACTGAGCATCAACTACGCCACTGATACCTGAAGAACCTCCAGACAGTCTATATGTTCCATCTGGAATTGTTTCAATTACCGCTGGAGGAGTTGTCGGAAGAATATACAGAACATATTGTTTTATCTTGGAATCGTTGTTAATTGAATTTCCGAAGAAGAAATCATCGGCAACTGTATAACTGAAATTAACAATCTTGCCAAGCATTTGGGTATCGCTGTAGAATGTCATGGTCTCTATTCCAGATTGCGTCTGCTTAACCATGTACACATTGTTTCCATCGGAACCAGTGTAAACCGCTTCAAGAGTACCCATATCAAGATTTGAATCTTGACCTGAGAAAATATTTGTCGGTCTGAGAACTGCATCGTATGTCAGATCATATGCTCCATTGTTATCAACGACTCCCAGGAAATCAAGAAGATCGTTGTTCGGAGTGGCACGTTCCAGTCCGAGAAACAGATTGTCTATGGTAAGCGTTGTTGCTGTGTTAATAACAACCGGTTGCCACGATATTCTGTAATCCGATCCTGCGCCTTGCAGATAAAAGGTAACACGGATTGGATTGGTGATTGCTGTTATAGTTTGGCTTGCGAGAACTTCGTGTCCTTTATAAACAACAACCTTGATAATTCCAGATGTGTAACTGCCACCTGATGGCACAAAATACAGTTCTCCTTTTTGATATGCTTGGTTTGCAGATACAGCAAACATTTGAGAAACGCTTTGCGCCAGTTTTGCAGTACCGCTTGTGACAATATTTGCCACGCCGGTCCCTGATGTTATCGATACTCCGGTTGCAGCTCCAGAACCTTCAGCGATAACAACGCTTGAAGATGCTCCGGTTGTTTCAGAAGATATTCTGAGATCACCACCGACAATGCTCGAAGCCAATCCTGTTAAAGCGTCGATAACTTCAGCAACTTGTTGCCATGTTTCATATCCCTGAAGAACGATTGAACGATCAGATGCTCCCGATCCGTCAACGTTTAAACTGAGAAGATAGGTTCCTGCCGGTAACTGGCAAGGGTCAGTAGCAACGATTCCTGTTGCAAAGTGAATGTTAGCATAACCGCTTGTTGCGTTTGTTCCGGCAACAGCCGTTGCAAAAGCCGTGAAACCTGTGATAGCGGCAAACAGATTACTGGTAGCACCATTTCCAAGAAGAATGGCTGATGTTGCGCCTGTTGTAGAAGATGTTGCTACGAGGTCTCCGCCAACAATTGAGAAGGTTGCTCCTGTGACTTCTGCGTCAAGGAGGGCGATAAGAGCCGTGAATGTTACTGGCGTTGTTGAACTGGTTGTAATACTGCACACTTGCGCAGTTCCACCGTCAACTGCTATTGTAAAGTTGTATGTGGTTTCACCGGCAAGACCTGTATCGCTTGATCCAGATTTTCCGGTTAATCCTAAACCTTGATGTCCTGCTGTTGCCGCAGCTCCGACTGTACCCGAAGGAGTTGTTATCACTTGTCCTGTTCCGAATGCCAGTGCCGCAAGAAGACCATCGGATACTTGAACCCAACTTGTTAATCCTGGAGTCGAAAAGGTTCCGGCATCGAGAATCATGTTGGTGTCAAAATCTGCATTGCGATCAAGAATTGATTTCGGAAGAACTTTGATATGAGCGGAAGCACCTTTCAACAGTGTTTGTATTTCAAACTTTTTATCTGAACTGACATACGCTTGTGCCAGAGCAGTAATGCTGTTCTTGATTTCGTTGATTACTGATTCCGCTGAAGAGTTCGCTGAAGACGACATCAACGGCGAAGTTGAAGATGCGCTTGGGAATACAACAGGGAAGTTGGTAATTTTAAGAACTGAACTTGAACCACGCTCGTTGCTGTTGATGGATATTTTATTTGTGCCAACTTTGCGAATTATCCTGGTAACATCTCCACCACCAATGATGTTTGTCTTGATAGCGTAGATTATACGATCTACATAGTTGACCAAGTTGTCAAGAGCCTTTCCGCCAAAGTGAGAGTCATCAAACTTTGAAACACCTACAAGTTTGCACAGAATATCGCTTGAACTGTTGATTATGTATTGGTAAGAAATTCCATCAACATAAAATTCAATGTAGTCTCCAACATTGAAATTGACGGCCAATGGGTCAGTAAGGCTCGTTGGAAGTTCTCCGCTTTCAAGAGCTGCGCAACGTGGACTCATTGTGATGCTCACTACCGAATCTGGTTCGGCGTTGATCTGGCATTTAAAGAGATTACATGTTTCGGCAACCTTGAGTGATTTACCTTGAACGTTTTTTTGTCCGGTAAAGATGGCGGCCTTGGACGCTTTGGTTATTTTCAGACTTGATTTTTGTTCGGTTCCATCGGCAACACGAGTGAAATAGCAGGAAGGAACTACGCCGATAACAGAAGCGGCAACCATTCCAGAGTAATCTTTGCTCAGTGTGTCTCGGTTGATTTCTGAACCGAAGTAATTTTTAAAGCTGTTAATTACTTGGGTAGGGATTCCAATTGGACCCCAATTGGCAACACCGACCAGGGCAACTTTCGTTCCAGAAAGATTGCTTACCAGATTTTCAACTTCGGTGCGTTCTTCGTATTTAAAACCTTTACCAAGTATATCGTTTACTGTTTCGGCCATTGTATGTTTTCCTCCAGTTATATTTCTTCGATGTTAATAAGATGTTTGGATTGATATTCTTTTAGAGCGTATGGCAGTTCTTCAAATTGCCTGGTGATTGAGCCACCTTTTTTTGGTATGACCAATGTTTCCATTTCGCTTATCGGAACTGGCAAAGCTACATATACTTTGCTTGATATTTTGTATGTTTTCATTATCTACCTCGAACCTTTTCTTTTCTATATATTCAATATGAAGATGAAAAATTTCTAAAAAATTAAGGACCTACGACATTTTCCGAAAAATCAACTTCTGATACGGTTTGCCATTTAGTACCGTCATATACAACCATATCATTGGAAACATCGAACCTGGTAATAACCGGAACACGATATACATTATAAGGTACTATCGCATGAGCCGTTAATTGGAATGTGGTTTTGACAGCATCCCTTGTTTCTTTCATTTCCTGTCCTTCGATGTTGGATTCGTCGGCAAACTCGTCAGAAAGTTTCAGGGGCATTAATAAATAGTTCGAACGTACTTTCGGATCAGGAAAATACACAAGCGACAATTCTCCCATAGGAAACGATTGAAAGATTTTATGCATTATAAAATCTCTTTCTCGGTTGTCGTTTGTCCAAAGATTAAAAGAGAATGTGACATCAAAGTGTGCAGGATTTCTCATGATGGCCACTGTGTTATCTACTGGATCATATGATTCGTCATCCCATAAATAAACGGCAGTCTTTTCTCTGGTGAGATCACGTTTTGTTCCGGCAATAAAAAAGTTCATCATTGGAAGAACTATTTTATTGTTGAATTTGGTATACATGTATCTGAAGGCGGCACGAGGAGTACCATACCAAACTTGCAATGTTGATGCCTTGGCTGTTGAATCCCAAATTATATTATTGTTGAAACGTGTTTCAAAGAACTTGCTGATCTCTAAAACATATATTCCAAACAAGTAATATGGCAAAAGTTGTGTGGTACTCATTTTATTTTTGCGCCCTTTATCGAAAGAACGAATCGTGTATCGGCATTGGATGGGTCAATATAATATTTCCCCATTTCTTGTTGAGTCTGTCCTTCTTCCGTTGTTGGAGTGGATTGTTTTTGAGCCTTGCCGAAGATGTACTCCAATATATCCGATCTTATATGAAGTCCAGTTCCATGCCATGAAGCGGTCAAAGCATCTTTGTCCATTCTGTTTACTCCGCCCATTTCCACATGTAGAATGTTTTTATTTTGGGCTTTTGATCTTTTAAATGTTATCTGAGTTGAAACAGATGAAACAACAGGTGCTTCGTTTTTATCTTCTGAAAGAACAGTTACTTTTTCGATTTCGGTCTTGTTAGTCTGATAAACATCATTGATATAATTTTCAACTTTATCCAAAGCCGCATCACAGCACTCTTGGATAAACTGTTCTTTGAATTTTTTTAAGTTTTTAATATTACTATCATGACGTTCAGACATAATTTATAAACGGTTTACATCAATCTCGAATCGAGCAAAAGTATTGATGATTTGATTATACGTGTTCCTGAGTTTGTTCGCCAGGTCTTTGATTTCATTGACATCGCCCGATTTTAAAATCGAGTTTATCAAGTCTTCGCCGTTATCCACAAATGTTTTAAAATCTGAAAATTGCTTGAGGACTGATTGTTTTATGGCATCATGGTTCTGTTTGGGAACTTCGACACCATATTCAGGATTGTCCTCAAAAAACCTGAGATCAAATGGCCTGACAAAATATTCGTCGTACTTACGTTTCATCAAAATTATTCCTTCGGAGGTTCTTCACCGAGATCGATTTCCATCCCGCCCTTTTCTTCTTTGGGTTCCTTTTCTTCTTTCTCTTTCTTTTTTGGTTTCTTTTCTTTTCCTTCTTCGCCGCCTTCTTCCTCTTTTTCACCTTTCTCGAATTTGTAACCGTTTACGATGTCGAGAATTTGGTTCATGTATTCGGAAAATTCGTCGTCGTTTTCAACGCTGTCTTGCAGAACGTCGATAACAGAAGAAATCAATTCAACCTTCGCTTTGTTGTCCAGAGATTGAAGATCGAGTTTTGCCAGGACATCATCAGCCTTGTCTTGAGAGTCTTTGCCAGATTCGTCTTCTTTTTCCGGTTTCGTTTCAGGAGGTTCAGGGAGTTTCGTTTCAGGAAATTTACCTTCGCCCTTGTCTTCTTTCTTGTCGTCTTCGAAATAGACTTGAGCAAAACGGCTCCTCTTGCCTTCAAGAACATCGTTAAAAGCTGCGATTATCTTGTCTTTTTGAATCTTCATATTGTATAATTCTCCTTGTGATTATTTTGCTATGCTATATATTACGTTATGCTTGTTTATTGTGAGAAAAAAATTCATTCTTAAATAACTTCTTACGATCTAAATTTTCTAAAGTTTCCTTTGTTAAAGGATTTTGTGATATATACGTTTTGCCTTCAACGACTTCAGGACCATTGGACAACGTGGTTAACTTGTTGAAATTGATATTGAAATCTCCACCTATATACTTGGGGCATCCTTCCAGAGTTTTAAAATTGTTTCTGGATACTATGAGGTCTCCGGTTACCTTGGAGGGGAATCCCTCCCACGATGATAAGCCAACTCCGTTACAATACATTGGACCGGCAACGCTGGCTATTTTAAAAGGCAACTTTCTGAATTTCTTTACGATCGGTCCAAAGGTTATTCCACCTTCAATGACCACTTCCAAATTTGAATTGATGGTATAGTTTCCTATTCCTAAATAGTCGTTGTTTTGCATATACTCAATTATGTTTCTCAATTCTTCCGCATTAGAATATTGCCAACGCCGTGCTTCCAATTCTTTTTGTTGGCGAAGAATCATTGTATGTTTCTCCCGCATTATGCTTCTTACGTTTTCATAATGTTCAATGAACCAACTATATGGGATACGAGTTTCCTTTGCCACTTTATATTGTGTGATACCTTTGTCGTTGGCATCATAATAATTTATTGGATCACCACTACCAGGTTGAATTCGTTTTCCGACTGCGACTGCTATGAGTCTCAATTCTGGATTTTTACTTTCTGGATTATGTATATAGAAAAAGGCTCGTCCTTGCCTGTTGGTATAACTGTTCCAATGAGTAGCGTTGTTCTCCATTGTGGTACACCACTTAGAACCACGGCCAAGCGCACAAGATGCTTTGTGATGTAACGGCGCAAAAATTCTCAGGCCAGCCGGTGCGTCTTCTGGAGGGTCGAATTCAAGATAGTCAGTCCCTTCCACCAGGCCAGTCACACCTTTTCGAATTTGTTTTTTGACATCCTTTTTACTTTCTTCTTTAAGAATGGCCAAGGCATCTTCGGCTTTTAATTCTTTATCCTGCCAATTTATTTTACTGGCTTTCTGAGGATATTTATCAACGAGTTCTTGGACTTCTTGTTTTTGCTCATCAGTCCAAGGCATACGTTTGATGATAGCTTCTTTTGCTTCTGTATAAAGATATTCAAGATAGATATTAAACATGATGACCTCACAGGTAGTCTATAAAACTTGTGATTTCGTCAGGCACTTCTTGCATTGGTGTTTGTTCCGCATAGAGATGCCAATTGATATATTGCATATTGAACATATCAAACGGGACAAGTGAACTCAGAGTATAAAAAACATTGCGGTATTTCTGTTCGCTTATTATATAACTAATACGAAAAATATCTCCAGGTTGAGGATCACAAAAATTTCTTTGAAGAAAATCATCAACATTGATAACACCTGTGATTTCTTCTATTTGTTCTATACCGAGTCGTGTTAACTCTATCATGATTGGATTAATTTCAAGATAGAGATATATTCTGTTTGGTTTTTTGAATTTGAATTTTCTATCTCCGCTTCCACGTTCTCCATATACTTGATCGAGTTCATCTTGAGAGGCGTTGGTAGTGGCTCTATTTAAACTCCACCACATGCACAACGGAGATTGTGCTTCAATGAATTCAGAAGTCAATGAGCTGCACAAAGCATACTCAGGGTTTTTTGGTTCGAAAACTTTAACTGTGTTTGGTCTGCGGTACATTGTTATACCTTCAACTTATCGCCAATACTTTTTACTGCGCCGACAATCTTCCTGGCACGGCGAAGTTCAGGAGAGGCGTTGGCGTTAAAAGCAGTTTCAATCATCTTCTGTAAATCTTGAGTTGTGATAGATTGAAGGTTGGCTGTAATTTCGGATTCAAGATTGTTGAGGAGTTCAGGAGATTTCAATTTTGCCTGGACACCTTTATCTTTTAACTTCTCTGGATTGAAAATACGATCATCAAAATTATTAAGTATCTGATCGAAGTTAAAACCTTTTAACAGTGATTGTAAAGAACCGGTGTTACTCTTGTTAACAATGAACTGCATGATCTTTTGAAATGCCTGGGGATCGTTGTATTTTGTAAAGTCGGCTGAAAATCCACTGAACTGTTTAATCCATTGAGCAGCGGAACCGGCAATGCTATCAACGGTCTTGTGTATTCCAGAAAGCAATCCTTCTTCATAAGATACTTCCTCAAGCATACCGGCCATTGCGGACTTGGTAACTTTCTGAAGAGATTTCAAAGAAACTGCCATCAGTCCAACAAAAGTCATTATGACTGCTTGGCGCATGGCTTCAGTTTGAGATGGCTGAAACACTCCCGGCTTATATGTTTGCGCCTGAGTATCTTCCGGGGCCTGGGTGTCTGGTGCTTTGGGAGGTTCAGGTTTTTGCTCCATTGGCTTTTGTGGTTCAGGAGTTTTTTGAGATGTCACGTTTTGCTTTATGGCATTTGGTGTCATTCGAGGAATTTGCGTATTAACTTTACCACTGGAAGCAACTGGCTGATTGCTCGGCTTAAACGGGATATTTTTTTGATTAGCTTCGATATATAATTGGTAGATTTCTTCCTTGTCATAATGTCTCCTGTTATTATTTGTCTTAAAGGCTATAGCATCAATAATCCCATCAACCTCTTCGTTTTGTCCAACGCCGATTTGTTGTGACGGTGGATTGATACGCTGATATTTTTTGAATACATTGTTTGCAGCTTCTTGAAGTTTTTGATTTAATGACGCACTTGATTTCGCAAAAGCGTTGTGCATCGTATTCATAATATCTTCGAGAACTCCTGCCTCACCTAACATTTGGAAAACGTTATATGGCGTTGACGTGGCATGAGTCGCATCGCCTGTTTGAAATGATTCAAATTTTTTCGCTTGGGGAAAGTGATCAACAAATAATCCAAAAATGTTTTGCTGATCTTCTGGTTTGTCAATGCCGTTATTTTTTATTTGAGCCTTATACAGATTAGCAGCTTCGTCTCCATGTGACATTATAAATTTACTCATGAATGATTTGAACGTGGCTTCGGTTGTTAGGTTGGATGCCATTAAAGATATTATATGCTTATATGCTTCGTCCAGGTATTTTTGTTTAACCTCTGGCACTGTTTCTGCATCTACAATATCTTTTATTCCATATTGATCTGTCTGAAACATAAAGGCGGCTATTTTGTTTTGCAAAGACGTATTATCATCATTGAGTTTTATGCTGTAAATTTTTTCATACGGAACGGGTTTAGAGTCTTTTGTTGAACCTATTCCTTCTCCTTGTTTTAAAAGATCAAGCAATGCCTTATCAGCAAGACGAACTCCTCTTTTTCCACCGGCTCCTGCTTTAAATGCTTTTTGAGTTTCCGGTCTATTATACCACCTGGCAACGCCGGAAGTCATATAACTGAAAAGCACTGCCTGTGTTGAGAATTCAGCCGACAGAGCAATAACATGTTTTGCCGTCTCTGGAATTTCGGGTGTTGGTTGTTGAGTATCCGCTGGCTTATCTTGAGTCTGTGCTTCTTTCTTTGCCGGTTGCTTTGGAGTCGGAGCTTCTTTTGGAGTAGTAGTTTTTGTTTCCGGTTTAACAGGTTTATTTGGAGTTGGTTGTTTTTTATCAGCCTCAAAAAATTCTTTGGCAGGATTTCCATCGAACAACAAATCTATACATTGCTCGAATGTTTTTGATTTCGCTTCGAGTTCTTCTTTGTATGATGTAAAATCTTTGTGCTTCTTGAGTGTGTCTTCGAGAATGTCCAGATAAAATTTTTCCAGCATAGTTATTCCTTTTAATGTTGCATTATTGGAAGCGGTCTTTGCATACCATACAGTTGTGTTTCAAGTTTTTCAATTTCTTCTTTGGCTTCTGATTTAAGAGATTCACCATCGGCTGCCAAGTTATTACCGGCAGAGTTCACACCGCTGAATTTACTTCTGACTGTACCGAGCATCATCTTTGCTCTGGCCAATGCATACTTTTTAATCCAGATTTGTTCTTCGGCTTCATCTTCAGTGAGTTGGCCTTTTGTTAAAATGCCAACATAATCAAATGCCTGGTTGATCGGAAAGAGATGTATTTGGTTATTAACAACCTCCCACATCTTTTCAATACCAACAATTTTTTTGATGTCTTCCAGTCTTTGTAAATATGCGTAATACACTGGAAGGTTGAATTGAGTAAAAATGTTTAATATGCCTTGCTGATTAAAAATTGGAATAACCGATCCTTCAAATTCTCCAACGAATCCACCGGCTGCAATACCGGAGCCGAGGCTGTCAAAGAAAGTTGCAGGAAAAATAATATCTACGATAAGTTCTTTATTAATTCCGTTGGGTATAGGAAATGGATTGGATGTTACATTTACAGATACCATATTATAATCGACAGTTGCGTATCGATGATACATTGTAAGCGCATCGATAATTGCTGTTAAAAGATGCTGTTCTGTTAGTTCTACCCTTACCAAAGGGTAACCCAAGTTTAACAGTATATAGTTTTTTAAAACTGTATACTTGTTATCGTAAAAAGAATCATTAGCATCTTGGTTTATATAGTATGCCATAATTATTTTTTATCCTATTTTTTTGCTTCTTCTGTTTTTTGTTCTTTGATTGTTTGTAAAAGTTTATTTGCCTGATCTCCATACACTTGGTCAACTTGCTTGGTTGGATCATTTACTTTTTCGGCTGCGTATACTTCATCTCGTTTTACTGCTGACAACTCACGATATGATGCGTGTCCTCGTTTAGATACAAAATTTAAAAGAACATCATTGATTCTTTCTTGGACGGAAATAAAATTGTTAACTTTGGAAGTCAGTTCTTCCAGTTGCTTTGACTCTGGCCTGGAGGCTTCAAGTTTATCCATGCGATATTTTGTTGTGCTGTTGTTCCCAATAACATAAACTAAAGCTACGATAATTGGAATAAGCGTTACCAAGTTATTGTTGAGAATCGTTTTTAAAAGGGATGATGGTTTAGGCATGTATCTACCTCAAAAATGTACTGTAATTATATTTAAAGGAAAGAAATAAAAGTTAGCAAAAAAACGATTATAAGATGCTATTTTGGTCTATAGTTTTGTAAGGAATTTTTTGCACGAATTTTTTAGAAAAAAAGTTGACAAATTATCATACTTATTGTACCTTGATTTCAGATGATAAGGAGGATGTCACATGGCAAGATTCTATGCTTCTATTCAAGGAAACCGTGGAGAAGCCACCAGAATGGGAACTCCCTCTTCCGGCCTTACCGGACATATCCGTGGATGGCACATTGGCGTTCGTGCTGAATGCTCCGTTGATGAAAACGGAGATGATGTAATCCATGTCTACCGCACCAGTGGCTCTTCTGGCCACAACCCTTCCGAGTTGATAGCTGTTCTCCATGAAAACAAAGACCAATCATAATGATTGGCTTTGGTGAAATAACTTATAAGGAGAATATCATGACAGCGAAAGAAATATGGAAGAAAGCAAGTGACAAAGTTCTTTCTGAAAAGACATCACTTTTTCTGATCGGCCTGTGGGAAAGATGGCAGGACGAACAGGAATATGAAGACTTTAAAGATTATGAAGCTGTAATCAAGAAGCACTTTTCGGAATACAAACTTTCGAAATTTAAAAAGCGTCCGATTTCTTTTATGATCGACATTATACCGACTGTCAAAATGAAAGTCATTGTCTCTCGTGAAAGGGGCTACATTGGCGTATCGACTAAATGCATCAGGGAGGCATAGTCATGGGATATAAAGAAGAATTTCCAGATTACGTTCTCGATGTTCAAATACCTGAAGGCTTTGAGGATTGTTCATGGCACAACGATGTATGTCCTCACTGGGAAAAAATTCTCAACAAGCAAACCGGCGAACGTCTGGAGTTGTGGATTGATTACAAGGAAGTGGAAAAACGTGAATGCCACTGGAGAGATGATCACGACGAGGAAGCAAGATTTATCATCATGCATTTTGCCTCTGAGGATAAAGTGTGCGATGATTTTGATCGCATAAAGATCGGCAATGATTATCAGCAAGTCCTTTTGCACTTCGGGATAGAGATATGAAGCGAACCATCGGCAATATAGTCTGGATTAAAGATGATAATTTTTCTGGCCATTCTCATTGGCATTCAGAAGATAAATTACTTCATATATATTGGACGTGCTTATCCAGATTAGGGCGATGGGAATTATATGTATATGATTACAATCACAAACAGACCTCATGCATAGGAGAGTATGAAACGTTTACCATTGCATGTAATGAGGCAAAAAAAGCATTTGAAGAGTATATAAATGATTGCAGGGAAAGCGCACAAACATTGGAAAATATTTTTTACAATAGGAAAGCGTTATGAATCAAGATCAAGAGAAAGAAACAAAATTTATAAGAGAGGCTGTTCGATTGTGTTTTGAAAACAACGTTGATCCATGCGATTTAAACGTTGCTTTATTTTTCCGACAGCAATTTCTTATAGGCAACACGCCCGAAATGGCTGTCAAGTTGTATAAACAGCAACTTGATTGCGATCAAACACGCACAGTACACTAAGGGAGGAAACTGATGATGAACATTATAAAACCTGAACCGAGCGTCACTCTTTCTCACACTGGATATATTCTTCGTGGAGAAGTCCTTGTGGAATTATGGGATGGCAGTCATGGCCATCATAAAATGAGCGAAACGTGGCTCAAGAAGGATTTTGAAATTTCCAAGGACAATCTGAAGCCCTATATCAATGATGGAGGCTTTGGATGCAAACTAATTCTTAACTGCGAAATGAATGTACGTGCTGAATACGGAAGCATGTACGAACGTTCTCTCATCGATTATTATTATGATGTCAGTGAATGCATCGACGGCAAGAGAGGAATATAATGGCAGTTATTTTAAAACGAGTCTGCTACGGAAAAAAGGATGTTCCTATGGAGAAACGGGAATATCGTATGCTTGGTGATAAAACTCCGGTTGGATGTATTGCCGAGATTATAACATATATCATGAAACCTTTGAATGTTAAAAAGGCTTTGCTTGATGATATAGATGGTCGGTATATTCTTAATGATGATGGGACGATAGAAAAATGAAACAACAAATGTTTAAAATACATTATGAGAATATGACGGCAATGTACGATACCATGCTTCAAGGTATGAAGTTCAAATACCTTGATCATGAGTTGCCGTTTCCGTCTCTGGAAATGATCTTTGATGAATTAATCAAGGCCAATACCGATACTCCTTCTGATACCATATGCCATAATTTAACCAATACCATCTTCGAAACTTTAATGAAAAAAACTACGGAAGAGATTATCAATAAGTCCGTAGAGAAGAGAATATTCCTGTCGTTTTATAATGACATATTCACTGGCTATATGTTTCGGAAGAGTTATCAGAAAGTGTATCGCTTATCGCCCCAACTGATTAACCTGTTGGCAGATACAGAATTAAAGTCTGTTCCTGCTGACTATGTTAATCTTCCGTTTCCCTGTATCTACTTATCCATTCCTTCTGAGGTCAAATTGCTTGACCCTGAGAAAAACGAAATAGAAGGAATATATGTTATCCTCAACGACAGGAAGGACAATTCGATTATCAGCAAATATGATTCTGAGTTCGTTGAGTACGCCAAGAATCCGCTTAACGATTTCAGATCGTTGTTTTTATTTATCGTGCTTCGTGGAATGCCGTATAATTATTATTGGCATTTGTATATAAAACCTGGGCAAGATGTTCTGGAAGTGGCCAACACGTTCTTAGAGAAATTTTTTGTTCCTTCAAGGCTGCAAGAGAAAGCCTACGAAATGAACATTGCGCCGGAGAAAATTCTTACAATGACTATCCCTCAAAACACTGAGGACGATGAGAGGACATTCTTTAAAGAAATTTTCTTCCTTACTATGAATGCTGTAATGTACATCACTTCGAAGAATCAAGAATTTCCTCTTGTCAAGGGAGATGCCAAGGATACTTCTAAAGTTAAAAACAAAAAGAAGATACGTAAAGTGCTCAAGCGCAGTGGAATATCATATTACAAAGTAGGATATGATATTGTTATCGATAAGGCGTATCAACAGTTCATTGACCTTCGTGACGCAGACAGACAGCACCGTCACAAGATAACAACACAGTTTGTTGTGAGCGGACACTGGAGAATGCAAGCATACGGCAAGCAGTGGTCTGAGCACCGCAAGATATGGATTATGCCGTTCCTTAAAGGAAAGGAATTTGCAGATTTTGTAAGTCACAACTATAAAGTCCAATAGGGGCATATGATGAAATTGACCAAGGCTGAATTAAAAAGAATAGAGCAACTGCGATATAAAATAATTCTCCTGCATGATTATTTAGAAAAAAGACATGAGGGAGATGATTATTTATTAAACAACGTCATAGGCGCATCAATGTGCTTGCAAGATGCAGTGACGGAACATGATATTTATCATGGAGAGAAACATGAATAAAAAACAGTATTCTTTTAACAATCTTTCGGGATGCGTTTTACAGCGCAAGAACAGAATCACAGGGACGACCATATCGGTATATAATAATACCCAAGCAGACCTGGACGATGAAAATCCTTGGTCAACAGTCTGCGAGGAGCATCATACCATATGTTCTCATTCGTCTCTTCGTCTGGCCATCCTTCACACGACTATGCCGGAATGGTGTGAAGAATGCATGAAGAAATTAGAACAGGAGCATAAACATGCAAGTTAAAACAATCAGGCAGGGTGATCTCACGGCTGAATGTTGGAACGTTCAGTTCATGGGTCTTCAAGGGTGCAATGGCTGTCCTCATTTAAACACAGACCGTTGTGGCGGAGAAAAGATACGCACGACCGGGAAGAACGAGAAGGGTCTTGATGTTCCTCTCAAGGATGTTACCAATGACAAATCTTAAAGAGTTGCGTTTACAACATCAATCTGCAACGGAATGTCATGCGTATTGCGGTAACATCAGAGTGTGTACCATAGTTAAACTTTCCTTATCAGGGATAGATGTTGTTATTTGGAAAATTAAATATCATTTACCGAATATAAAAACAAAGCACAGTTATTCAATAAATGAAGCCAAAAATATAATTCAAAATGATATTTATGATTTTGTGTGCAATTTTTTGCACGAATTTTAATACAATGAGTTGACAAATTATCATACTATTGATATATTAAAGGTAACACACTAAAGGAGAAAAGTGATGATAAAATGGTATGAAAGACTCTTGATTAAAATGGGATTTCGTGAATCAGTTCAGGATGAATGCAAGCGTGTGTATATCCGGCATATTTTCAAGGGATGGCACATCGGCCTTGCGATTGGGCGTTCACGGAAGGAAAAGAAGGCTCTTAAACAAAAACTCGATGTCCGATACGGAGGATTTCCGCTATGACGGAAAAAGTAAAACGGCTTTCTATTAGTAATTTTAATCAGGCTGAGATGATCATTGATGTTCTGAAAGATTACTACACCAGAAACATTCTGGAGAAAGCCCACAAAAACGGAGGAATGGAATCTCTTGCGGAGCACCTTGGATACAGCAAAAAATACATGTACCAAGTTGTTCACCGGCAATCGTTTGATTCGCTCCGTGCTATAAACTACATCATGAACGAAAAAGGGATTTAAGCATAAAAAAAGGGGGTCGCCAAGCGACCCCCTTTCTGCGTCTCAAAGAGTCTATCACTTACCTGAAAAGAACAGGCATGTTCGCTATCGTCAGACGAGCGTACTGATATTCGCCCATGAGGATCAGATTCTTTGGCATACCGTTGTTTCCACGATCTTGGAAAGTTTTGCCGTACCTGGTGTAGTACAGTTTCTTTGGGTTACCAGTCATCGGATCAAGCAGAGTCGGCGTTGCTGTGATAGGAAGATATGGGCAATACACATATCCGCTATCTATAGCCGAATTGCCTTTGTAGCCGATCAGCAGTTCGTTCTTCGGGTACTGTGGGTCTTGGTAGAACTTTATCTTTCCACCGAGGGAACCAGCATACGACAGGTCACGTCCGTTATAAGTAACGCCGGAACCGACGAAGCCAGGAACACGGTCAAGGAAAGACAGAGTGGAAGGGTTACCAACCACGAAGTTACCATATCCACGCCTTCCCAAAATCCAGATTTCAGCGCACACTTTCTCGATTGCATCGAGGAGAGCGATCTGCGCATCGTTCCAGTTAGCGTTTACCGATACTTGTCCGGCAACTCCTGGATTTCCGGCAGGGAGAAGGTTGTAGTCGAGGGTCTTGGTAATGGCCGCAAGGAGTCTGAGGTCGCTTACAATTTCACGGTTTATTTCAGCCATGAGTTCTTGCTTCATCATATCCATGATAGCCGATTCCAGGTCGATGCCATGCAACTTCTTGAGGTCGTATGCGCTATCCAGCGTATAGTTACCTCTTAATTGCCTACGGATCAGATCGACGTAATCTTGGGTGATTTCGAAAGTCATTTCAGGAATGCTTCCTTCGTCTTCAGCCTTGTATTCGTAATCTATGATCGCAGAAGCAACAGATGTTCCGCCGACTGTAAGATCAGTCAGAGATGCGGCCGTTGCACCGTTGGTATCATAAGCCTGGATTTGTTTGTTCCCGGTTGTTCCATTGAGTTCGAGCTTCATGTTCTGGTTTGCACCGAACGCAGCCGAAGGAGTACCGGTAATAGGAAAAGTTCCGTTCGAGTTAAGGTCGCCAGCAAAAGCAACAACTGTCAGAACGTTTCCAGAGGCATCAAAGCAACGGACATACATCGTTCCTGTGAACAGGAGTGGACGCAGACCTTTTGCGTTGATTTTATTCGCCCAAACGAGAGTGGTTGGATCGTCACCGCTGACCGTCCATGCTTCGTTGCGAATTTGTTGAGATGTGTAGTACGGATCGATACCAACAGGGTACTGAGCCGGAATGGGGCTTACCCACATTTCTTCTTTGGCAGCGGTCGCACCTTTATGGTCAGACTTGTACCAACGGAGTGTAAAGATCGGGGAACGAGGGGTCGGCATTGCCTGGACACCGCAGAGTTCGAGACCGATGAGTTGTGGGATAGCACGAGCGAGAAGGCCGAGCAGAGCAAGGTTCACGCCGGTAAATGCGCTGGTTTGAATCTGGTCTTCTGCTATCAGTTGAGGAGTTTCCTCAAGGTGCTCAAGATAGTTCTCAAGTATGATAGCCGTTGTCCTGGCGGTATGTTCATCGGAAATGTTATTCACTTCCAGAGCTTTGTGCCATTTTTGTACCAACGCTTCTTCGAGTTTTTTACGCTCTTCGTAAGCTTCGTTATAAAACATGTTATAATTCCTCCATATCCTTTTTTAAATGGATTATTTTTTCTTTTCAAAAATCTTATCTATGATAGATGCTTCACTCTCAGTGAACGCATTAATCTCATTCTCTTCTTTCTCCATCTTTCTTATCAATGTTTCATATCCAACAGAAGGAGCCGGTTTTTCTTCTGGAGTAGCGGTTTTATCGGCTTCTTCAGTAATAGGCTTAGTTTCTGGAGCAGTTGGAGCCGGTGTGGTTTCTTTCTTCCTGGAGAACTTGTTTCCAATGTCAGGTTTCTTTTCTTCGTTCACCGGTTTAACAGCAGAGCCTTTAATCTTTGTTTCGAGCACTTCACAGATGGAGTTAAAGCGTTCGATTACTTCTTCTTCGGTGTTTCCACCACTTATAAAATTCTTAACTGTTTCGACATATTCTTTCGGAATATCTTTCAACAGAACATTGATAGCGTTTTCTTTGGAGAGTTTCTTGTTGTCTTGTTCGACTTTTTCTTTTTCTTCGTTCATTGCTTTCATTTTGGCGATAAGATCGTTGGAACTGTCATCAATAAGCGGAATGGCAAGTTCTTTGAGTTTTTCGATTGTCTTGTATTCCTTGCTTTCCATGAATTCAGTTTTAACACGATCAGAAATTTCGCTGTAGACTTCCTGAAGGGCTTGCGTCATGTTCTCGGTATATTCTTTTTGAAGGTCTTCTACGCCGAGATTGAAAGCGGCTTCAGCATCCTCTTCGTATTTTTCAAAAGCAGCTTCGCAATCTTCTTCGAACTTTTCGAAGGCAGCTTCGCAATGTTCTTCGTATTTTTCAAAAGCCTTTTCAGCATCTTCTCGGAGGATATATTTTTCAGGATCGATTCCACTCTCACCTTTGGATTCCTCCAAGTATTTTGTTTCGATTTCTTTGGTTTTCTTATCAACCCATTCGGTAAAAAACTTATCAAGAGCCTTGATTTGATCTTCGCTCAGTTGAACGTTTTCTAATATTTTGAGAAAATCCATTATAATTGCCTCCGAAATTCTATAAGTATATTTTGGTGTAGTCTAAAAAAGTTATAAAAAAAATTTTGTACGTATTTATTTCATTCCGTGTTTGTTGTTAAAATCGACCATGACATCCCAAAGAGTGCGGACGTATTTGGTAGCCTGTTCCATTAAATAAACCTCTTCTTGGATGGCTTGTTCAAGAATTGCATTGTGCGTAGAAGGGTCAGTTACGAAATCGTAACAAACCATATTATAACTTTCCGGTACATACATGAATCCATTTTGATGTACTGGATCGCCGCCTACTCCACGAGACGATACAGCCGGTTTGAATTTCCTTCTAACCATAGAAGCAAGTTTATCACCTGTTCCACCGTCACCGGTTAAAACCTCCGCCTTACCATAGACAACGCCATTGTTCATTTCCAACACTTTGGTAAGGGCGCAAGCGTTCTCCAGACCAATACGTTTTATTTGTTGAAGTTGTAATTGTGGAGGATCGTTTGGATTGGGCATCGGATGGTCCATTCCCATTGGGTGACCATTCCTGCGCCTGATCGATTCTTGCAATTTGGCTGTTTCACGAGATAAGAGCGTTTCCGTATAAATACGATTGTTTTTATTAGGCTTGCTTGCTCTTTGGAATTCTCCTTCCAGGATTATTTGAAGATACGGTTTGCCATTTATTTCGATATTGGCTTCAGTGTAACCAAACGATTCTGATACCCAAGCCTCTGATATATACGGTCTATAAACAATTGTGTCCATTATTCTTCCTCTTTGTGTTCAAGTTTTTCATCGCCATTGGCAATTTTCGGTATGATCTCTTGAAGAATTTTTATGACCTTCTTAGGAATATCAGTATCAGCCGTAACCAACTCATCGTTGATATAAATAAATCCGTGGAGTATATCAACATCGATCTTATCATCCCCAATGGTAAACGTCTTGAAGTGCTTTTCCTTTTTTTCAGGCTCTTCATTCTGTTCTTCTTCTTTATACCACTTTAAACCTTTTGCGGCTCTCTGAATTTGTTCATCTGTGTATTTGAGTTTCATGAGATTCCTGTTATTTCATATTAAGATTTGGAGCGGAATAATCGGCCATACCTTGCGCATTTCCTTGTTTTTGTTGCTCTCTGTCTTTAAACGACAGTTGCTTCTCGGCATCGTCATACTCGGCTTTGTGATCTTTTGCGAATCTCTTATTGAACTCTGTGATCATCTCAGCGATGAGATGATCGTTGACTTGTTGCGAGTTGTACATGTATTCCAACTGCATTTTGCAGTTCGACATAAACATCATGTCTTCGTCGTTGTAATCTCCAACCCTGGAGAACGCTTCGTTGACTTCATTCATCATCATCTTAACATCTTCAGGAGAGAATATTCCCATTTTAAACCTGAAGAAACGAGGACGGTATTTATTGTCCGCTGCGAGGTTGTAAACAACCGGAGCCTTTGCGCCATCAACCGGAGCCAGAGCGTTTTCAAAGATTCCAATGAGTTTCGTTGAAAGGTCTTTGATGTTCAGGTTTTCGTTTATTTGTTTGAGGTCTACCAGGGCTTTCGTAATACCAACTTTAAGGTTCTTAGTCACATCAACCTTTTTGAAAAACTCATCAGCGATTTCACTGCTTTCAAAGAGGGCAGAGACTTCTTCTTTGAAATCATGATATTTTGTAGCATTCGCTTTGAACGCTTCGTGCATTTCGCTCATTTGCTGAAGAGATTTTTTGATTTCGGAATTCTCTACAAATTCACCTGGTATCAGGTCGTTTTCTTCGTTGAACATTTTAAATGTGGATTCGAATTCTTTAACTTCTTCTTCGTATTTCTTCATCTGAGTTTCAAACTTTTTGTAGAATTCAGATTTAGGTTCTTCTTCAGCCGGTTTCAGTTGGCTATCGAGTTCTTCATTCAGGACTTTTTCATCGAGCATTGGCAGGGTCCGGATAATCTCTTTCAGGTTTGCAACTGCCACATCCAGGTTTTCTTCAGCAAAAATTCCTTTGATGCCGTTGCTGAGATTTGAAATGTTCTGTTTGACTTCATCAAGAGGAGTTACAATTTCATTTTTTTCAGAAATTTGTTTCGCTTCTTTTGTATTAAACGAAAATACACCATCGGCTTCGGTATATCCTATTTCGTAAATAGCGTCAGTTTTTTCGTTCTGAATCAGGAGTTTGTTTCCTTCCATGATTGAGAAAAATTTAACATTAGCATACGCCTCGACAGCGTTCTTTATTTTTTGAATGGTTTCAAAATTCATCTTTGATCTCCTGAAATATTATTTCTGTTTATTGGAATTGTAATTGGAAGCTTAATGATACACCGCCTCCATACAGTCCTGTGTTGATTACGCTTTGAAAATACGTACCGCCTATACCGAATCCAAAATATCCCCATTTATGCATGTACGTTAATGTTCCACCAGGCATAATAAAAAGATTGTTGCTTGCTTTTACGTATGCTAAATATATTCCTGGCTGAAACTGAAGTATATGTCTTGGATTTGGGCAGAACATATTGATCTTATAATACCGAGTAGTTTCTTTGCATTTATCTTTTCCGGTAATTTCAAGATCATCTTTTTTGAGTTTGACATCCATATCAATCACATCACCGCATTGTTTTGCTTTTGATATTGGAGTTACTTTATATTTTGTTTTCGGCTTTGGTTTTTCTTTTTCTTCGATGGTTGGTTTCTTTGTTCCCTTGCAGGAAGCCTCACCACGTTTGCAACCGGTAATGTAACCGGCCATGAAAATTCCACCGGCGATTATGACGCTTCCAACAATAATAGAAACGACCTTGCGCCATCCTGTAAAAAAAGATTGAACTTTTTCAACGCTCAATCCAGTGAAGAAATTTCTGATTCCGGTAGTAATAGCCTGTAAATTCTCTTTCGCCGTCATATATGCCTCTCTCTTTATTTCTTGCCTATCAACGATGTTACGTATTCTTTGACCTTGGAAAATATGAAATCGTTAATATCTCCATTCTCTCCAGGTTCCCCGGCCTTGCTCTGGCGTTGGCGATACCATCCAGTAATTAAAGCGGTAAGTCCTATGACCATTGTAAGAAATGTAACTGAAAATCCATATGGCGCAGTTGTAATTGTTGTCTTACCGGCAGCGTCAGTGATTTTCGTAATGGCTATAATCATTGCATTGTGGCATTCAACAAAGGCGACACATCCCACAAGAGCCAAAACATAAATAAGAATAGTGACCGTGATAGATGGTCTCCCCCTGGAATCTGGAAAATACAATTGGCGGAACAGATATTGAATTAAATTTTCGGTTGGTGCTTTCGGAGGAAAGAACCAAAGCGCAATACGCTTCAATCTGTCCTTGCAAGTCTTGGGAGGAGTTTTATCTTCCACGATTGGCGTGGGCATGTCGGCGGGACCTTGTTCATCAGGAGCAAGGGCGTTTTGTCCGACCGGTGCGACATCTTGGACTTCTATTGGTTTTTGATCTTCCATACCTCTATATTTTAAATAGAGGTCGAAAAATGTTATAATTTTTTTGTTTTACAAGCGAACTTTGATAGGATTTTGATTATGAGGGTTTCATCAAAACCAGATGCACGTAGGTATCTATCCGCTGCATCTTCGGTTTTTATTCCAAATTTTATTAAGAGGGAGTATTTTTCTTCAGCGATGTCATCAACATTCATTAAACAATTTTATCAATCGCTTCCTGTGTCATGCCATGTTCTTTAAGAAAGTTCATGATCTCTTCCTTTGAATAATTATGATCCAAAGCAGCTCTTACGAACTCTTTTGCATCCATGCGAACTCGGCTGTACACATCTTCCATTGATAAAGGATTTTGAATTGGTCTGAATCCGGTTTGAATAACATTACCTAACAATTCTCTTTCGAGATAGGCTTTTTTAAGATATTGTTTAAAATGGCTCATGCTGTGCCTTTGATGCTTTTGTGATAGGCATTGATTGCGCCTTTTAATGTGTCTTTAATGGCACAGGCTCGGTGTGTATTGGTTATATATACAATACTACCGTCACTTTTTTTTGATTTCCAAACTGCTGGTGTTTTTTCGCCGTTTGGTCCATGATGCCATATGGCATCTGCTTTCATGACTTCTGACCTTTCTTCATCGGTCAAGGGAATTTTGTTCTTTTTAAGTTTGTCAAAATTTACGCTTTCAAGATAATAATTAAATAGACTCATCTTCTAACTAACTCCTTACTATAATAATCCCATATGGGATGGTCATAATCTTCTTTTGGAATTATATTTTTTCTGATAGTGTCAAGAGCGGAATATGGGGCTTTAAAAGATATTATAGTATTGAAACCTCTATGATATTGTTCTTTTGATTTATTATCAACTTGATGGTGCGCCATTTCCGAGAATACAGCACGACCTCCACGCTTCAATATAACTCCTTTCATAAACATGATTCTCTTTTCCCAGGATTTATGTGAATAACTATCGGCATCCTTTTCTGAACCGCCAACAACATATATAAAATATCTTTTTATTTTTTCAGATGATGCTTGATGAACTGATTCTAAAAATTCTTCATGCAAACCATTTGTATAGTCATAATATGGTTTACCAGAATATTTATTGATGAATGATATATCAGTATAAAGTTTGTATCCTGTTTCTTTGAGAAGATTAAATAATATGGTTTGAAGTTTTCTGAGCATTGATACCGGAGATTTGAAAACAAGTATTGGTATTGCAGAGCCAGGTTGATATTTTTCATAGTGTACATCAATGGCTCCGGCATTTGTAAAGTCGTTGCTTAAAGACATGAGAATCTTCATCCATTGATCTTGATGATGAAAAAGATATGCATTGTGTGAACGTATGCTCCAGGTTTCTAAACGCTCTGGCACATCATGCTTGGCTTCAAAATAATATTGTAATCCGATCATACGCTGATTTGTTCTTTTACTTTTGAGATTATTTCAGGTGTCACTTCCAAATCCCATGTGACAACCTTTTTATTATCGATCCAGAAAAATTCCCCATTCTTCTTCACGAATTTTTCTTATAGCGTTTTGGCTGAAGTAAAAACTATGATGAAAATCTGCGTTCTTGGCTGTCTCATATGTATAAACTTCTTCAATGTATCCATCGAGTAAATTGACTGCGCCGATCCAGAATATTTTTTTATTTCTTTTTAAAATGGCATTACTATGATCACTTGCTTCAAAGTAATGCCCTTGGAATACATTCATACTATTTCCTTTTTAGATATTTCTCCAAAAGGCTTCCGGTTGCATCTTCAGCGTGAACCACTGAACCAAGTTCTTCAGGCTCTTCCTTTGTCTTTTTTGTCGATTTCTTTTGTGGCTTCGGCTTTTCCTCTGTCTCCGGCGCACTTGCCTTTGCTTTTTTGGGAGCAGTTACCTTTGGTTTGAATTCAGACAAAACATCCGATAAGGCTTCGTCCACGAAAGGTTCTGAGTCTCCGCTCCAACCATTACGAGGTTCTGTCAGCCTCAGATCAAAAATGGCCTCAGTACCATAATTTTCGCTTTCCCTGAAGAGAGAATCAAATCCGCTGCTTCCCTCTGCCATGAGAATATAAGGTACAATGCCGTATTGTTTTGTGGTCATAACCGCTGTAAACGATCCATCTTTATTTTGTTTCCAACCAGCACCGGTTACAGATTTAACAATGTCCTTGTAAACTTCATCATTGGCGGCATCTTCAACGGCACGAACAAGAGCGTTCTGAATAGCACGTTTCAGATCAGGCATGTTCTCTTCAATAAATGAGAGAAGAGCGTCCTCGTCATTAAGATCAACTCCTGCCGCTTTTTTACTGGTAGAAGCAATGGCACGAATCTTGTTGTATGATTCTGGCCCAATTTCAGTTTTGAAATCTTCAATATCAGGATGATAATCAATGTATTCAATCCTGTTATCTCCGTCCAGGAAATCCTTAATCCATTTCGATGATACAGCGTCACGGTCACGATTTGTCTGGAAATTCTCAGCCAACGTTTCCAGTGATGTGGTAATGGTAATACTGTTGTCGTCTACTTTTGTTGTGATTCCTTCCAATTTTGCTTTCTTAACTTTCTGCACGAGAAGTTTAAGGAAAGCATTGGCCAGGTTCTCTTTTCCTTCAAAGAACTCAATGAGATTGATCGGGCTGTCATGTTTATCCATGTACTGTCCGCTCTCAAAATGGAATTGATATTTATCATCTGGATTATGTTTGTTGATCAGGATATACAACGGACCTTGTTCGTTGTAATGATTGAAGTAATTGCGTTCTCTACCGGCAGTACACCATTGAGTGTGTTTGCCCCAATAGCACGAGGCTTCTTCGGATTTCGGAATGACTACTTTCCAATCGCTATCTTCATAAAACAGTTGAGCATCGCCAGCACCCTTTTCGATGACTTCTTGCTTTTCCCGTTTAACTTCACGAGTACCTTTGACTTCCTCAAGGCCACGTTCACGAATAAGAGCGTAAACATCTTGAAGTGATTTGTATTTATTGATGTCACGAAGTTTAACGTCTTCAATTTTGTTTTTTGCTTTATTGAAGATGGTAAGATACTCAGTGGCTTTATAAAGGTCTTCAATTTTGAGAGAACCTTTAATATAGAGTTGCAGAAGCCATTTGGAATAGTTGCCAACGTACTTAATATCGTCGCCGGTCTCAGCCTTCTTGGATGTTGGGTCTGCGCTGACTATCTCCTTGAATACGTCATATGGCATCTTCTGAGAGTAATGGCTATAGATTGCATGACCATCGGCTTCAAGGTAGTAACTAAATATGTTTCTCATTATAAAATTCCTCTATATTTATCAAATATGTTATTATATGTATAATCTTCGTTTGTGGCAAGCCTTTTTTTCTTCTTGGGTTTTGGATGTCTCTTGGCCTCTTTGGTGGGCTTGCCCTGGTCATCAAATAGGTCTTTTTGACCCTCTTCTTTCATCTTTTGGGCCTTGGTCTTGGGTTCAGGGAGTTCTTCTGCTAAACGTTCATTAAATGCTTCGTCGCTAAATCCTGACCATCCGTATTGCGGTTCACTGACATCCATTTTATATAATGGCTCCGACACTCCGTTGTCTTCTTCTGTTATAAACAATCCTTCAAATCCATTCCACAGCATCATGAGTATAGGCATGATACCATCTGATGGTTTAAATGTCGCTGTAAAACCTCCACTTTTTTGATGGCGGAATGGAGTATCTTCAATGGCAGAATATACACTTTTATAAAACTCATCTAAAGCACCAGTGTTCTCGCCGGTATATTGTGCCGTTCTCAATGCATCAATAATATCATCAACATCATTATCCATAATTAAATCAAGAAGTTCTCCATCATCCAGATCATCAATATCTGTGCTGAGAGCATCGTTATGATCAGGATCAGACATTATCTTTCTGATAGTATCCATGTTTTGTTTGTTGATGCTGCTTTCAATATCTGAAGCACTCATATGATAGCTTCCGCCTGGATCAAAAAATTCATCTCCATTAATCATTCCTTTAATCCATTCGTTGAAATGTTTTTCACCAAGATTAAAATAATCCATAAATGAATCAATATAGGTATGAATGGTTACAGAATCATAATGCGAATCAACTTTTACAGTGAAATTACTTTTAATATTTTTCTGTTTATCTTTTGGAGAAACATATTCGAGTTTCTTTTTTAAATCATTACCATGCTTATGAAGTATGTACTGAAACAGAAATACTTGCGCCGGAGAATTATTTTTAAGAACTTCGTCAACAGTGGAATCAGGAGAATTTCCTTCCATTTCATACCAAACACCCCTGTCAACATCGAGACCGTATTTCTGACCATTGGATTTAGTAAGAATTACCAATGGCGGAATATCAAAATCAAAAATCCATTCTCCGTCTTCCATGAGGACTTCAAATTGTTCACGATTTTCTGGAGAGAATATTGTAACTGATTCGTCATTCCAAATGTGTCGTATGTTTTTTAAAACTTTGGCGTATCGTTCATTCGCTTTTTTTATTATTGTCTCGTGGACATTCTGTGTATATTTTTTAAAGAATTCGTCAGTCAAGCCAGTTTGTTCCTGGACTGTAATTTGTCGTATCTGCAAATCTTTAATATTCCAAGCGGATGTAAAACTTTGAATATTGTTACTGCCATCATATACAACTGCAATCTTTTTCATATCTGGATTGTCTGCTGTATCATTGTGTATGTAAAAGAAAACTTTTCCTTTTTTCGTATAACTATTCCAGTGACCAGGCTCCTTTTCCATCGCCGTACACCACTTCGCTTCACGCCCAAGAGCACATGATGCTTTGTGATTCATCGGAATAAATACACGGATGTCTCTACCTTTTGCTTCGGCAGGGAATTTACTTTCCGGTATTTCTATATAGTCATCGTTCTGTTTTAATCCTGGTACGCCCTGGCGGATTTGTTTCTTGACTGCTTTCTTACTTTCTTCTTTTAACACCGAGAAAGCCTGTTCCGCTGACAAGTCTTTTTTGTTCCAATCAATGAGCGATGCTTTCTGCGGATATTTGTTTACCAGTTCTTGGATTTCTTTTTTCTGATCGTCGCTCCAAGGCATCTTCGCAATGAGTGCTTCTTTGGCTTCTATGTAGGTGGTGAATATATTCATGTTATACTCCTTTAAGATTTTTTGGTTTATATGCTACCAGTTGTCCAAACTCTTCATCGTCTGAAAGAATGATAGGGTCTTTGATAATATATTCATCATAATCAAAATCCCCTTCGTGTCTCATCATCTCTCTGACATATGTTTTTTCAAGTTGCTTGAGACTTCTTACCAACCACAAACATTCGGTATAACCTTGTTTGTATATGTCGTTGATATATTTTTTGTAATCTTTTATTTTGTGCTTCTTCAGATAGTCAGGAATATCGGAATTACCCAACGTCTCAGTCTCATGTTCAACAACTTCCAGGAGGTCACGGTATTCCTCTCCTGCAAAATCTTCAGTTCGAAAACCACGAAAGGTTGATCCTTGGGAAGCCATCTCCATGTAGTATTGAAAGTAGGACACGTTAACCTCGTAAATATCTTTCAAATATATTTACATCTTCGGCTATAACTTTCTTCTTTTTACTTCTACCAAACGGCAATTTCATTTGACCGGCTTTCTTGTATTCCTTCTCTCGAAGTTTATGAGCGTACTCTTCTGGAGTTTCATAACCCGCTTCAAGATATTCTTTGATAACATCGTCAACTTTAATATCTGACAAATAATAACCTTCAAACATTTGACTTGGGAGATCGTTGTATGTATCTGGTCTCCCTCTCTCGATAATATCATCGAGCATGTAATTTAAAATGTATTCTTCGTCAAGATAAACAAAGGCTCTGTTTTTTTCGACATCGTATGATATACCAGGAAAAGAATTTTCATTTGCTTCGTCAAACATCGTGTCCATTGATTTCTTGAGAGTTTTAACAACACCGGAAAGGTTTATTTTACCATTAACGAAATCCCACAAATCATCATCGCTCATGGAGTCGATTCCTTCCATGCGATATTTTTCTTCGATGAATTCTTTAATTTCCCCTGAACATTCACTGAACATTTTTTTGTAATTCTTTTTATTGATGAGAATACTTTTCAACACTGCCGATGGAACTTCATTGTGTCCTCTACCGTTATAAAAATCACTTATTACTTCTGTAAGAGAAAATTCTATGTCGATTGGATGGGTGTCAACATCCCATTCATCCATTAAGAAATCGTATACTCCATTAAGATCGGAGTTGTCATAAAACAAACCACCGAGATATACTTTTTGGTTTCGTGGAGTGGTGAGGTCGATAAAATCCAACGATGGCTTATGAAGTAGATAAGAAGCCTTTTCCTCGTCGTTTTCTTTTAAAAGATAAATTGGTCCATCTTCTGTTCTTTCTTCAAATTCGCTTTCATCATAATAATCTGTTAGAGTTTCGAATGCTTCAAAATCTCCACAAACTATCACTTTCCACGGATCATCTTCGAAAACAACTTCTTTTCCTTTTGAAGATACTTTTCTTTGTTCTTTGTTTTTGTTAATTCCTTCTTGAACTATGGCTACATGTTTTATAAACCATTGCGGTGTAAGTCCGAAAAGGTCTTTTAATTCAGATGCTTTAATTGATTGAATATCTTGTTTATCAAAAATACTTATATTTCCGTTTCGCTCAACTGAAACAGCGATACGTTGCATGTTTTTTGCGAAAGTGTCGTGAATGTAAAAAAATGTCACACCCCTCTTGGTATAACTTCTCCAATGAGTGGCATTGTTCTCCATCGCCGTACACCACTTCGCCCCACGGCCAATAGCACATGAAGCCTTGTAGTTAAGCGGAGAAAAAACCCTGACATCGTGATTTGGCTTCGGTATGTCATGGAATTCAATGTAGTCAGTTCCCTCTATGAGTCCTGGTATGCCCTGGCGAATTTGCTTTTTAACATCCTTTTTACTTTCTTCTCTGAGTACAGTTAAGGCTTGATCGGCGGTGAGTGCTTTGTTATTCCAATCTATCTTGCTTGCTTTCTGAGGATATTTATTGACAAGTTCTTGAACAGCTTTTTTTTGTTCATCATCCCAAGGCATTTTTGCGATGAGTGCTTCTTTGGCTTCGTTGTACAAATACTCAAGATATATGTTAAACATGATCTATCTCCGTTTAATCAGGGTAAACAGTTCGCTTATTTTCTTCGTCTGTGTATGATGTGATCCAATCATTCATTTGTAATCTTAATGTTTTATCTATCTTATGAAGCATGTCCATCGATGCTCGAAATGATATTCCAAAATAAGGATAAAAAATATCTTTCAGGTTGCTTCGGTCAGTCAGCCGTACATCCAACACTTTAAGACTATTTAATAGTTGAATTGTTTTTTCTATAGCCTTTGTTTGAAATTTTTCATTTATGTGATCTCCTTTTGCTAAGTTATCCATTCCCAAAAGGAATCTGCGTATTCTACCAGGAGTTTTATGTACTGCCTCAAGATAATATTTTAAACTCATAATGAAAGCAACTCCACTATGTTTACATTTTGATATTTATCATAAATGTTAACACTCCAACCAGGCATGTTATCTCGTATGACATCAAGAAACTTTGCCACAACAGAGGGCGCAGATTTAAAATCGATAATAAAGTTTGCAGCTCCCGATGAAGCCATTTTTCCTTTCATGGCAAACTTCACATCCAGTGCGCCGTTCTCTTTTAAAAATTTCATTACTTCTTGAATATCACGATCAATAAATTCTTTCCAATTAAGATGATAATTGGCAGAATAATTGGTCATGTCCAGTTCGTATCTGGTATATCGTTCAAGTTTTTCTGCGGCGTGTTTTGCTTCGAGATAACGAGAAAGATTCATTACCGAACATCACCTTTAAATTTGGCAAAGTTCCAGTTTCCAGTAGTCAAGAATTCTTTCAGCAGTTTGAAGTACCGAGGATTGTTTACGTCCTTGTCGAACTCTTTATATTTATTCAGGAATTCTTCGGCTTCGGCTGGCTTGAGAAATTCACCACCTTGAAGTTTCATCATGATTGGCATGAGGTCGTTCATCATCCTGAGATACTTATGCGGTTGGCTCTGGAGATGTTTCATTTCACTCATCAGTTTAACTTGCAGTTCATGAGGAAAGCCGGTTGCTCTCCCCATCATTTCACGTCCCATACCGCCACGGACAGCAGGAAGATTCGCTCCGCCCTCTTCTGGTTCTTCGCCTTCTTCTGAGTATGTTTTTTCGAGATATTCCCTAAATCTTGATGACATTATATTTCTCCTGTAATTTAATTTTCGTAATAATTGTGTACGCCATCTAAACTCCAACCCTGTATTGAAAATTCTTCATCGTCAAGAAGGTGTTGAACTTTGCTTCGTATCTCAATGGCGTTTTTGAAAGTTGTCCTGAAAATAATATCGTAGTCCATTCTAACTTTTCTTTCGTTGCTGTCTGCTAAAGAACCTCTTGGAATTTCTTGAATATTTTCAATATTATATTCTTTTAATAGAGCGGTTATTTTATCCATTAACGATTTATGAACTCTCTCATCGAGTTCAGGAACTTCTTCAATTGGATTGTCAATTTCGAGTCTCTTTCTCCAACTTCTATGCCAATAACCGCTGTAACTTATTTCCATTTTCCATTTGCGAAGTTCATTCAATCGAGTTGGCCGTGATGCTTCGAGATAAAATTCCAATACTTTCATTTGGCCTTTTTTTAAGTCCTTTTTTGTAAAACGATCTAATATAATTGTATATTATAACGACTTCACCAAAAAGAATAGGAAAATTTATGGCCGAACCAACAATTACTTCCAATAATACAGAAATTACCCCACAGGAAATTAAGTACCTCTGGAAACGGATTGATCGCAAGTTAAAGATTTCTCCTTCTGACTCTGAAATCTCCGGCATGGCGAATATGCTCATCCAATCGCCAGACAACATACCTCTTCAGTTGTACGGCCTGGACGACAAGATCAATGCGCTTGGGGCTGTATCAGTCAATGAACTGATCGGACATATTTATCAGCAGGAAGAACGTGTTGGAGAGCGGAGACTGCGTTACAATCGTCTCCAAGAAGCGCAGAAGCACCCTGAGATCGTCGGTGTACTCAATATCCATGCTGACGAAGCCACCACAGAAGATCAGGACGGCGAAATACTTCATGTTGTCCACCCGCAGGAAGAAGTTGTTGAGCTGCTTGATAAGATGTATTCTCGCCTTGGGATAAACGACAAAGCATGGGGAATTATCAAAGACATGTGCGGTTACGGTGATGACTTTTGGGAAGTGGTAATATCTCAAAGTCTTAAAAGGATTCTTAAACTCATTCATCTCCCCAGGCAGTTTATTCTCCGTGTTGAAAAGAATGGAAACCTTCTTGGATTTGAAGTATCTGACGTTGAAATGAGAGACACCAACACATTGTCATATTTTGCATACACCGTAAACTATCAAACAGAATATGAGAAAGAAAATAAACGATTCTATCCATTCCGTATGCTTCACTTTAGAATTCCATCATCGCAATATGGCATTTATGGAGAAGCCGTTATCGATAGTGTTCTTTCTTCGATTGAAATGATAAGTATGATGGAGAAGTCGTTGTTGATCGCCAGGATTACTCGTGCTCCCGAACGCCGTATCTTCAATATAAATGTTGGTACACTCCAAGGTGAATCAGCAATGAAATACGCTAAACAGGTAATGGATAATTTCAGAAACAAACGTAAACTCGATATATACAGTAAAAACAAAATTGACTATCAACGTGACATCTTTGGAACAGTTGAAGATATTGTTATTCCAAAACGTGCCGGAGATGAAGGACATAGCATAACCACTCTCGATCAGTTAAATAATCCTGGTGACGTTGGTGATCTTGAATTTATTCGAGATAAAATATTTCCTGGTGTTGGTGTTCCTCGACAATATTTATATGATGACACTTTCGCCAATGCAAATACAAATCTTTCAAGTAAGTCAAAACCATTTGCGAAAAAAATCAGACGGATTCAGCGTTGTTTCTTATATCAAATGTATAAACTGGCCTACATCGAACTCCGCCTTAATGGATACAGCAGCCGTGTATTCGATGAACTTGTTTTAACGATGAATAACCCATCCAACATTGACGAGAAAGAACGCATTGAAATTGAAACCTCAAGGTGGGGTTTGATAATGAACATGAAGTCTCTCAATGCTGAATCCGTCTTTATTCCTGATTACAAAATCTATCAGGATGTTCTTAAACTTTCTGATGAAGAAATAGTTGAATGGTTGAAACTGGCGCAACTCCAACAGGCCGGTAAGAACATCTTCGAAGCGTTGCCAGAAGAAGAAAGACCAGAAGGATCAGAAGACTTAGCAGAGATGACACCGCCGCCAGCAGAAGGAGAGGGCGCACCAGGCGGTGGAGTACCGGCAGGAGGAGGCGCACCACCGGCTCCCGCAGGAGGAGAGGCAGGAACTCCAGCACCAGGCGAAGAAGGCACAGCCCCCGGACCTACACCCATTCCGCCAGACGTAGCCGGACAACTGGGACCGGCTCCTGAGACGGCAGAGTATGTTCCAATGTTCTCAATCGACAAGAAACAAAATTACAGTGAAGCCTTGCAGAAGAAGAATAAACTGGTAACCATGATAAACGAGATGGTAGAAGAACAACAGAAAGTTATTCTTATGCAAAAGGAAGAAAAAGAAACGACAAAATATGTCAGGAAACATCATGTATCTTATGAGGAGTTGGAACTCAATGGAGAATTTACCGGTCTTTCAGATTGCTTCGCCTATAATGATTAAGAAAGAAACTGTATCAGAGAAAATGTTGAGAGACATCTTTAAGAATTTTTTCTGTTTTGATGATCGTGAGTATGATATTCTGGTATCGTTGGTGGAAGAAAATGACAGGAAACTTTCAGAAGTATCTCGAAGCAGTTCATAACACGCCTGACACTAATAGAATTAAAACGTATGTCGTTCTTTTTAATAAGAAACATTCAGATACGGATTATAATAAAATAGAATCTATCCTGAAGGAATTCGGCGTGAACAGAGTTACCTCCAAGGATATAGAAAATGTCTTATTCAACTTCAGGCTCAGAACTGAGGTAGATGGAGATTGGACTGGAATAGTATTCAAAACCCCAAGCGATCAGACAATTTTTAAAAAAGTAAAAGAAAAAATTCAATCAGAACTCTTGACAAAAGTTCTGTTCTATGATTATTATAAGGACTTCGAACCGGCTTATAATACGAAATGGGGAACGTAGCATGACACCAAAAATGAAACGGGAAATTGCAGAGACGGCCAAGAAACTCCGTGAAATGCCGGAGGCTGAGTTTCGAAAACTGTTGAGGGAGCATGAAGATGGAGAATATGCCAGAATACTTCGGGAGATACACTATGACTTCCAGAGCTTATCGCAGACACCAAAATAACCGCATCATAGCAAAACGCAAGCGCATAATAAAATACATCTGGCAAATGGAAGACTTCGCCTTTACCGATGAGAAAACTGGAATGTTGCGAAAGCATAATCTCACTTGCGGTTGCTGGATGTGTAATAAACACGCCATGAAAGGTGGACGCATTAAAACAATGCAGGAAGTGCGCCAGGATCAGATTGATAGAGAAGAGATGGCAGCTTGACAAAAACAGTGGTGTTTTTGTCCGTTAAATTGTCAAATGTAAGTTCTGATTTTTCGAGGAGTTAAGTCATTTTTGACAATTTAATTGTCACGATTTCTGTCTTAATATTTCATCGGATCGTAGTTGTCACACTTGCCCAAGAAAGACACAGCATTTACAGAGAAATTAGGCTGTTCCATTAACGAGCATGTTAAATCCTCTTCCGGCAACAATCCTGATTTTTTACAAGTGAAGCAACATTCAAACGATCTTTAAAGATGGGATTGAAGATAATCATGAATGGAGGTTGACCATAGAAAGCGTGAAACTTAATGGATGCCTCTTCTATCTTTTTAAGAATTATAATATCAATCATCATTGTGTTGGGGCTTGGCATTATCGTCCTCCTCTGGAATATATAAATCTTGAAACACTGGAAGTCTCTCACATGATGGACAACGGCGTAATGCATCCAGACCAGATTGCTTTTTCATCTGGCAACCGGAGCAACTGTGTACATCATGCATGACGGCTTTGAGTTCTTCAATCGTTCCTATACAATCATCCCACAACTGCGCCAGGATTCCGCAACTCTCTCCATAGTAACACCATCCGCCAGCCTCATTTCTCTTCTTCCAGACATTGGTTCCACTTTTTAAATTCTTTACCAGGATATATCCGTCAAGGGATTTTACAACCCATTCGCATCCTTCGCAGTCAGGAGCCGGAAAGCAATGTTGATGATGACAGTCACTTGGTTTTTTGTTTTCCATGTTTGTTCCTTTTCAGTTTCAATAATAGAAAATATAACTCAGTTCCGTTATAATCTATTTTGTCAAGATCAGTAGTATATTTCTTTGTTTGCTCTTTTGAAAGTCCAAATAACTCGCACAGTTCATTGTGTATGCGTTCTCGTTCAGCGTCAGCCCTGTATAACCCTGGCGGTAAACTCTCAACATCACGCACGGCATTGATGTATTCATAACATTTGATTTCTTGTTCTGTTACCGTCATGAATATCTCCCCATCATTGATGCTTGATGTCCTATGTGATAGTACGGACAGAATTTACATTTATACGCTGTAACCACCGAGAGATAATTCTTTCGGTATCGTATTGCCGCCGACACTGCTTGTTCCTTGGTCACATATTTCACTTTTGACCCGCAACTTTTTTTGCGCAGATGTCTCTTAGAAGCCATGATACACTACCTACATTTCTTTGCACTCTTTTCTGGATCAACATAATCAGTTGGTTGGTCTACCCATCCTGTGCCTTTGCAGTGTGGGCATTTAATCATGTTGTGTTTCTTTGCCCACAGTTTTATTAAAGCCGGTAACTTCCATGCTCGTTGGCATCTCATGCAAACCGCCACATCATCCTTGTGGCTCAACTCGCAATCATCTTCCATGTCGGCCACGTCAATATAAAAATGATCTGCATCGGCTCCGCAGTTCGGACACAGCCATTCTTTATCTGGTATAGGATTTTCGATATGCTTCTTGGTACATTTAGCCATTACGCCATGATCTCCTCTATGGGTTTTCCAATCACACGCTCAAGAAGTGCAATGATCTCTTGCACATCATCCAAGTATTTCGATTTATCTTTGTGTGGTTCACCAAGTATTTTAATCAGCGCATCACGCATCTCGACACAGCCGGACACCAGAAGGGCATTGGCATCCTGTTCCTCGTGGTTTACATCGTCATAGTCTATCTCAATTGGACCGACCATGAAGGATTTATCCACTTGGGTATGAGGTTGAATAGGCCACGGAGCCGGTGTGTTTTTAAATTCCATCATTGCTGTTACTCCTTGATATGATTATTTATAAATGTCGATCCGTCCCATACGATTGTTGCACCGCAGTTCGGACACGTTCGATCTTCCTTGTGGATTCCTGGCATCTCGCACAGTTCGCATCGGTAGTGAGGCCATCGGTGCGCCAGGGCTGTTGTGGTTCTGTTTTTATTTCTTTGTGGATTCATTTATTATATTCTCCAGTTCATCGAGCATGTCATCGATTGCCTGTTCATACTTTCCATAATATTGAATTGGATCGGGACGTTTATCTTCAATCCATTGTTTTATTTTGTCAATCAATTCTTTCTTTTTCATTATTGATCTCCACGTATTCTTTTTATGAGAATGGAGAGATCAGTGTAATCTCCAGGACACATCGAGATTTCCCATTCCTCATGATACTTGTCGTAATAGTCGATCAGTTCCTTGACCGCTGCCAGATTATACTTGGGAAGATGGTTGCGCTTGATGCAGTCCGTGCGATCTTTTTTGGTGTAATATATTTTGTCGCAGTGACATTTATATCCTACACCTTGGTTACTGCTGTCCATCGGCCATTCTTCTTTCTTTCGTTTTTTTGGTTCAATAATAGGTCTTTCACGCATTGGAAGATTATGTTCTGGTATAGTCATTTTTTTTTCTTCTCTCCTTGATCGTTCAATGGTGTCATGCAGAATATTGGCTGTCATGTTGTTTATGGGAAAAGTCATTTTGCTAACTCTATTTCAAGTTTTTGCAATGCTGTCACAGATTCTAATGCCGCTTTCCGAATCTCAAAAGATAGTTCATCATCTCTGGTTAGAAAAACGCATAAGGCTATTGAATCTTTTAATCGTTCTAAGGTTATCGGCTTGGTATACACAGTTCCTTCAATATGGCTCATTACTTTATGGACACTGGTGTCTGATTTATTCGTCGTCATAATCTTCTCCCTCTCGATGAAATCCAAGTTTCGGTGTTGGGTCAGAACGCTTCTTGATTGTTTCCTTGATATACGCCTCGACCTTCTCACCCTTGTAATTCTCCAGGGCTTCAGTCATCTCGGCCATGAACTCGTACAACTTCTGGCCAAGGTATGTGAAGACTTCTTCTTCGATTCGGCGTATGCGTTCTTTCACAATATCGTTGCGGTAGTCGTCAGTTTTTAATTCGAACACTGCACTACAACCGCTCGACGCATCAACCAACATCTCTTTTACTTTTCGTCTAAGATATACTCTCGGATGTATGAACTCTTTGAGTCCTTGATAATTAAAAGACTCACCATACTTCCGGTCTATCTCTTTTACATTTGATAACGTATGTTTTAATCTGTCACGATCTGATTTTAGTATCGCCAGTTGTTCTATTTCATCATCGGTCATATAACATATCCTTATTTAAAATTTTCATGTCTGCATCCGCCCATCCCGCAGCCCACGCTTTAAAATCCGTTGTTCCTGCTTTATACGGATTGTGGAGTATCTTCCGACCGTGCCTTCTCGCACTCATCCCTTCATTGTATTCAATACGAGAAAATTCAAAGTCTTCATTGCTGTTGAATCTATCATAGTTCATTAGTCATCATGCCTTAACGATTGAGAGAGTTGTTCTTCGAGCCAGTGAACATAAGGCGGCAGATAATTTCCGTCCTTGTCTCGTGTAGGCTTTTGGAAACATTTTTTATACCACGATTCAAAAGAACTATCCATTGGTTTATGATATGACATGGCTCAGTACCGGTACAGTTTAAATACTTCATCTTCGCATGGTACGCACTTACGAATGTTATCCTTGTTGTACAGTTTGTCTCCTGTCCGGCGTATGTTATCCTCATCCAGATACGACAGACCATAGTAGATAGCCCAATCGTTTCCTCCGCCTTTCACCGCCAACCATCGTATCTGATGTCCGGTATTCGCTACGCCAATTCCCCTATCACAATCATCTATGGTAAGTCCTCGTGCGATGATCTCTCCGTGCGCCATTGATTCGAATCGTTGAAGAGTCAGGACGTGGAAGGGAGTCTTCGATTCCAACACCACTTGGATTGTACTGCCATCGCCACACGCATCCAACAGCATATGTTCATTGCCGTCCGCTGCGATTACGATGAGGGAGATGGGATCAGTTTTAAGATTTACTTTGCATTGCATGATAATACCTCCGTGATAAAAAAGTTAGGGTATAACCTTATAATCCTATAGAAAAATAAGGCTATACCCTTATTATTTACTTCTCAGTTGCCAGTTTAACCTCTACCATAGCATCGGCAATTGCGTATGCGTCCAGTGCAAGGTTGAAGGCATAGGACATTTTGACTGCCGGTACGCTCTGGTCTGGTTGGTAGTGGATGTCCATTGGAGCCTTCCACCCGACTTCATTGATACGGTTCATCATGCTTCCTTCAGACATGGTATCGAAGTCATTCACCAGTGGATAGGTTGTAAGCAATCCGATCAGGGCATTCCGTGCAGCTTTGTCTCGGAACTCTCTGATACAGGTTTGATGATGGCAAGTGTCGATACGATCTTCTTTGTATTCGCACTTCACGTTAACGTCTGAACACTTCATAGTTCAGTCTCCTTTTGATTAAGATAAGTAACAAAAAACAGAGAACCGGCAGTCTCAAAGATCAACGCTACTCCCCAACCGATCATGGATATTGTCACACCAGGCCATATCTTCATTGGAATCAGAAAGAGTGGTCCGATCGCAAAGACCAAAAGCGATATGATCATTCCTTTACGGCGTTTGGTAAGTTTCGGGAGTTTCATTCTGGTTGACCTTATATATAAAATAATAAAAAATTGCAAAAAAGCCAACTGTTTTATGGTCGGCTTTTCCTTTGGTATGTTGGAGAATTTGGCTGTTACAGAAACGATCCTGACGAGTACCTGGCGATCTTTTGCTCGGTCAGATATGCCATGACTTTGCGCCGTGGCAGATTGAGAGTTTGAGCGATCTTCCGTGCGTTCCTCATGCCTTTGGACGTTTTTGTTCCTTTGTACAGATTTACAATCTGTTTCTGCATTTGTTTTGAAATCGTCATATTCGACTTCCTCCGATAATTGTTGTATCTGACTATTGCCAGATTTCGAGATTTGTTTTCTCCACAGTAAGTAAATGCGCTGACGATTTCTCTCCGAACATGAATATATCTATATGATCGGAGAACTACTGCATAAAGGCCAAATTTACTCTATCGAACTGTGTCAATACAAACACATGCCTGAAATCCTGTCAATCGAAAAACGTTCCTTTCCTGAAAATTTGACCTATACCAGAAGGCTTTTCACCATCGAACTCAAGAAACATTCGCACTTTGTAATCCTGAACCGGTACAGACAACTCATCGCATATTACGGCATTCACAGATTCAAACGCAGTATAGACTTGATCAATCTCGGCATTCAACCGGCTCGAAGGTCCCAAGGATTCGGACGTGCGGTATTGGAATATGTTCTGAAATATTACCAGGAAAAAAAATTTAAACAAATAACTCTAAATGTAGCATGTCGAAACGTTCACGCATTCAAACTATACCTGAGTGTCGGATTCGAAGTGGATGAAGTATTGTACGGTTACTATGGCGATCATGACTTATCATTTCACATGTTTAAAGATTTGAAGGAGGAAACATTCGATGAAGTTTGTAACGAAACTGAAGTTGGGAGGGGTGGCCGTGGTCGTTGTGTGCGTGGCAGTTGCGTTGATGGCCTGGAGCTGCATGAAGACGTACTCAATGAACGGAACGATAGTGTTGAAGACCGGTGATGTTATTCCGGTTACGCAGTCCGTGGTGTTGATTGGCAAGAAGGCGATAGTGATACGCCAAGAGAATTCTGAGACGGAGATCAGCCTGGGTGATGTGCAGTCAATCGTGTTGCAGAAGTAGATTATAGAATTTTCTTAGAATGTAAACTATTAGTTTACCTATTCACAATATCCTAAAGGCAGGGACCAATGCAGAGACCAAAATCAAACAAACGATTACTCAAGGAGGTTCGCAAACAAATCGATGATGAAATTCAAAAGATTCCCCCTGAGTTATTGGAGAAAGAGCGCAAACGAAAGACAGAGATGGAGAAAACTATGGAAGCCATCAAAGCAGAAAAGAAATGGCTCCAGACTGCAACGCCCCAAGAGTTTGCTGAATGGCTTATGAATCAACATGATGAGTACGTGCAGAATATAAATTGGAAAGTGTCTCAAAACTTTCTCGATGGTGAGACCCCGATGGACAAAGAGATGATCATAGTCTATATGTATAATCTCTTTGTCTTTCTTTACTACAGAGAAATTGAGAACATTCCTGAAGAAGTTGTTAATATAATAAAAGAAAAAGGATACGTCGAACTCCTTTGCATATTGAACGTGTTAGGATATTTTTAAGATGCTTAAATATTATCTTGAAGCTGCCGTTAAAGGCAAGGAACAATATCTGTATCATGTAACCAAAACTTCCAATGTTCCAAAGATCAAGAAGAAGGGCTTGGTCATGATGCAGACAAGTAATTGGGTTAAGGGAGATTTCACACGCTACGGCAAGGGAGAGATTTACGCATTCGAACACCAACGAGATGCAATCCAGTGGGCAGCTCGAATGGATTGGAGTCTTAACCAGGAAGTCGGCAGCGGAAAGATTTCAATAATCAAATTCAAGAAGACTGGCAAATGGGTCGTTGATACAAACGATCCATTGTCTCAAGCTGGCAACAAGGGCGTATGGTATAAAAAGGTTGGAACAGTTGAACCTTCGGACATTATCAGCGCAGTGCCGGTGACATTGGTTCATACAAAGAAACTGGTGGCCGATGAAGAGATTCCTGACATCTTCCTGGAGGCCGTGCATACTGAGCCGGAACAGAAAAGAGAATATCTTTTAAAAGTTTATTTCAATAGTTCTGTAGTCGCTAAGTATCATTTGGAAAATATTATCTCTCATATTATTCAAATCATAAAACATTCCAATATTGAAATAACAGAGGAATCACAACAAGGAATGCAAACAAGAATACGACTCAAAACGTCTGATAAAAAAGTTTATTATCTCCTTAAACAAATAATAAAAGACAAAGAGCAACGTTCTTCTGGCGTATTTATTGATATAGTAAACGACAGAACTCATAATACGGTATATCGTTTGTATGATAATGGAGAAATATATAATGCGAACGTTTAATTATTATCTCGAAGCAGTCCACAAGGTACAAGCAGATAAATTTAAAAAATATATTACCATAGCGTTTGATTTGCAAGAAGAGACAAGAGATTCAGTTCTCCAAGAAATCAAATCAATTCCCAATAGTGAAATACTAAAGATATATAAAAGCGCAGATGCAGATAATGGAACGATTATATTTTTTAAATGTCCTTCCAATCTCGCCCCTGAAGATTATCTTTTTGGTGATTGCGATGATATATATACAATGGATTGGAAACAGTTCTGTAGTGATTGGGAGCTGCCGGAATCATTCATTCGAGATTTCAAAGATTTCGTTGATTGGTCTTCTGTTTCAAAATACAGTAAGATGTCTGAGAAGTTTATCTTGAAGTTTAAAGATAAAGTAGATTGGCATAACATCCTGCGCTATCAAGACGTATCCCTGTCGTTTAAATATAAATATAATCATTTGGATACTGACTAATGAAAACATTTGATTATTATCTTGAGGCCGTACACCAGGCTCCAGAGAGAATGGAGAAGTATGTCATCTCCTGTGTGTGTCATGATGCTGCCGGTATTCCACAGGTTAAGCATAAGTTGGATGAATACAAGGCCGAAGTTCTCAGGTATGAAGTTACTGATCATTACGGCTCTGGAAGATTAAAAGAATATTCAATTGGTGACGGACGGTTCTTTGTGTATATCATCAAATGTCCCAGGTCGATATTGTATAATTTGTTTAATGCAATTACGACCGTGCCTGAAATGGATTATACCTTGATATTCGATTACTACAACGGTGAACAACTGATTCCTGAACCTAAAGGAAAAGTCTCACAATTGTTTTTTGATATGGGACAGTTTGCTGAAGACGTTATGATCCGGTACAAACTCAAGATGAAGCCTGAAACGTATAAGAAGATTAAAGACCTGGCACGGAAGAACAATGAAAACATTTAAACATTATCTTGAGGCAGTTCACCAGGTTCCAGAAAAAACAAAAAAGTTTATTATGGTATCAAGTAGCAACAATAAAAACGAGGACATCTATTGGAAAAACAAAGCACTGATACTTCTTGGTAAAAGCGGTGGGAAAGTTCTTAAAACATATGATAATGGCAGAATTATATTTTTTAAATCCTCGGAAGATACTATACCCGAAATCATTCCTTTTAGATCATATGATGTTTACAATATGGATTGGACTACCTTTTGCACCTATTATACTTTACCTGAAGACTTCATTCGAGATTTTAAAGACTTTGTTGATTGGAATGTCGTATCAAAAAATGTTCAAATGTCTAAAAATTTTATTATTGAAATGAAAGATAAAGTTAATTGGACTCAAATATTCAAATATCAAAAAGAATATCGTAAGGCATTAAGAAAATAAATGAAAACATTTAAACATTATCTCGAAGCGGTACACACAACGCCCAAACCTGTCGAGCAGTATGAACTCTGGATAGATACCGATCATATAGGAAACATAACAGATGATCAAATTGTTGAAGTCCTTGAAAATATCTGCGGTAAGGATAATGCAAGTTATGTAGGTTGGAGTATGAGAGGAGGAGCAATATATTCATTTAAAATTGATCCTCCTTCTTTAGAAAGAGTTAGAGAAGCATTATTAACATTTCTTCCAATAAGAGTAATATTTCAAGCATATAGAAAATACAACAAGCAAGATTGGGTATTCAGCCGTCATTCATCAGTAAAAGAAAAATCAGGAGAGAAAGATGCTTAACGTGTATCTCGAAGCAATTCATAACACGCCCTCTACCAAGAAGCGATATTATCTTTTCAGTTATGATAATATTCATATGAATGCTATCGTCGGCATTATGAAGAGAGCCATCAAGAAGGCCGGAGGAACCAATCTTCAAGAAGAGGCACGTTCAGTAAAGGCGAATAGCGGCAAGAATAGTGTGATCATTGTATTTAATGGTCATCCTTCAATCTTTCAACAAATTGAAGTTAATATCAGGAACACGATCAACTTGGGAAAGAAGTGGGATTACCTGGCTAACATGGAAGTAATTAAAGAGATGCGAACTTGGTTTGGCATCTGTGACTATTATACCAATGAACTGGTTTACGAGAGAAATAAAACATGGTATGCGGAGAAGAAGAAAGATGCTGAATAATTTTCTCGAAGCGGTACATCAGGCTTCAGATAAAGTATGGAAACGAGTGATCGTTACCAATTATCCTGTTGCGCTTGACCTGTATGATATAGCCAAAGAACTCAAGAATATAAAAGACTGCAAGGATGTTCGGGTGAGAAGATTTACCGTGCCGAATAAACCGCAGTACCGATTTGACCTGGTTGTGTTGCGAGTCCCTGAAACAAAGATAAAAGAAATCGAAGAAGAACTCAACAAAAGATTTGGCGATACACACATGGCCTTGGAAGACATTTATGGACCTGGCGCATTTCACAAGATGAAAGAGTCCGATATTCCAATCAATGAAGCAGTACATCCGGTTGTCAACAAACTGGAAAACTTCTATGTGGAGTATTGGTACGGCAGCGGTATAGGTCCGGAGTCTGTCGTTAATTATCTGAAGACAATCGATTATTGTAAGAACGTCGAGGTTAAACGTTTCGAGGATGAGCGTTCTTTCTCGGAGCCAAAGAAAACCTATGACTATGCCATATTGAAAATGCCGAAAGAGAAGATCATAGAGTTGGAAGAATTGTTGTATAAGAAGTTTGGATATAAGATGAGGCTTGTATCTCTGTATCACGAGAATGGAATATTCAAAAATCCAAAACTCATCAAAGAAATCCCCATACATGAAGCAGTTCACTCAGCACCGGGGTCTATAAAGAAGTGGATGATTCAATTTGAAACAATGGGTAGAGAAAGCAATAAACGAGTCAAGGAACGCCTGGAGTTCATATTGAAACGCCAAGATGCTAAAGATATTCAAACAGAAGAAAGTACCGAGAGGATTGGGGGTCTATGGAAAGAAGTCGGGAGAACATCGTTTAAGGCTCCTGAACAGAAGGTGAAAGATATTACTGCCGCCGTGGAGAAAGCATTCTATTCATTTACCATTAACTCGTTTAAGATACACGTCAACGTTCACGCAGTCCAGGAATACTACGATTATCATAAGAAGAAACAACTGAAGGAACAACAGGATAAACGATACAATGAAGCGGTTCATTCTGTTCCTGCGCCTGAGAAAGCGAATCTCTATTACACTCACTGGCATGAACCTGATGCGAAAAAAAGAAAGAAGATAACCGAAACAATAATTAAAACGTTGGAACAGAACAACGTCAAGGTCATTGATTATGACTATGAACATATGAAAGATTATTTGGTGGTGTTGTTTAAAACGAGTCCATCAAAGCAATATCAAGATAATCCAGAGCGTATTGGAATATTGGTTGGCAAGAAAATCGAAAAGTTATTGGGCATTCCAGATATTGATATGGTGATAAGAAATTATTACACTGACCAAACTCAATTGCTTACTTGGTTTAACCGTACCAGAGAACTAAAGAAAAAAGGTTTTCTCGAAGCAGTCCACGCAACACCTTCACGATTGGAGATGTATGAGATTAAATGGCGCAGAACATTTATTAAGATGGACGAGCAATGGTATCAATACGCCCAGGAAAAATGTGATAAAGACCTGGAGGAAGTGCTCGAACATTTAAAAGCTGATTATCATATCAATACGGACGATGCCTTTCCGAGCACGACTTTACATTCAACCTATCTGGAGCCGGTAATCAAGATCAAACTGCCGAAGGACAAGATTGAAGATATTCGAATTTATCTTACTTCTTTTCTTGATCGTCCGGTAAATATAGAAGCATGGTACGATTAATATGTTGAAACACTTCCTTGAGGCTGTCCATACAACTCCCGCCAAGGCCGAGAAATGGTTCATTCCGAATCGTGTGTACTTGGGAGGGAAACGCAACTATGACAACAATTATGTCAAAGACTTTCCATTGTTCAAAGCAATCATTGAGGAAGCCGGTGGAAAGGATGTACGCCTGGAGTTGGTAATCTCGAAGAATGATCCGCAGAAGAGAGAAATGAAGACGGTAACATTTAAAGCACCGGAGTCTTCGATCAATGACATCTATACCAAACTTGCGAATGATGACCGTAATATAATTCCTTTCAAGAGCAAGTTCTTTATTCAGATCGTTAATTATTATACACATAAGAACGTGACACCGGGAATCGATACGGTACGATAACACAAAAGTCGCACGATAACAATTGGAATGTTACAATGCATGAAAACCTTTAATGACTATCTTGAGGCCGTACACCAAACACCTGAACGTTCACAATCATATATTGTTGAAGTTTTAATATTTAATCATCCTCAAGAACCAGATTCAGAAATAATCAAAATCATAGAAAACAATGGAGTTATTATTCGAAAAAGGCAATGGACTAAAACTTCATCATTGTTGGATATTAAAATATCTCAAAATAAACTTATTAAAACCCTAAAAGAACTTCAAGATTATTTAAGGATTGATAAAGTACAAGGAAAGGAAGTTAGATTTCAAGATAGATTGGATCATAATCATCTTTACAAAGTGTTGGCTTGGGGAGATAAACCGCAAGAAGAGTGGAATTTTAAAAAACAAAAAAATGAATTAGGCGAAACAGTAAGAAAGGGAATCGAAGAATGAAAACCTTTACCGACTATCTTGAGGCCGTACACCAGGCTCCAACAGAACGAATAGATAAATGGTTCTGCATTGTAAACTTTGGAATCATAGGACTTTCTAAAAAGAATAACCAAGAAGATGTCCAAAGAATAAATCGTGATATTAAAAAGGCAATAGAATCAACAGGCGTAACACTTGAGAATACCCAATGGCAAAGTTCTGTTAAGAATTATGCTTCAATAAAGTATACATTCAAATCTCAAAAAAGCAAACTCGAAACTATACGAGAAAAGATATACAATGTTTTACAAAGCGAACTGGATTATGATTATCCAGGACTAAAACCGTATATACGATTTAGAAATTTTTATAATCCAGATTACAACGACTTCTAATGAAAACATTAAACTATTACATAGAGACCATGCAGAAAGAACGTCCTGAACCATCGCATAAGTATTTTGCGTATCATATGAAAAATCTTTTCCTGGATAATAAGATTGTCACAAAAGCTGCTGAAATTATCAAAGCATACGGCGGAAAGGACATACACGGAGAGATGCACTATCTTGGGAAGTACCAGGGAAACATTATTGTATTCAAAGCCTCTCCGTCATCACTCTATTATATCAAAGATGGGTTGTTCACATACGATCCAATGATTACCGTGAAGGATTATTACAATGAGTTTCAATAACTATCTTGAAGCAGTCGTACAGCAATCAAAGAATAACACTATTCAAACGTTTGAATTACACACGCCCATAGTCATATATAAAGACATTCAAAAAGTTCTCAAGGCAGAGGGAATTTCATTTAAAGATTACACGGATGAATTCCTGGCGAAGAACTATGGCGGTATGCTGATTAGAATGGCAAAATCTCAGTTACGAGGTCTGGCTGAGAAACTTACTCCTATCATAGAAGAGTACAGAAAAGATTTTAAAAACATGGATTATATTTTTATTGAGAATCATTACGACATGGGATGGCATATTCGAATACCCAACGACAATGATCAGTTGCGCTTCAAAGAGTTCTAACCTTCATCATCTTTCACCGCCCTATATTCAATCGAGTATCCTCTTTCTGGAATGGCCAGTTGAGCAGCGAAGCCACAGATACAACAGTAATTGGCAAGCGTGACGTATGTTCCAAAATGAATTGTTCCGAAGTGATTCTGTTTACCGCACGAGAGACACTTCATTCCTTCTCTGAAATCTATTTTCATATCTCTCCTCTCTTCTCAATATATTTAATCATCTCGCCCAGGCCCAACTTCTCCATGCAATACTTATATAACTGCGGGTGGGTCTTCTCCATCAATTCAAACTTCTTGTTGCCCTGAAATATTCCAAAAGCGCAAAAGACACAGCCGGTATTCTTGTATCCTTTGTCGTAGATATTGCAATAGGGAAGGTTGTATAACTTGATGTATTCCCATATATCGTCGTCAGTCCAGAATCCTATCGGTCTGGATATTGGTCGCTTACTTTCAAAGGCGTTGCAACCATACTTCAAGAAATCCTGGTGACGCTTGGATGAATTATCTGCCATAACGCCGAGGATTGGATGGAGACCGGTCTTCTTTTCAAACGCATACGATGGTCGTTTTTTCATGATGTCACAGCACTGTTCTGAAATCTTAAATGGAGCATCGACCAGGAATTTCCACTTCTCGCTTATCTTTCCCCTGCCGTATGAGTTACCTTCCATTCTGGTTGTCTTGGTCTTCTCACTCTTGGCCGTGCGGTACTGACGAATGTACTGCGCTTGCTCTTTGGAGATCAGGGGATAACCGTAGTCTTTGATGACTTGATAGAAAGACATCTTGGGTTTGATAGTGACAACGTTTGGAATGGTCTGCACGAACTCATTGATTTCTGGAAATTCGAGGCCGGTATTAACATAGACTCCAACAACGTCTGGATATATCTGTCTAACCAAGTGCAATAAGACTGTAGAGTCTTTTCCTCCACTGAAAGCAACATACACGTCTCCTTCAAAGTGATCGTAATATAACTTGATGCGCCGGAGAGACATCTTTATTTTAATGTCGAGAGGGAGTCTGCGCCGGAATTCAAGTTGCCACGGTTCCATTAAGGCTCCACGATTACAAATTTATGATCATACAATTGTTTTCCAAGATGTAATGTGAATCCTGTAATCTCAGCGAATTCTTTTTCAAACTGCTCCACTTCATTATAATATTGAACTGGCATAAGAACCCATTGCTTTCGTCGAACTAATAAGGTAAAATCATATAGCATTATAATTAATCCTCGATAAAAACCAACTGGACCAACATAACATTCTATTAAAAAATCACCGCCACCAAAGCGTAATCTATTTAAACTGAGAATATGATCGGCATAAATTTTCATAACCCGCTCCTACAGAATAACTCGTTGTTGATCATAAATAAAAAATTTTCCAACCAGTATGATTTCCCCATTGTCGTAAAATTGTATGTCAAGTGAATCATCATCTAACTCTACGTCACCGCTGTTTCTGAATGAATCTATGGACTGCACGAGTTTTTCAAATGCCGCAAGCGATAAACTTTTTACCATCTTCGGCTCTTCTTTTATCTTGTTGGTCTGTCGCATGATATTATTCCTATTATTTGTCTTTCATAAAATTACATTCTGAATTTTGGTGGTCAATCCCAAGACAGCCTCTATCTCCCACTGCGTCACCACATATTATTGCAGGACACATACAAACAAATTTAACATCTGGATGTTCCAATGGAACCTGACTCAGACTGGAATATTCTGATATTTTTTTCATATCAAACACCTTTAAAATTGTCATTCTGATTGCAGAATTCTATAATCATATTGGCCAGTGTCACGGCTCCTGCACGATCCAGAACTATCCTGGCCGGTATATCCTTTTTCTCGTCATCGTGCAATCGTATCTCAACCAGCCCCAAACAGTCTCGATCTTTTCCAACTTCAAGATGCCAACCTTTATCATTAGGCCATATTTCTATTACTCGTTCCACATCATACTCCATCGCCTATCTCCTTAATACAACAATTCTTTTAATCTTTCGCCTTCTATCTTACACAACTTTTTATTACATTCAATACTATGACAGCATCCACAACGACAGGTAGTAGGCTCTTCACAAAATCGACAAGGTTGTTCAATACCAAAACGTTTGAAGCTGCTGATATGTTCAATCATGGCATTGTATTCCATTACCTATCTCCCTGAATAATTAAGAATTTTTCACATTCTATCCATAATATACATTTGTGTCAAGGATAAAACAATGAAAACTTTTCAATATTATCTCGAAGCCGCCCATACCATTGATCCCAAAAACAAACTGGAAAAGTGGTGGTTTCGGTTTGACCCTACAGAAAGCGAATGTTCAATCGAGGAATTGATTCAGGCCATTGAAAAGGCTGGCGGTACAAACGTTTCCCATGATAAAATATCCAGTTCTGAATGGTCAAAATCCGAGGTTGTTGATTTTAAAGCACCACAAAAACTCATACACGAGATAGCCAATAAGATGTATGATGCTTCGAAATTTGATTTTAACATTTTTAATAATTATCGGCCACAGGTAATATGAAAACACTTAAACAATACCTTGAAGCACTTGAGGGAATTGAAAACCTTAAACAAAAAATAAAATACTGGAACGGCAAAACGATCTATGTATCTGTTTGGGAAAGCCTTGGAGATGATCGTGCTGGTCTTGCAATGAAGCGCATGGCCACCAAGATTGAAACACCGGAACATGCAATACGTCTGCTTGATTTACCTGATGAGTTCAATACAATTAACTATGAAAAAGTTAATTACTTTTCGATCATTAAACCACGAACCATGATTGACATTCGTGTTGGAAAGCATACCTACAACTTGCGATTTGCATATCCTGAACGTGGTTTCTCTCCCAGGAATAAGGACCGGCAGTGGATGATTAAATATGGCGGTGAATAAACATGAAGCAGTTTAAAGATTATCTTGAGGCGGTACACGACATTCCGAAAGAACATAGTCATGCTATGGTTAAGTGGGTTGTTGTTGTCAGGCCGAACTCAATATTTAAAAGAGCAAAAAATGATATTAAACGAGCCATTAAACAAAACGGCGGAATAGATGTTCAAGTCGAAAAGAACGACGATGAAGAATTTGAATTCTTTGTGATAACATTTAAAGCCCATTATAAAAAGATACATTCAATTCAAAGTTCTATAACTCCGATCTCAGGAAAATATCAATGTCATATTGCAGTTGATGATTTATATAAAGGCAGTAAAGACCCTTGGGGCGTAACATTGCAATTTAACAATTTTAAAAAAGTGGAATAATATGAACAAGATAATGATGCAATGGAAAGATGTCTGTTAACGTTTTAAACGTTAGGAGGCATTATGATAGAATACTGGAACAATTATCAGCACAAGTATTACGACTATCCATGTTATGAATATTGGATGGTTTCAAAGCATGATCGGCAATATCGTCGCATTCCAACAAACCAGGAACAAAGACGTTGGTTCAAGGATATGGAAGAAGACGTTAAACTTCGACGTTGCAGATCACCACACTTTTTGGACAGTTGGAACATTGAGAAAAGAATCTCGTGTCTGAGTTCAAAGAGTTGGAAAAAATTGTATAAGAAGAAAAAACAATGGCAAGCACCAAATTCGTACATCCGATGTCAAAACTCACGATGGCGCAGATCGGAGATGAGATCAATAAAATCACCAATGTCTGCGACTACAGCGGATTCAACTATTTCTTCATGAATTACATTTACATGCCGTCAATGCAAGCCGGTGGTAAATTATATATGAAAGACTTTGCGTATCAATGGCAACAGGAAGCGACAAGCAACTTTCTGCGCAAACGCTACGTCATATTCAAGAAGATGCGCCAGGTATCAGCATCAACCACAACGATGGCTTATGCGCTGTATCGTGCGCTCTTCTTTGATAACCAGGACATCTATTTCCTATCGTTAACACAGCGAGAGAGTTCTTCCATGCTGAAGAAATTGAAATTCATGTACAATCACTTGCCAATATGGATGAAGCAAAAAACCAAGCAGGATGCGGCAACGTGCATGGTCTTCGAGCATAACAACTCTCAGATTACCAGTCTGGCTCACTCCTCGAATCCTGTCCGTGGTGAAGCTGCCAGTATGGTCGTCCTGGATGAGTGCGCTTTTTATAAGAACATGCCGGACGTATTATCTGCTGTTGTACCGGCAACCAGTACCGGCGCACTGATAAAGAACTCTCCCGATGCGTTGTTCTCTCAGATATTCTTCATATCAACCTATCCGCATGATGGTATTATCGACAATGATTATATCAGGCTCCTGAATACCGCCAGGGAAAATCCAGATGATGGCGAATATGAACTGATTGAAGTTGAAACCGGAGACATACCGTTTTATCAGAACGAAGCATGGCACAAGGAGCAGTTGGACATCTTGGGACCAAAGCGATACGCCATTGAGGTCTTGGGAGAAGAGCCTATTGACAGTGATAACGCTCTATTACCGGCCTATGTGCTCAAGGAACTCAAAGCAGTCCATCCTATACGGTGTGACTTCCTGTATCCTGCTGACGTTGACGATGAGGGCTATATAAAGGATTTGAACGATGTCGGCCAACTCAGAGATGAATTTGATCCTGCATTCCATTACATTCGTGGCTTGTGGTTTTGGGAAGATGTCAAGCCTGATACTGAATACTGCATTACTGCTGACGTTGCAAAGGGTGTTGGTGATTGCTCCTCTGCCTTTATCGTCATCAATCTGGAAACAATGGAACAGGCGGCAGAATTCAGGAACGAAAAGGTCGATCTTGAAACATACAAAAAGATCATAGAGGTTGTGGCGAAATATTTCAACAATGCCAAGCTTTCAATTGAGAACAACGGCTTGGGTGTTGGAGTGGTTGAATACTTTGAGAAGGTTATCTACTACGAGAACTTTTATTTCCATAAACATTCAAAGCATGTCTACAAGGCCGGTTTTCCTATGGGTATCACCACCAGGAGTCAAGCCATTGTGTATATGCAGACCATTCTCAGCAATCACGAGTTGCTTATTAAGAGCCAGAGATTAATCAATGAACTTCGAAACTTTGGATATTCCAAGAATGGAAAAATCAAGGCTCTCGGTAGCGGACATGATGACATCGTGCTCTCGCTGGCGCAGTTCTGTTACCTGGTGAATTACGGATGGGCTGTTTCAACCAATCGATATATTGCCGAGTCACCGATTGGAATCCTGGTCGGCAATGAGATGGACAACCGTGAACTGACTGATGCTGAAAAAGAAGCACAGGCCATGAAGAAGCGAACGTTGAAATATTGGGAAGACCGTTTCGATATGAGCGAACTTGATGACCAAAAACGTGAGATGATTGAACAAATGGCTGCTATGGGCTACGCCGTCTCTGAAAAGGAAATGGAAGACTTTTTAAGCGGATAAAAAATCCCATCTTAATGTTTTAGCATTAAAATATTTTTCAATTTTATCTATAGATATTACTTTCTTTTTATATCCAATAACACATACATATTTTCCGTAAGATTGGCATCCTTTGGAAATATATTCCTTGCCTTCAATCCACACACTATCTTTAGGTTGAATTTTATATCTTTTTCTTCTTATACTTGGTTTGTATCCTTGCCTATTTATTTGAAGACAGCGATTGTTTTTTTTCTTTTGTATAATATTAAAAGGTTTGATACGCTCTTGATTTGTCCCGCCCGATATTACAAAAGCGTCATTATAATGTGTTTTCGGTAATTGTAAATCTACTCTATTTTGAAATGTGATATAGCCATATGTGAATTGAGCCATTGGATATAATTGTTTTATTCGGTTGCGAACAACATTCATATATGTTGCATTTTTATAACTTTTGCTTTTTGCTTTTTGTAAAATACCTTCTTCTTTATTCAAGTGCAATTTTTTGTGGCATGATTCGTGAACCAATGCCCAATCTTGAGAACGATCTTTGGATTTTCCCCATATATGGTGCAGTCTCCAACCATCGTTTTTATTATATTCTTTATGGCAATACTGACACTTGCCATGCTCTCGTGCTATTAAAAATGCAATCCTATTTCTATATTGATATAGGGAACCTTGTTGATATTGCATCCCTTCAATTTCTGGATTTTCAATTTTTTGAATATCGAATTTTGCTATTTCAATAATAAGATCAGTAACAGGTAATATTCTTGTTATTTTTTTAATCAAAGATGCATGAGTATTTAATCTGCGTTGTGTAGAAGGAGGAAGCCATCCTTCTTTTTTCGATGCTGTTCTATTTCTCCATCGGGGAGGTCTATGCCACAATCTGCTTCTTCTGTTGCGACGATACATACTACGTTCTTGTAGCCTCTTGGACATTCCGTTTTCGTGTTCCAACTCTCCTGAAATTAATTCACAAGTTGCAGTCCTGGCTGAAAAACCATCATGAGCATAACCCGGATCAAATCCTAACGTTATTGGTTCCGTGGTTTCTCCTGTTGCATAAAGCAGTTGAATTGTAAATGGAGACCGTTGTGCTACTTTTGCTTTTTTGTTTTTTAAAAGCACTCTTGCCTTTCGACAACTGCATGGCATCAACGGATTACCACGCATATTGATTACATAAACCATAGCAGATAGTCTCGACTTCTGCTCCTCTTTATGTTGAGGTAGAGCCTCTTCGGGGTTGTTTGAAGTAGGTACTATATTCTCATGACAACGGCAAAGATCATTCTCTTTTCTTACATGAGAATTTACAGAGCAGTGGACGAGAGGAGTATCCACTGGTGTTACTTTAACGCTTGCTTCAAACTTCTGCATAAAATTTCTTTTAAGCCCCCTAATCTGCATTTTCCCAAATGTTACTTTGGAATATCCTCTTGCCGTAGAGGACAGGGTAAAGATTTGAATGTTGGTTGCAACTTCCGCTAACCTACCGGTTTTCGAACACCGCTTATGGTTAGCGGAACAACTGTAAAGATAATAGTTTATTAAAGCCATTTTTGTCAATAAAAAATTCAATTTTATTAAAAAAAATGACAGTTACAACCAACATTCAAATCTTTACCCTGTTGCAAGACTGTTTTTTTCATCGAGTGAGTTCTCCTGTATAGTTACAACCAACATTCAAATCTTTACCCTGTTGCAAGTTTATCGCTATTCGCGAATCGCGAATAGCGAATAGTTACAACCAACATTCAAATCTTTACCCTGTTGCAAGATATTTGAATCCAGGCTTGTAAATCCTTTCAAGGTTATAACCAACATTCAAATATTTACCCTATAATAAGTCAACAACTATTTAATCTTCTTCATCATACTCAATTTCAGGTTGACCGCCCCTGCTATTTTTCAACTGGTTAAAATTCACCGGTTTGCTTGGGAAACCACCGCCACTTCCAGCCAGTTGTTTTGCCACCTTCTCCCTGGTTTCGTTATTTAACTGAGTCATGATGACATCGGTTACATGCTTGATAACATCATCCAAACGCTTTGAAGATTCAAAACACAACTTCAACGCTTTATTACATTCCCGTTCCAGTGCCGCTTCTTCGCTCATCTCAAATGGACCATTGAGAATATTGGCCAGTTGTCTTTTGAGATCGTCATAATGAGCAATAGCACGGTCCCTGTCACTGCGATAAATGCAAATACTTTCTTCCAAGAGTCCAGAAAGTTTTTTTAATTTCTCTTCATCAAATGTCAATTGGTTTTCGTTCATAATATTTACCTATCATATCCCCATCTTCTAATGTTGGTGTTTTTGTTATAGGAAGGTATGGCAAAAAAATTGTGCCAACCCATCCATCGAACTCTTTAAACAATTCTTTCTTTACCAATGCAGCCGGTTCCACATCATCAAACTTCACCCACAGCGCATCTTCCATAAAAGATATTTTATCAATGGCTGTTGCTATATGATATTTCAGTGGTCCCTCGCCAATAAATACCAATCTCGTTCCAGGTTTCATTCTTTCTCGTCCTCCAATGGACACCATTTTGGAAAGTCACCTTTGATTGGAATTCGCCTTGGGTGTATAGGCCACGAACTTTTGATTTTGACTTTATCATGGGTACAATAGCCGTCTTGGTAATGTCCACACATTGAATTACACGATTTCAAAATGAATTTCTTCATTTAATCTTCTACCTCCAGCAAGTATCGCACTTCCTTTTTAAGTTTCATCTTCTTACAATATGAAAAGAAGTTATTCACCGAGGCCGGACTGAAGTTGTGAGCCTTGGCGAAGGAGATAAATTTCTTTTTCACAAACTTCTTTCCAGTATTAAGAATATAATAATGTTCCAAGAGATTTGTCAACTGCACGAACTTATCCTTGCCGGAGAAGAAATGGCGCATGGCCTTGAATGTATCTTCGAGAATAATAAAGTCGTTGTAGTTTTGATAGTATTGAACATTCTCATTATTGAATACGTCATTAATATCAATGCCTATGTTGTTGAATAAATATCTGTTTTGCTTCTTGGTGTAGTTCATGAGGTTCTTGGAAACAACCGTGCTAAAGAAGTTGAAGATGTTTCCCCTGGCAGGATCGAATTGTTGCTTGTGGATTGATGCCATAATTGCAGCTCGTGCTTCCTGGCACAAATCATCCATCTCAGAAAATCTCCAGAAACGATATTGCTGATTGAAGATTATGCCGTTTATTATTTTATCAAAATATTCCGTAAAAAGAATTGTCATCAATCGTTCGGTCCGGGGTGTCTGGCGTGTGCCGAATTGGGATTCTTCAAGGTACTCGGTAAGAAGTTGCTCCCATCGTATTTGATCGCTTTTGTTTATGTACATGTTTGTCCTGTCGTGAGTTCAAAGATTTCTCGACCCACTCAGGACATTTATAGAAAGAATACTTGCTTATTTCGATTCCCTTCCAATGGCAGTATTTCTTTCCATCAATGATACGCTCGAATCTACACACTCCGCATGTCCGCTTTCCCATTATCGGATAGTAGGGAATTTGGATGTTAAAACTCAAATCAACCAGTTTACTTTCATCAGGATTGAAATGATAAATATACGTTATTATATTACCAGTCTCGACAATTTTCTTCAAGTTAAACACATGAGTCATGGCCAACTTACTTCTGATCTGCCACAGGACAAACGTTATAAACCGCTTGGGGTCGTACATCATGTTGTGGTTGGGAGTCACGGTAAAAATCTCCCATACCTCGTCGCCCCGTTTCTGTCTTGTGATGTTTAAATTGACTATCATATATCAGATTCAGATATAAGATTTTCGCTTTTTAATTGTAATAATGCTCCTTTTGCCAATTTAGATTGTTCAGCTTTTTCTTTTTTATAAACATTGGGTTGTTGGTATCTCAAAAATTTTATTAATGCTGTTATATATAATTTTTTTTCAAATATAGTAATTGTCGATTTATATAATTTATTTGGACGTTTTGTTGTAATAAAAATATTGTCTATTGGCTTTCCATAATAAGGATCAAAAAAAATATATTTTTTGTTATTGTACATTAAAGTAGTTATAAGAAAGTCAACATATGGCAATGCTCTAAATAAATATCCATCATTATAACATTTAGGACACAGATGATGAATATGATTAATTGTATTATTATAACATAATGGGCAATTTATTAATGGATGATACCTTCTATATATATAAAATTCTGTGATGTAATGAGAATAACATTTTAAAAATTTTTTCCTTAATTGAACGGCAACATTTGCATCAGCATAATTTTCAAAATGAAAATAGTTTAATTCATTTATACAATCAAATGCTTCTTGTTCTGAAATTAAAACTGATTTTTTAACATTTCTTCGTCTTGATTTAAAAAGTTCAACTTGTGGAGATTTTTTTAATTCTTCTATCTCAGAAGCAAAATATAATTTTATTGGTTTATTTGAATAATAAGGATTCCTCGCTTCTTTAATTGGTTTAATTGAAAGTTTGTTAAATTGTTGAGAATTAATACCTAATAATTCAATTGCTTCAGTTTTTGTAATCAGTTTATAATTTTCCATTACTTAATACCTCACAAAATTATAATAATGGTGTAAACTGCATACGAGAAACCACGTTGGAGATCGGCAGGGAGAATCGAACCGGTATGGTAAGATAATCGCCATAATCCATCATGGGTAAACGCACCAGGTTGAATATACCTTCAAACATATTCTCCTGTCTTGTCAAGATATTTTTCGTTTCCTCCTGCGCAATTGTTGAGTTTGTTATATTATCAAATAGTCGTATGGTCTGAACCTTTTCGCACTGTTTGCACTGGTAAAACATTTTATTATTGATACCGAAATGATCTTCACAGGCTATCATCTCGTCAAACAAATCAAGCAACTCGTGGAATCGAAGATTCATCAGGAGTCCCATGTAGTCACTGGTGTCCACTTTTCCGCCTCTCAAAACAGTTACATTATCCAGTTGTGAGGCTATATACAGGCTGGCCATGTAAATATCGTTGTCCGCCATTTCACTGTTGAGCTGCAAGTTTCCGAATTCAACGTTATGCTTCACCCGACGATACCCATACTCGAAAATATAATCTTCAGTCAGGTGTTTCATGCTGGCTTGGAACTTGTTTGAGTCTGCGGTGAATCGATTACGTATGGTAATATCCAGATTCCCCAGGTCTACCATAATCGATACTTCTTGATTACAATATCGGCATCTGGTCTTCAAATAATAATTACCATGTTTCAACAGGTCAGTCAGTAAAAAGTAGAGCCAGATATAATAGACATCCTGCGTGTACAATTCCATCGTTGGAACTTGAATCTCGCAGTATCGCTCCATGATACCGAGATAATAGTCAAACATGGAATCGTAGGCTTGGGGATCGGCCTGGTATAATCCGACTTCATTGGTTATTGGATAAAGCCAAGCAAATGGCGGATATGATAATCCGCCACTTGGGAGATACAACAATTTACGGAAGGATTTCATTATTGTCTATTCTGCAACTGGATAATTTTCACGAAGACATCCTCTACCGGCAGAGTCATGTTCTGTTTCCGGCCATACATTTCGCAATCCTTGTCATCGCATATGGATTTTGAGATTGAAAGGTCAGTACCGAAGCTGCCGAACTCGTTTAGAAAATCATGATATTTGTTCTTGTCGTTTTGATTGATGTTTGTAACAATGGCTTCATAATCTTCCTTGGTGATCGGCTTCTCTTTGCCATCCTCTGTTATAAATCCTTCGATGTGATGGGTGAGCATACGGCGTACATCTATGATGTCAGCGTCGAAAAATTTACCGGATTGCTTGATGGTGGGATAGGTTACGTACCAATCGATAACACTATTTGGGTAAGTCTCAAGAGTGATACGCTTCGGATATTCGTAATTGTCAGGCACGTACAGCACCTTGCAATCGCTTACCAGGTCAATGGGAACAGGGAATTTCTGCTTGCATTTCTCGCATTCAATATCCAGAACCATGTTGCCATAGGTCAGTTGCAGTATCTTGAAAAACACCGGGAGTTTGTCAATGAGCGAAAGTTCGAATGTTGAAATGTTTGTCTTGATGCAGTTTTCCATGATCAGATCAATGGTAGCGTTGATCGCTTTCATGTCTGCACCGCCGAGGAGTTGATAAAACATATTTTCTTCCACAGCGGTCATGCGCCGGACCATGATTTCATTGTTCGGGGTGAGATATTTCTGGACGGCGAACTTTCCAGAAGGGAGTTTGACCGGAACGGAATCAGGCTCAAACCGAGTTGTTTTCGGTTTCAGAGATGGCTCTTGCGATTCTTCAGGTGTCTTTTGAGTCTCTTTCAGTTCCGCTTCAGTCATAGCCGGAACTGATTCTTTTTTCTTCAACGCTTCAATATCTTCAAGAGTGGCGTTGCGAATCACTCCTTTCTTTTGATCATTTTTAGGTTCGGTCATATAATTACCTCAGTGTTGTTATCTGCTGTAATTATATTATCGAAAAATAAAAAAAAGTATTTAATTCACTGATGGAGGCAACTGGACCGGCGCAAGGTCTTCGATTTTCAAACACTCATACCGTATACGCATTGGAAGAGTAAGGTCTTTTTGGCCTTCACGATCTTTGAACATTTTAAAATTAAGAACCTCATTGGCTCGTTCTTCTGCGGTATTTATCAATCCAACCAACCAGTCACAGGTTTGTTGTATCTTATATGATTCAGAAACAAACGCTTCATTGACTTTTAAGACATCCATATTGAATTTTGTAACCTCACGCCCCAACTGTGCTGATGCTATCGTAGCGCAATCAAACTCAATGGCAATAGCTCGAATGGCTTCAAAGTTCGCTCCGATATTCTCATACATACTGGTAGTGTATCGAGGCGGACGAAACAGGTTACCGCTATCAAAGATAATCAGATCAATGTCTTCAGGATGAAGACCGGCGTACAATTCAAGATTGTACAGATATTGCCGAACGTCTTTATCAATGATGGCCTTGCCGGTTGGAAATTCTTTAATGAATAATCTATTCTCCCATTTGTTATCTTCATAGAATTGTATGATTTCACTTTTTTTGTTTCTCAATTCACGTTTCGGAATGTTAAATCCGAATGAGTCCATGCGCTGGCACTTTTGAACTTCTGATATTTCAGTGGTTAATGACACCACGTTTTTCTTCAGTTTATTCCAGGTATGCCATGCCACATTATCGCAGAAGATTGTTTTACCAACACTGGAAGCAGCGGCAACACCATATAATTGTTTCGGAAACATACCCTCGCTGATCATGTTAAGTCTTTCCCACGGCCATTTTATTAACCGATCATACATGAGTTCAACTTGCTCATAACGCTCCCTGGCATGAACTATCTCCGTTCCGAGTTTTACATCGCTCGTCCACTGCACAGCCTCACGCATAACCTGTTCAATATCATCATATTTCTCTTCTTCTTTCAGGCTCAGACTTTGAATAAGAGCATTATCTATTTTCTTATCACGAATGAACTTGTTACATTCATCTGTCAGGTAATCAATAACATCCTGCTTGATGGGAGTTACACAACCGCTGTACACTACTTTAATCTGGCGCAATGTTTCAGTTATATCCTTCTCTCCAGGATACGCTCGTTCCAATGCGTTCTCCATGATATTCTGCGGAGGAAATTCTTTATGCCGTTCAAAATACTTCTTATAAAAAATAAATATTCGACTGTTGTGCAAATTATCAAAATATTCTTTTTCTATGTGAGTATACATCCTGACCCACAAACGCCGGTCCTGGATAAAAGCCGAAAGCAATGTTGTTTGTAAGTCCTCATTCAACGGGAAATGGTCATTCATTGGCATCTTCCTCTATGTCTTTAATAAGTTGATATATAGTTTTATCTTGTAGTTGAGCTGCAATTTTTAATGTGTCGAATTTTCCTTGTAATGATGCACAATATATTTCCGAATGTAATTGAACCTTACCATCATTACGTCTGTAAATATATTGATCTCCAAGAACCAAAGGCACAATAAAATCAATATACTTAACGGCGTATCTTTCCACCTTCCACCATTCAGGAAAAACAGCGTTAAGTTCTTCACCAAGAGTATTGTAAATATTTATTAAATTTTGAAGTCTGGCGTTAGTCATTTTTTTAATCCCCCAATAATATAATAATATATAAGGAGTATGTTATGGACGAAATCGATAAAGACATAAAACGCAACAGTGTCATCAACGAATTGTTCTCAGAAAAAAAATTTGCGAACAACTCCGCTCCTGTTGACATCATGAGCGTTAAAAACGATCTTGAAAAAGACTTGTTTGAAACCTTGGCACGTTATGGTTATGAACGCACTAAAGTTACCCCAATCGTTGCTAACCTGTTACAGAATCTAAGTCGCCTATAAGCCGATCAGCATTTTTTTCTATATTGGTTGCGTAATCTACAATCTCAATCAGTTTCATCGGCTTGAAACCCCACTGATCCATTCCGACATTGATGGAAATGATCTTTCTGTCCTGGTATGGAATAATGGAGTATTTCCAGAATTCATGTACATGTCCACAGAAAACGAAATCGCACATGTCAGGAACTTCTTTCGGATGCTGTGGCGGACGATGTTGCAATAAGATCACCCTGCCGCCGAACTCGATAATGCAACAGGTGATAATGGCTTTGACGCTATTATTGACATCATGGTTGCCTTGGATGTGAATTACTTTGCCGTTCAGTTGTTTTTCCCAATACTGAGCCTGTTGCTTTCCTCCCTGAACACCACCACGGAAACACCAATCTCCTAAACTGAGCACGGTGTCTTCAGGTTTAACACGCTGATTCCAGTTGCGTATTATAGTATTGTCCATGTCGGTTACGTTTTCAAACGGGCGATACGACAATTCTATAATTCTGTTGTGGCCAAAATGCGGATCGGAAGTAATGAAGTAAATCATATATCAAACGCCCTTATTGCTCTTTGCATGTCATTGCAATATAATCTGAAAACCTCTTTACCGTCAAGAGAAAAAATCATGTCTGCACTTTTTGATTCGATCTCCATACTGACTTGTGCTTCATCAAAATAATCTGCATCCGGACCTGGTTTCGGAATTTTGCAATTCAGTGTTATTTTCATATTATTCTCCCCATGCGCATATACATTTCAGTATTGAAGTTCCACGGATAAATTCTCTTGTCTATCTCAAACGGAACATTTTTTTCCATCATCTTTCCAAAATCTTTTTCTACGATACCGTTGTAATCATAAACGTAAATGCCGCTTTGATTACGTTCGGCAAGCCATTTCGCCCATTTCAGTTTTGCGAGTCGGCCTGGTGCATCGTTATCAAAAATAAGAACTATCTTAGAAAAATTACGAGCCAATATTTTTTCAAACTGTGTATCCGTTCCTACGCCAAACAAAGCAATACCGCTTGAAAGATATACCGCATCACCAATACCTTCGAAAACATAAACAGTCGTACCTAAAATATTCTCAAGATTCCATATAGGATATTTATTTTCGCCTTCACTTTTTAACCAGGGTAATGGTATAGAATCGGTGATGTCTCGACCAGAATAACATATCAACCGGCCATCTTCATATACCGGAAACACAATTCGCTCTTGTTTCTTATCAACATATAATTTTAAAGTTTTAATAATGTCAACTGGTATTTTTCTTTTACCGGTTAAATAATTAAAATATTCTGGATGTATTTCAGGATTAAATTTTTCGAAGTGGTCTGGAAAGGATATATACGGCTCTGGTTCTGGTTTTTCAGATTCCTGTTCGTGTATCGAAGATCGCTGATTGATAAGGTCTTTGGCATCGAGCCTGGAAACATAACGCCTGATAAAATAATCTTTCGCTTTTTTCCTGGTCTTGAAACCTTTAACCAATCTCACGAAGTTATAAAAATCTCCGTGACATTCATCGCCAAGCAACGACCGTGCCTTAAACGCATTAAAGAGAACCATTTTTTGTTCATTGATTTTGCCAACAAAAATACCGCAACGATATTTGCGGTCTCCAGTCCCCCACATGGCCGGTTCGTTAATGGTTATTTTCCACCTGTCAGGATCAGAATTTTTAATTCTGTACGGACCTAATCCCTCATCGGTTATAAAATCGATGACAGCTTCAAGGGTAATTAACATGTATTATCTCGATAAATCAACTAATCGATTCAGCGATACAAGAAGTTCTCGATAAGTCTCTTCGTGAGCCTTCAAAAAATCCTTATCCTTCGAAGCCAGAGGCTTTTTAATCCCAACATGAATAACCCGTTTATCGTCAATTTTATATTCCAGAACAACGGATACTTCAGGATTCGGAGGAGATAATATTTTCTCAACGATCTTTTTTTCAATAACAGGTTCAGGCTTGCCGACAAGCGTTTCACCTATCTCTGTCAGCGTTTTTCCCATTCTGATAAGTTCGAGGAGTTTATCAATTTCCTCCTGAGATAACATTACGATTTCTTCTTTGTCGTCTTTCATCTCTTCCCTTTTATCATTTTAGCCTTCTGTTTGTCAATTCTTTCTTGAACTATTTTTTTAATTTCTCGCATGTAATTCAAAACGTTTTTATGGATTTGAGGTTTAGTCAGTTTTTGAATACGCTCCAACTCCTCCGGCGAACGCTTCGTTTCTCCGACAGCCTTTACTTCTTTTTTGATCTGTGTTTCGATTTTCTTTTTGGTCAGGTGTTTAACCTTGGCGAACTTTCTCAGTTTCTCCAGGAAGGCTTGCGTTATCTCGAAACCATTGGAAACGACAACGACATTGCGGATATAACCAGGTTTGTACGTGCGGTAGGCGTTTTTGATAACACCAGGCATCCTGCGCTTCATGTAGGAATGATAAAACTTATACTGATCACGAGCATCCAGCTTCCCAAGTGCTATCTTCGTGATCATGGCAATTAGGTCATCATTCAACTGACCATCGAGGTAATGAAGATTCAAGCAATGGACAAGAGTATCACCGGCATACAGCACCAGGGCGAGGGGATATGGGTCTTCGTGCCATCTGCCATACTCGAAATAATAAATTAGTCCACGCTTTAACTTCATTGTACCATTAACTCTTGATATGCCGGTTTATGAACAAGATACCGCATAATTTCGTGAACGGTACTTTTTTTCTTATTTAACATTTTTGAAATTTCTTGCTTGGTATATTTTTCCATTCGAAGAGCTGCAATCTGTTGTTCAAGAGGAGTCAGAGTTTTAAGAAGTTGTTCTTTTGATAATTCATTCACGATCTGAGTCTCAACATCAACAGTCTTACTCATGAAAGGTGTCCAGTTGCTTTCTTGGTAATCGGTGGCATTGTGTGATTCTTTATCGTAGGAGTGAGCATCATCTTCCATTGAATTTTCCTGATACGCATGTTTCGAATATTTCTTTATTTCCTGTTTCAGATCATTCATAATGACATGCCATGCAAAAGTTGAAAATGCGCTGCGCTTGGGGCTGTATCGTTCTAATGCCTTACACATTGACATGCATCCTACCTGAAACAGATCGTTATAGCGATCATCATCTTTTCTCATAAATTTCAGTGCCAGGTTGTGAATGAAGCCTTTGTTCTCGTTGAAGAATATGTTAAAATCAGAATTGTTTTTCCTGATCTTCCGTATCATAGGCATAGTTAAATGTTCAATCTTATACTTGTTCATTGGCCGATATATTAACCCCGTTCATTTGAATTATACTCAGGCACACCAAAAAAAGCATACCTATTGCGTATTGAATATACTCTTTTTGTTACCAAACGTCCTGGGTTTTAACGGGTTTCGTCGGGCAATGTTTAAAACTTCAGAAAGTCCTTGAACCTTCTGAGATAATATTTGGTTACTGGTATCTCTCTATAATAACCGCATTTTTTATCCTGACAAAAATTCTCATGTTGATAAGGACATGATTTCGGAAGTATCGTCATATCGATAGCGATCACCCATCGTTTTGAGTTATCGCAAAAGCCATCTTTAATCAAGGTCTCGCACCTTATCAGCAGCAGTATTAAAATTTCTTTCCATGCGCACAAAATGATCTCTGTTAAAAAAACTACCGCACGGTCCAAGTCTGAGAACTACCATTTTCTTGGTAGCATAAACAAATTCAAATGTTATTTCTTCGCCAACCACATAAACGGTACAGTGATTTCCATTGTGTTCCTCGGTGACAAAATCATAATGTACCTTGGGAATATCGCTCTCTGGAAAAAACGATGTAGCCCACAGTGTATAACCACGATCTTCCATTACATGAATAACATCTTGTTCTGTTGCAAGATTTACCATTTAGTACCTCTGCCCATCTTCCATATCGGCCATGCGCTCATATTCCTCAAAGTCGGCTTGCGCTTCAGCGTTAAATCGATCTTTGATTTCCTTGAGTTTGCTGAATAGGTCTTGAAGTTCTCTGAGGCTGTTGATTTCTCGTGGACTGTTTTGCATGACATCCTCGGTGGTGCGGTGAGGCATATCATATACTTCCTCAAGAACATCACAAGACTTTTTAATGTCTTCCAGAGCGCATGTTAACAATTCATCAAAATGCATCATTTCAAACATAATCGTTATTCTCCTTGATAAGCAATATATTGCTTAAATCTCACAAAGTTCGGAAATTAAAGCCTCACGTTCCTTCTCTTCAGCAATATATTGCTCATTTGACCTTTTCTCTACAACCTTTTGATACCATGCTTCAAGAATCTCTTCCCATTCGCCACGCACCCACAACGTATTACTTCCAGAACGAACAACAAGTTTTCCTTTTACAAAACATTCTACTTGCTCTCCATTTGGAATTTCACGAATAAGAAAATTGTTTGGTTTATCCCATAGATAATTTGTTTCGCCAGGTCTTTGCGGATCAGGTTCATTTGTACCAAATTCATCCAATACGGCAAATAATTTACTAAATTTTTTAGATTTCGTGGCATCTTCAATCCATTGATGTTTTAATTCAAGTAATTCCTTTAAAGACATTTGGCGCAGTTCAGATCGTAACATATCACATGCTCCTAAGTAAAATCTTTTGATGTGTCGTCAGGCTCCGGCTTGCGAGGACAACCGGTAACATAATAAAAATAATCCTTTCCAAGAACCACTCGTGGAAAATCAGAATACGGTTCAGTGAGACGACACCGCACGGTTCGTTCTTTGAATTGGCTTTCATGCATTTCCTTATTATGATAGCAGTCTTTGCATTTATAGAGAGGAACGTCCGCCATAAAACTTGTACTCCAGTTTTAAATAAAGATTATGAAACCAATGGGCTAAATACTCATCCCACCGTACTACCACTCTACCTAATGTAACAATTCCAACAAGAGAGCATGGTATTTCTACAATGCTTATAATAACAATGCAAGCATAGTGAAATTGATTGAGAAGAAATTTTTTCATTACTCACCCCCGGTTAACAGTTTAAATTGATTACCTTTGATTTGCTCATAGAACGTTTTTTCTGTTTTGCGGTTATAAGTATAAGGAAGAAAAATCTGAATTGGATCGGCCTGGTGGAGCATGATCATAGCCACTTGCGCCAACACCCAATCGTAAATTATTTTCCATGCGGTACGTTTCGATTGCGCATCAATCCAGTCTTTCTTCTTGGTCTTGTATGTTGGAATCTGTTTTAATATTTCTTTGGCTGCATCAATTTTAGCAGGGAGTTTATAACTCAGTTCTATACGATCAAATGTGATACTGAAGATCACGCCATCAGGAGAGCCATTGAGATAGGTCTTTTCAATCTTGGAAGCCCCCACCTTAACTAACTCTGCTTCGATCATTGAAACAGTGCGCTCGACGCTTACCTGGGATGTGTAGTTTTTAATTTTGAGAGCCGACATATTAAGTTTCCTCTTTATCCCTATGATCTTCTGTATCTACTACAATATTTCTCTTACGAATCGGAATCCACTTCTTTGATCGTTTTACAATCTCGGCTTCGGAGAGCCATATGTCTTTTCCTTTTATGACAGATTGTATTTCTTTATTGGTCAGGAATCCGTCGAATACATCACTGAGAATACTGTGGGCGTGTTTATGAGTGAAGGTAACCTGTTGGTCCATCTCGTGCATCTTGCCAAACGACTGTACAATGATTGAGTGAATCATCATGGAACCATAACGAGCAACCTCTATCTCATCACAGGCCAGAGCAATAATGGCTCCGGCTGAATAGGCGTTATGAATCTCGGCGTAGGTCGTAGCTTGAGTTTCAAGGAGATAATGATACAACTGCATCGCTGTATCCAAACAACCACCCTGAGTATTGATAACCATTTTAACCACATCGTATTCCTGCGCTTTCTGCAATGCGTTAAACACGGCACGATATTCGTCCGGTGTACCCAATTCACGATCAATGTAAATGGTAATCAGTTGTTGCGTAAAGGTATTTGTTTGAACCATCTTGGAATCAACATCAGTCAAACCAAACATGTCCATAAAATCTTCATCGCTGTCAATTTCGCTACGCTTTCTCATAATTTTCTCGATATGCATTTATACACTCCCTACGGTTATTGTCAAGTAATTATATATTTTTAATAATAAAAAAATCCCCTGTTGTAGAGGGCAACAGGGGCAAATGATGAGTATTTTTAATCCCTTGATAAATATCAATCGTCAAACGCCAGATATTGTTTCATGGCTGTTTCAATCCGCTTCTTGGAGACTTTCACTGTGGATATAACGTACCACAGGTGGCTAATCTTGCCGTTGTCTCCGATCTTTTTTCCGGCATACAGGGCGAATATGGGAGTCTCGCTTTTCTTTGGCTCCCTGACGATAGAACAGGCTTCTGGCTTTGATATACGGAAGTTGTTCAGGCTTCTCTTTGCGAAAGTATATGTTTTTCAGGGCGGTCAGTTTGCGTTCGAGATTTACTTCCTCGGCATCCTTCTGGCGTATCTCTTTGGCTTGACGCTTTTTCTTCATACGGTCGAGTTCTTTGGCCATCTTGAAAATAATGGCGTAACGGCTTTTGCGATCTTCGAAATCGGCTTTGCGCTTATCCGCTGAATACAGAAGTTCTTCTTCAAGTTTCTTTGACTCGGCCTCGCTCATCCGGCAGTAGATCGGGTCTTCTATCGGCGTTGACGGTTTGCCACTTTGAGAATCGTAAGCGAAGGAATAGACTTTTCCGATTTTAAACGATTTCATTTCCACACTCCTTACATGGTTATTTCTTTATTCTGCATGTCCCATACTTTTCCATTATAGGACACATAAGCCACTTGCGTATTGCCTTGATTGAAGATTTGTCCGCCTTTCCAGTTTCCCGCTCCGAGGTCATACTCATTGATAAATGCCCGACATGCCTCAGACGCTTCCTTGTAACTGAGAACAACTTTTGAGGTAGGCTTCGGAAGATTTTGTTTCTCAGCATGATCAGGATTTTGACATGCTGACAACTTCACGAGAAACAGCGGAGTATCTTTCGTGATCTTTACAGAGCATTTGTGATTATCGAATTTTACTTCGGCATCACATTCGTCCCTGCCGGTAACAACTTTTCCGCATCGACTGCATTTGAAACTGATAGCCATCACTCCCTCCTTATTTGCAAATCAACGCTAAAAGAATTATCAGGGCTATAAAGCCCCATACGCCATTCCCTTTAAGAATAGCGTAAATCATAATTACGATTCCTAAAAGTATCAGCATATTATTCCTCCATTCTGCTCCATCCGAGTTGCAGACGTTGATCATGAGCAGCATGAAGTTTTTCCCGAAGTGCCAAGTGTTCCGGCGATCCTTTTTTGCCGTTTCCTCTCAGTATCATTATTTCCAATGAGAGGCGTTGGGCTTCCTCGTTCAATTCGTTCATCTCACGAGCACGAGCAGACTTTTCAATCTGCTTCTGCCGTTGAGATATTTTCTTCCTTTCAGCCTTTGATTCCATCGGCTCGTTGTCATGGATTATCTCTTCAAGAATCTCTTCCGCTGCCATATCACACTCTCCTTATCGTCTTTATACAATATACAAAGAGTATGATAATTTGTCAACTCTTTTGGAAAAAATTCGTGCAAAAAAATAATTTTTTTTATCCTATAACGGGTTCACTGGCCACCGGATCGACCACTTTTGTTTCCTTTTTAAAGCGTATTTTTTCCAGTGTTTCAACGGGAACCACGAACGGATTGGCACTGAATTTGTAGTTCGTTGGCTTGGGAGGCTCTTTCTGGAACCGCACCTGGATAAACCGGCCATCGTCGCAATATTCAGCAACAACACCCTTGCCGTATTCCTTGTGTTTAACAACGTCACCCCGGACCAGTTTCTCTTTCTTGTAATAATTTTTCATAGTATTCTCCTATTAAAAATCGTGTCCGGCAACGTCCAGGCACGTTATTCGCAAATCGTTTCGAACCATATCAATAACCTGGCGGCGGTCATCAATCCAGTACAGACAATTATATTTACCGGCAACATGATTGTCAAACAATTCTCGTTTTACAATTGAATCTTTTCTTTTATCACCGGTCTTGCGCATATACAGTTCGTCAAAAAATACATTGTGTTTTTTGAGCCAATTGATAGTTTCTTCCATGCACGAATCGTCACGTCCCGAAAAAATTATAGCATACGGACCTTCTATCCCCTGTCCAAGATTTCTCCCGATGCACAGTTTTTCCAGAAGTTGAGCAACCGGCTTATTGAGTTTATCTTCTCCGACTTTCGAAAAATCAAACGGACTACGATCACCACGAATAGCCAGTGTTCCGTCAATATCACACACCACACAACCAGGAAGCGCAGGGTCAAATGGATATGTCGCAGTTTCCGCTCTCTCAAGCATATCCAGTAAATCTTTCTCGTATCTCTTCCAGGTTTTCGTGATGACTGCTTCACCTATTTGAAATTCACGTTCCTTATCACGGAGAATTGCCTGATATAAGGTAATCGGAAATTCTTTAACCTCGAATTCCACCGTGTCCTCCCAATCAACCAAATCCAAAATGAACCTTTTATCGTTGGCGAAATCTTGTTGGTTGAGATTCTGTTTATCGATTACGAGATTGTATCCCATGAGCAGAAGTTGTTTAATAGTATCACGTTCAACCTGAGTTACAATATTCTCATTGTCATTAGTGAACGTATACGATGACAGCATATGTCGAAGATCATCACGGCTGACTCGTTTATATTTCTGATTATCTTTTACAAATTGCTTCGCCCATGTCGTCTTTCCAGATGCGATAATTCCTTTGGTAAATATAACTTTTATCATCCTCTCTCTCCTTTTATTTTTTTTATTTGATCATCAACGCTATTATATAGTTCACGTTTACGTTGCTGATGATCATATTCCATTTGAGACATTCGAAAATCAGTAACCGCAATGGAGAAATACGTTCCTTCCTGAGTATAACTTTCAAGACGTTCGCTGTTTGGATCACGTTTGGATATTTGTGTACTGAGTGAACGAATCAGATTAATCGCCTCTGATTCTTCCAGATGCACAAAAATCATTCCGTCTTTAAGAGTTATATCTTTCGATCTCTTGTTTCTCGATTTATCAATAATATTTATTTTCATGCTGTTTCCTCTTCTGGATAACTTTCGGCTTCTTCCATATCAACAGCGTCATCATTTTCCTTGATGATACCCTCAAGAACTTTAAAAATAAAATTCTTGTGTTTGTAGGCTTCGTAGTTCAGTCCATTCTCCACACGGCATACAACCCCTTCCCTGATATGAGAAGAGTCAATCGTGGATGGACCGTCATACAATTCCTCTGCCAGTTTCATCAGGGTATCTTGATTGCCATCGTAGAAATATGGTTCGTGCAGCTCAACGACCGGCTTAACTCCAAGTTCTTTACACCGCTCGATCATTGCGCTCCAAGGATACTCAACTGTATATCCGTCTTCATTGGTCATGGTAATACGATACACGTAGATGTCAGATGTTCCATTTAGGCATCCATATTTGAAAACAGTTTCATCACCGTATATCTTCAGGAACTCTTTGTCCTTGAGTTTCTTGTTGTCACACTTCGACATGACCGGAGTATTTTCTGATACCCAACCGACGATTTCATAATAGACCGTTTCACCTTTTCTCAGGTTGCCCAGGAAAACATCATGCCATACTTTCCTGAAATCATTGGTTCCGTAGAATCCTTGTTTCGCAGGATCGTTGAAGTTATCAAGAATCACACGCCTGGTTCCTGACACGTACTGCCATTCCGACTTCTCATGAAATATCGGAGCAATTTTATTAACGATCTTTTTCCACTTGGGCAGTTCTGACACTACTTGAACATGGCCGGTACGTGCGCTGGTTCCGTGTACTTTCTCAGAAAAGAAAATCAGAGAACCGGCTTTAATCCTTCCGATGTGATACGCCAGTTGTTCAGTGTCGATATGCTCCTTGAACATCTTGTAGTGTTTCTTGATGCGCCGTGCCATATTTTTATGACCGCTTCCCTGCATCCTTGTTTTCTTGGTGATGTACTTCCGGCATATTTCAACACCGTTCAGGTTATCAAACTGATCTCCCACTTTGAATTTGGAAATGTTGTAACCGGTAAACGCCACGGATTCAAGAGGCATAACGAAACCGTCAGACTTTTCTCCACAAAATTTCTGAGCACGAACTTTACGCTTGTGGTCGAAATATCCACCGCTGCGCTCACCGGTTTCAGGATCGACTTTTCCGATCAGATTATTGGTTGCGCAATATTCCTCTGAGAGTTGACCGTCAGTGGGAAAATAGATCACCTTGTCGTTGTCTTTTGCACTCAGATCAACAACAACCTGGCAACCGTAAATAGTTGCCAACTGAAGACGATCAGCGTTTGAATGCTTGCGAACGTTTTTTAATTCTCCGATAATTGCTTGGTAACTCATGCCTCTTCCCCCTCTGGCTCATAATATTCAACTTTTAAATTTTTCTCCGCCATATCTTCATCAACCTGTTTTTCGATCTGGCGTTTTATTTCACTTTGATCTCTCATTTTCCTGGCAGCTTCAATGTGCAACCAGGATTTGAATTTTGGATGATCGCACAGTCTTCGAAATGCAACCATGAGATTTTGATGTTGATTTCGTTCATCGGCGCAGACTACCGTAACCCCGCTGTCCTTATGAACAATACGCACGGCAGTCTCACGTTTGTTCCGGTTTTGACCGCCCTTTCCTGAAGATTTGTAGAATTGAATATCCAAATCTTTTTTTGTTACTGAGAACAGAAGTTCCTTCATTTCTTTGCGCTCCACAGAATCTACAATGATCACGAGATGAATAATCAATCTCGCCACAACTTTTACAAAAAAGGTCAGCGTTTGTTCCGAATGAGTTACTATCCATTCCTGTTGTCCTTCTGGAAAATACTGTACAGGTCGAAAATGCCAACAAAGTCTTCACCGCTATCGTACTCTCCGTTGTATGCATCATAGGAAGACCAGAATTCCCATACCGTATAAATTTTTTCGGATATATACATCGGAGATATATGAATTCGAGTATCCTGATTGTTAACCAGAAAAACGAAATCATATCGCTTACGCAACTCCGGCATCATGTCGAAAGCAAGATCAGAAATACCAATGTTGCTAATGACTTCTTCAAGCCACTCTCCATGCTCCACAACACGAAGTAGCAAATCAGTTGCCTTGTTAATTGTGTCCAGAACCTCAAGTTCTTCTTCAACATAAACCAAATCTTTTCGTGTTGGAGAATAATAATATAGATCATCCAGATCATACATACTACTTCCGTTTCCGGCATCAACCGAAAAGTATCTGTCCGTTACCATTCCCTTATCATCAGTTTCACGGTAATAAGAACCAGGTTTATTTTTCGGGTCGTATGGTGTTAAAGCCTTTTTGATCTTTTCAATTATATAATCTTCAAGCCTAAAGACTTCAAACACCATGATCTCACGAGGTTTATTCCCATGCATAGTTACACCTTTTTGAATTGTTTTCTCATGCCAACATTGCCATTCTTCTTGATGTAGTGCGTAATGAACAATGTATTCTTGGGAGCGTTAACGTCCACTTTCTTATTCTGGTTTTTTTCTTCAGTCGGATTTTTTCCCATTGTCTGGCTCCTTATAGCAACGTGTTGATTGTGTTAATTGGATTCAGAGGGCTTAAAGGATTTGCCGGATTGATTATATCAGTCAGCATATCATCGGTGTGTCGCTGCCTCCTTCTCCTCTCTGCTTCTTCCTCTTCGTCTTTTTTCTTCTTTTCTTGTTCGTTCATGGCGTTCTCCTTATTTACATTTACAATTGCATTTTTGAGATTCCTGTAGTTTCCCTGTGCAGAAAACATTATATGAATCTCCATTTTCATGCTGAATTCTTTCAACCACGTAAGTCATATTCATTTTAACACATTTACGTGATTCCTCAAGAATATTATCGAGACGGTCAGCCTCGATTTGCGCTACATCCCCTGGCGCATACAATGTCGTTTTGTCAAACTTGCATGACACCATTCCCACCAGGCAGATAATCATTATAACAAAAAACTTTTTCATCTCATTCTCCTTTATAATAATTTATTTAATTCCTTGCACAGACGTTCATGCTCGTGACTGATTTTTATTATCTCAGTATGGATTTCTTTAATACGTTCTTTTTTGTTTTTAAAAGAATATCTCACTCTCTCAAATTTAATATTAAGAACATCGCCAGTATCAAATGTCAATGTCAAAAACTGATCTGGAAGCACATTGCCGCCATAATCCATCTTTCCTTCTGCGTGAACAATTTTTTTGCCAACAAGCAAATCAGCAAAACCGTAATCTATATGATTTTTTTTCTTTTTTTGATCAACCGAACGGCTAAAACAATCTAACATCATACATAACTCCTTCCGCAATGTTGACACTTGCCTTTTATAATTTCAGGACTGCCACACCCATTACAATATTCAGGTATGGCAATCTTTTTAACAACTTTTTTCACAATAGACTGTTCGATATGACCGTGATCTTTATAACCAATTACTCTCACGCCGAATTTACGCAACCGATTCATATAGTCTTGTTGATTCAAATGAACAATTTGCAACTCGGCATTATGATAACGTGGCGGAAGTGAATGTCGAATCATTTCATCCAGACTGACTTGTGGTGCTTTCAACAACATAGCCGTGTCGCTCAACGTTATAATAAAATCAAAGTATTGCCTTTTTACCTCTCCAATACACTGCGTTGGCGATTGATCTTCATATGAAATAGGAAAATCAAATCTTTCCATATAATAAACTTCAGAATTGACTTCTTGTATATCAATCGATGACATACTTTTATCCCAACAACTTGCTTGGTGTTCCGCCAATTTCAAACGTGCTTCTTGAGCTGCCGGATGAAATGATGGCTTGGGAGTTTCAGGACGTTTATTACGATGGAACAACCTCATTTCTTTCTCCGGCACTTATACCACATAAATGCCAATGTTCCCAAGAATAAAAGATTGAGCATGGGCATAAAGATAGCAATGGAAAAGGCAGGATGTTGGATAAGCCCGAAGAATTCCCGCAATGAACGCTTTTGAGATTCATCGAGTTTTGGTTCATCGTCAACCCAACCGATTGAGTACCTGGTGATGTCAGATAACTCAATTCTGATAATTTGACACAGGGCTAATGGAAAAATATAAAGAAGAAATAAAGTCCACGCTGTTTCATTCATATACTCGCTCCTTGTTGTTTTTCAGGGGCTACAGGATTCGAACCCGTGCTGTACGGTTTTGGAGACCGACCGGCTACCACTACTCGCAAACCCCTTTATGCTCTGCGGGGAAGATTCGAACTTCCGACCCATTGATTAACAGTCAATTGCTACTACCAACTGAGCTACCGCAGAATATAGCCTCCATTCGGGTACGATCCGAAATTTACTGATTACAAATCAGTCGTTCTATCCATTTAAACTACAGAGGCGTATTTTTTTCTCCAAGAACGTTTTCCTTTTTTATTTTTAGATTTATAAGTTTCCAATTGACTATCACAATTACTACATACCAATCTAAAATTTTCTACTTTATGATTATGCGTATCGCCGTCAATATGATCTATAATCTTAATTAAATCTTTATTATTCCATTTAGTAATTCCACAAATAAAACACTTATCTCCAAATTTTTCTGTTAAATATTTTTTAACTATTTTTCTGTTTGTATCATTAGTGTTTTTGTTATAAGGAAATTGTTTCTTATTTTCTATTTCAATACATAATTGTTTCCATTTGTATTCAGCCCGACAAGTATTATTACAATATTTAACTTTTACTAATTTTCCACAATTTAAACAATACTTTTCAGTTTTAGTTTTTTTTCCTCTTTTAACATTATAAAATTGAGCAGCACAAGATTTAGTACAAAATGTATTATCTCGTTGATGATATTGCAAAATTGTTTTACAACTTTTACAAACTTTTGGATTATGATAATATTGTTTTTTGATATTATCAAAACGTTTTTGCAATATAGGTTTAGATTTTAATGCTCCTAATTTTCCTGCTTCGCTACGGTTCATTTACTATCTCTTTTTAAAATTTGCGGGGGTCGGGTTCGAACCGACGATATTGACACTGGTTATGAGCCAGCCGACTTACCAACTGGTCTACCCCGCTATACCTTGGCTTTTTATTTACCAGGAAGCCTCACAAAAACCTGGATACGATAATCCTCAATTTACTACGTTGAGGTAAAGGCTTTCGGTTCAGTAATTGGAGATTTTCTTATAATCTAAAAGAACCGGGAGTCGCCTCAATCCCTGCATTAATTTTAAACCTGGATACCCTTTTCCGATGTCCAACGCACTTACCGAGTCTGGTTCTCCAATCGAGACCCACCGGCAGCCAACGTTGGCTCCTTGGATCGGAATGTTTACTCTCTCCAAGTCGAGCCTTCCACGTCGAAGGTAGACACTATCGTATACGGCTTAAAACTGTAATACCGGCTCCATCACCGAGTCCCATCCACCGTTGATCAAACGGCTTCCTTTGGAATTACAACTCTCCGGCTTCCGGTGCATATTCTAAGCATTAGGGTTGCAGAGATTTGAACTCTGGTTGACGGTTCGAAAAACCGCTGTCCTAACCAATTAGACGACAACCCCATGAGCGGATGATGCGACTCGAACGCACAATGATATGATTGGAAATCATATGCCCTACCGTTGGGTTACATCCGCAAAACAATTTCGGGGTGGAGAGATTCGAACTCTCGACAACTTGAACCCAAATCAAGTGCGCTGACCGGACTGCGCTACACCCCGTTAAAATGGTTTTTTATTCCGATGAACCATTATTACAACAAAAAAATCTTAACCCTGTTGCAAGACATAACATCGAGTCCTTGTTCAACAAACTGTCATCACGTTAGCCGTCCAGGTCTTCGGACGAGTCTACTCAAGATGTTTCAACTCTGGAGTTATCGTTGTTTGCCAGAATCCCCACACCAATCAAGAGCCTCCGGTTCATTTTCAGACAACGCTCCTACTTCTGAACCATATCTCCGTCGAGTGTTGAACTTACAGATGTGTCTACTGCGCCATTGAAGGCCACGGCGTTTTCTACCGATAGACTAAATAATCTTTTCTCATAACATGCTTGGTAAAAATTCATATACCAACACGTCCTGTCTTTCTCCCAACCATTCAATATATCAACAGGATCAAGCCCTGTCTGATGTGCGCATTTTCGAACCAAGTCAATGACATACTTGAACTGATCGCAATACCGATGAGAACATCCAGGTTTTTTATCGCATCCGGTTGTTCGAAAACACTTCTTCTTACCACGCTCATAGCAATCATACAATACCGAAGCCTTTAACCTCTTGTATCCTTCTGACTGTGATAATTTTTTAAAATCTATATTCATTTCTTTTCCGATCTGAGCGGGAAGGATTCGAACCCTCGGATGTCGAGACCAAAACCCGATGCCTTACCGCTTGGCTACCGCTCAATGTTATTTTCTTTCAACCAGTTCTTTTATTTCAATGTACCGTAATTCCTTATCAAGAGGACACCGCCAACCATACCACAGTTTCCCCATCCAATTCATTTTACGAATACCGATCTCATGAGCCAAATCTTTATTAAATTTATTGGCAGAATCAATCCAACTTTCAGCAGCTTTGGAAGCGTTGGTGCTCTGGTATGCGTTTGGAAGATCAACCAGGATTTTATCACCATTTGTTTTCACCACGGCGACTTGATTCAGTTGTTGCGCCAGTGTCCGGTAATTGGATAGTATGTTGATCTGTTGAGCCTTCATTTCTTCAACCTCAACAATGCTGGCTTGATAGCATCCTCCTGTTGACATCAGAACACCAAAACCAAGCACAATCAAAAACACCGGCACAGACATGTAATTCATAATCGGGCTGTCTTTCTCAATAAAAGGACCGGCACAGATAATTGCAAGAATAAACGAACCAATTACTAACGCTATCATATTATCGCTCCATCATTGTATTAAATTTTGCCTGACGCTCTTCATATTGATCGCAGGGTTTATTATTGTCAGCGCATGATTGTCTGTAACCCAACTCATACGCCTTTTTTGCCAACGTATATACTTCATCCTGAACGTCTCTTTGTTCAGGATAACAACCGCCAAGCATCAAACCGATCATCATTGTAAAAATTAAATATTTCATAGTGCCAACTCACAAACGTATCCTTTATTTTTACGACTGATACCACCGAGAGGTCCAATCGAATATGCTACATGACGATGCTTGCACCTTTTCTCATTCCTGCACCAACCACCATCTTCGTGTTCGCATTTCTCATTTTTTGGTTGGCATTGTTCTGAATGACCACTTATCGAATCCTTTCTTTTCAATCATAGCCTCGTTGCTGATATTCACAGTGACCGGCTCCCCAACTCCAAGCCTTCCTGAGATAAACATGCTCAATTCCTGGAAGGCGGTATAAGGGTCAATCTCTCTTTGAAAATTCCTCTTAAAAAGGTTCGGATGCAAAATCAAATTATATTCTATCCTTCTTTTATCCAAACTCTCAATGATAAAAATAGGACATCGGTGTCTGAAAAAAAAGTCAAGTTCTTTTTCTATGATATGGTTTTTTTTGAAAAAATCATCCAGATCATCAAATGTAAAATGAAGCCGATATTTAGTTTTCCGTCTTTGAACCTTGCCATAAAACTTGGTGCGCTTTTTTTCAACCTCAAGAAAATTCTCAACCATTTCCTTCTTGAAATGTTCAGGAGATTGCAAAAACTGCAATACATCATACGCATTGAAAGCGGTTTCGTGAGCGGTCTTTTCATAATCGGAACTGAAATCAATATATGGATACCACTTACCGCAGAAACCTATTAAACACGGCCTGATGCTATACAGGCTGTCAAGATGATGCGTATGAAGCCATGAAAATTTCTCAAACAATTCAGCCAGGGAAGGAAGTTCTCTGGTGTCAAAGTTCTCGATCACCTTTTCTTTTCGTAAATATACCAGAGAACGATCCTGTCCGTATGACTGAACATTATCGTAATAATCATGAAAATCTGAAATGATTCTCACTGAATACCCCGACGATGATATAATGCCTGTGTGCAAAAACGAACACAGAGTTCATCTGGATTCATTTTTTTAATCTCGCCATTATCAAAATCTGAAATGGACAGATTCTTTGGAAGCGAAGATTTGCATTCCTCAAAACAGTCTTTCCATTCCGCAGTCTTAAAAGGTCCGGATGGTTTCTCTTTTTGAGTCTGGCAACACAGCGCAGTCAAAATGAGTGCTATAATAGCACCGACCAGAAGACCGTGTAACAATCCTTTTAACATTATCGTTTCCTCCCATTGTAACCAACATTCAAATCTTTACCCTGTTGCAAGATTTCTATCGTAAGGTATGATAATTTGTCAACTTTTTATGAAAAAAATTCGTGCAAAAATTATTTTTTTTTCTTTTTTTGTTGGGTCAAAAAATGCTCAAAAAAGTCGTTATCACTCCATGTACAATCGTCATTTGAGCACCATTTTCCATTTTCAGATTTAATTATTTTACTTCCGCATTGTTCACATCTATCTGAAGTTTCCTGGCCGGAAAATTTAACTGTCATAAATTCTTTAATACTTATTTTTTGTACACTCGCCATCCATTCCTCTCGCTGTTTATTCCACAATTTAATCCGGTCAAAATAATAACGATTGCTCCTGAAGTCTTTGCACTTTTTTTTCTTTTCAGTATATGTCTCTTCAAAGGACATAAAAGATTGCCATTGTCCAGTAATGGCCGTATACCGATAGCACTTCATTTTTGAAGCGCACGATTTAAAAAAGCACATGCTGATGTCAGCCATTACATTTCCTGCAACATCATTTTTGTTTTTGCAAATTCCAACAAGCCAACAGATTCTCCAATTGACATTTTTTTTCTTTCTACTTCTACAGTCGCTCCTTCATTGTTATCATAAACCTTAATATGAAGTATCAACTCAGATACGACTTTTGATTTTTTTGTTCTTTTTCCAAACGGTTTCATTTACATTTCCTCCTGTGATTTTCTCCGTAAAACCAACATCAGTGAATCAGAATCTCGATAGGCACGATGATAACCGCCTTGACATTTTTCAACACGATACCCCAAGGCAGACTTCGGCATATCTCCTTCGAAAAACGTTCCTTCTTTTATTTCAATAGATATATTGTCCTCCGGCGTAATCATCTTGAGAGCCATGCGCTCCATATCGTTCTCCGGTGAGAACATGATCTGTTTAAGACCATCTGCCATAACAATTGCGCATTTCATTCTATATCTCCTACCAGAAGTGAATTAACAACCTCCTGTCTCCATTGTTTAAAATCTTCAATAAATTTATTTGTTCTTACAACGAACTGTTTCAAATCATCCAGGGAAAGTTCCATATCTGGATTTTGAATAATGGCTCCCTGATCTAAAAATCTTCTTTTTAGTTCTTCATACCGATTCCAATATTGAATTGTTTTTTCATTTGATATTTTTTCCAGTGACATGTTCCTCTTCCTCCTTATCCTTAATAAACTGAATCATCATCGCAGCGCATGTTGCAAAGGATGAACTATTGGTATCTCGTTGCGAGATATATTTTACATTTATTATTTTTTTCATTACTTCTTCATGGTAATGGAATACAGTTCATTCCCTTTAGCAAATAACACTTCTGTTCCACGATGAAATAATTGTGTCTGATATAACGTATCGCTGCTGATCGTTTTGACCTGGTGCGCCGTAAACAATTCAACCTCGGAATCGGTCGCCTGGATTGCAAGACCGGTATCCAGAACAGTGAAATTTATATCCGAAGCAATTTTTCCTAACATAACTTTCCTGAGAGTATAAGTATAATCCTGTTTAAAATGGAAAATAAACTTCTCATATGTTCCGGCTTGTTCTGCCAATACCATAAGAACATTATTTTCAAATTTCGCATCGATCAATCGGTATTTTTGCAACTCTGGAAGTTTAATCTGCTGATGAATTCCTTCCTTGGGAAAGATCGATACATAATACATATCAAGAAGATTCTGGAAGACAACCCCTTCAAATATCTGCGTGGCATTGGGAAGAACGTTGCACACTGGAACAATACCAACGGTCATGTTGCTTTGAGATATTTCCGAAAACTGCACTTCCATAATCATTTCGTTGTTCAAGAAATACAATCTCCCATCATATGAAAAAACTTCTGCGGCATCAAAGTTAACATTAAGATGTTTCCCCATTACCACATCATATAATCCAAGTTTTCCATTTTTAGTAATTGCCGTAATAACTTTCTGAAATTTTGGAGTTACAGCAATCTGTGCATAGGGAGCCACATTACCATCGAAGACATCATCCAGAAACAAACCAACATCGGTAAGTACCATCTGTTTGTTGTTGATATATTTGTAGTTAATGATATTACCTTTAAACTCAATTATCTTTTTCACAATAAACATATCCGTTCCAGAAACAAGAACTTGGGCAACCGGTGCAATATACACCACTTGGTCCGGGCGCAGGGGAAAAGGAATTCTTTTTCCATTTTCAAATACCTCACGATACCAAGACAAATAACTATCCGGTATCACAGATTTTGGATCAATCATCGTCGGCGGAACCCTGACTGCGGAATTGAGCACGGAAACATTACACTGCATCCGTGTTTCAAGATCAAGATATTTGTCATGCTTTCCTTTATAGGGATGCATACCGGTAAACATTTGAAAAGTTAATATACCAAACGAGAACCAGTCAGAATTGGAATCGAATTTTTCACAGTGGCGATCTCGTATTGAATCCATGATCGCTGTCGCCGGATATGATTTCGTTTGATATGAATCAACATCTATAAAATAAATTTCCTTAAACGTATTCTTGTCTACCAGGAAATTCAATTCGTTCATATCAACCACGAGAACATTATGTTGATGACAGTGATCAACTCCGGCACGAAACTTCAGCACCAGGTCAACGATCTCAGCGGAGCCTATACGATTACGATCTTTAAATGACTTGGTAAATAATTGGCAAAGCGTTACTGTATGCTTGATAAAGTGCATCGTATAACCGATAGGAGAATTTTTCGCATCAAGTATCATGTGCTCCGGCTTGATAATGTTCGGCAACGTCAGCGGAGCCAACTCCATGACCTTGGCTTCATGAATACATCTCTCTGGCTTAATATAAAGTTTATATGCCGTGTTTCCCTTGACATACACCGTTCCTTCGCCACCAGCCGAAACATAGTGACGCTTATCCAGTTGTTCCTCGCCAACACCTTTCACAAATACTTTCATGTCGCTCACTCATCAAATAGTTCAATGGTATTTTCGAATATCTGCGCCAACTCATCAGAGAAGCCAAAACGCCCCTTGTTGATCTCGATGCTCTTCCTGATGTTACCATCGTTATGACGCTTCGAGGCGCAGTACCAGTCAACAAACATTTCAATCAGGTCGATCAGGTTCATATCCTTAATGCCATTCTTAAAATGTTCAGGATGATGTCTGTTGTTGGCATAATGATGTTCCAGTGCCGGTTTCAGTTGCTCCAGGGCTTGCTTATATTCTTCCGAGCCATAGGTCAAGGCAGCCAACTTGGGAGTCCACACTGCAAACAATGGAAATTCAGGGTCTTCCAGTTTTGAATTATCATGAATTTCTCCACGAGCAAAAATTATCGCAGAAAAATGGTGCATCAATTCCTTAACTTTCGTTTTATGATCCATTGTGCTCGAAACACAAAAAGCATCTTCCTCGGTATGTATCACTGGCATGATTACTTTTCTCCTTTTATAATAAGATTACCATTATTATCAACATCAACATTATCAATAAGGGTAAACGTAATATAACCGCCTACTCCTCTTTTTTCCATTGATTGCTGTAACCGAAAACCTTCATCGGTAAACATTTTGTTTTTTCCATGAAGTACTCCCATTTTAAACGAATAAAGACAAATGTACTTCATGCGTTCGGCTTGTTGTTTGTTTTGACGTATGCCGTGGTATATTGCAAACCACACAAGGCACACAGCAATTAAACTACCAATTATCCACTTAGCGGTTTCCATAGCAATCTCCTTATAATTCGAAACATGTTGGTACAGGATTTTCGCAATTCTCTTTAACGAATTGTTCTCGTTTCCCTTCGTCGGTCATCAGGGCAAGACCCCAACAGTAACCCATTGGATCACGCCAGACGTGCGCCGGTATCGGGCAGTGAGGAGGTTTTACATAGGTCACGGTGGTTCCATCTTTTTTTCTGCATGTAATTGATGCTTCCATTATGACACCTTTGCCATGTTGAAAAATATTTTCAATCTCTCTTTTAAAGAGAGATTTTTCGGGGCAAGACTTTCTGGTTTAAAAAAATAACAATCATGATTAATATTCAGTTGTGATGGGTGTCCATAAATCTTATAGTCTCCATCAAAACAAATATGATTTAGGTGTTTTTTTATAAAATCAATTCCATGAGGATCATAATTCAATTCCTGAAATCTTGGAGAGCCAGTTACGGCAATGTCAAAATTTGTTATTAAATATTCTGAATTATCGGGAATGCCGTCTTTACGAAGACCACAGGCAGGAATTTCGCACTGATCTACATACTGTTTCCTTTCATAACCATATACCCGAACACAATTCATACATAAAACTTTTAAATTTTGTTCTTGCAGTAAGGTGGTTACAGTTTGTTGATACATAGCACGGTTATCAAAATAAAACCATGCCAGAGCAACAATAAATATTATTAATGTACCGCAAAAGATTTCCATATTAAAATGTGTACTCTCCCGAAACGCTTTGTTTAAAACTCTCTTCCATTCTCAATGCTCGTTCAAGGCGTAATCGATGAGCCAACTGCATGGAAAATGGGTTCAATATCACATAATGATTATAATTATTGTTACTGGACTGGTTGATGTCTTCCATTTTGAGCCGTCCAAACTTAATAAATCCGGCTTTATCCCATTTCTTGGCAATGTCGAAATCTATTTTGTTCATGCGACGACCATCTATTTTACACCGATGATCAACCATTGACGCTTCGAAAAATAACAAAAGATTTTTTTCATCTTTTGACCATTCTGATAATTGAACTTTTTTAAATAAATCATCCAAGATAAATTACCCCCATTGAAAGATCATCATAATGTTCGTAATTCAGAGCATTACAATCTTTTTCAAACTTATTTAACCGGCGTTGAGCAAATCGACCGGTAAATGTTTTAAACTGCAACAATTCTTTAATAATTGTGTATTCAGATATTTTCTCTTTTGTTGTTTTATCCACAAACGATCCAATACCATCTGAGAAAATTGCCACCCATTCAAGGTCTTCGGCTTTCATGGAATAAAACATTACTGAATCAAGTGCTTCCTGGCCGACAGTAAGCCCAAGATAAGAACCTATATTCTCCAGTTTATCAAGAATGTGTTCTTCATTTACAAATCCCGCAACCTTGGCGTATTCTTTTTTTCGTTCTGAACTTAAATCGTAAGCAAGGTATCGTGGATAACCAGATGGATAATTTCTTAAAATGGTATTGTATTCACCATTTTTCTTTTTAGCCACGACCATTCCGTCACCAGCCATGAATATATTTACTTCATCATCACAGCATTGTGCCACCAAGAGCGTAGCATCAAACATAGATGGATTCATTTTTAATTCATATGCGTACTTATGTTTTATCAACCGTACAACGTCAGCCCCAAATGACTCACGTAAATATTCGCCTTCTTCACTCAGGATGAAACTGGCCGTGAGAGCAAGAAGCCTTGCTCCCACGTCAGTCATTGGCGACGATGAACAACCATCGCAAACAATCACATGATGATCGTTCACCGTGCCAAGATTGGTTGCATAATCCTGGCAGATTTCATGTGTACTTCCAATAGAAAATGCAACATCAGTATTCATAGGTGTCCTTCCTTATAAAATCGCAAACGACATTATCAAAGCCGAGACAATAGCCACAATAACATGAGCTGCTACTGAAAACGTTTTTGCTTCGTTACTGCCCCAATTATATCGAGGAACATATTCTATTTTATTATCCTTGCCGATTTCTTTTCTGCTCATATGAAAATATCGAAACGACCAGAACGTAACGCCAAGAATAGTCCCCCATATGACAAATCGAATCAGAGCTGCAACCAGTTGTGCGCCGAACACTTTCCAGATCAGCATAAACGTGAGAAGTTTACCGGCATCTGTTTTTATAAAAGCATTAATTTCAACATTCAATGCTTGGCACAGTTCTTTGACAGCCAGACCCAAACTCTGCGCTATTTCCCGCCACTGATCTACTTTTGACGGAGAAAGTTCAACAGTTTTGTCTTTTTCTTTTTCTCTCATTTTATTGAGAATCCTGGAAGCAGTCTCGTTGTCAAGGTCCTTCAGATTCACCGTTACTTCCGTGGCCTCACTGGAATCGCCAGATGATGGTGCAGAATATACCGCCATTGACATTAACAAGAAGACAGCCATGATAAAAAATAAAATCTTTTTCACAACATCCTCCTATAAAAATCTTTTACGAAATTCTTCTTTGCTTTTTTCCGATAAGTCACGTTCGAAATCAAACAAAGCCCCGACATTATGCAGAGCCTCAGATAGTTCTTTGATTTGTTTCGATACCATCTGAGACCCTGCATAGCACTTCAAACTTTCCCCTTCTCCATTGACCCCCGACATATATTGCCCTCTTATATAGTAAGGTTTAAAGGCTGACTCGGTGCTCCACTGTTAATCGCTTGACTCTGTGAACTGATCGATTTACTGACGAACTCTGCAAGTTTCGCCAGACGTTGGGGCGTTGCATCATCGACCTTCACATACTGAGTAAAGCCGGAATCGTTTTTGAACATCGTCAGGTAATGATCGACTTCAGGTTCGGTTACGTTGACACCGATAAGAACAGAGACCATCGATTCAATCATCTCGCCCTTAACGGCTCTCTGCAACGCTTCCTTGACCTTGTTGCGACCATAGGTAGATTTGTTATCCATTCCGTCAGTCATCACGAAGACTATGGCGTTAACGGAGAAGTCAGCATCCACCAGGGTTTTTCCGTAAGCAAGGGCAGCTTCAATCGAATTGAAAGACGCATCATACAGTGCCGTCATGCCATCGCAATCCAGAATCGATTTATAATCGTCAAGATTGCAATTGGAAAGAAGTTTGTAACCGTGTACTTCTTCAATTTTGTTATTGAAGGTGACGATGCGAATCAGAAGATTGTCAGCCCTCGGAGATTTGCGACATGCTTCAATGACTTTCTGCAAGCACTTCTCCAATTCGTCCTTGAAATCGGCAACACTTCCGCTGGTATCAACAACGACTGTTACCAGAGTGTATTCGGTCGCACCGAGATTTTCGATGCGAGTTGCCGAATACTGGAAGTTCGTTCCGGTCAGCTTCAGAGTTTCCAGCGTATCATCATTTAAGCGAGGCATAATATTTCTCCTTTAGGTTTTGTTTTGTTAATCTGAACTGCCACCACCGCAATCGCAATCCGATCCAGAATCGCAACTGCTGCTCGAATCTGAATCTGAATCATGACTGGTATCGGTGTCAATCTCTTTGATCTCCGCTTCCGACATTTCCTGAGAAACTTCGGAAACTCTTTCGTCGCCACCATTGCCCTGACCATTATCGCCCATGACAGCATCCGCAATTTCATAGGCGATGATCGAGTCAATGAGATCGACGGAGTTTTCTTCGCTCTGATGATTTTCGGCAAACGAGCGAAGTTCGGTGCAGGACGCTTTGTGTCCGCATGTTCGGCAATTCATCCTGCCGATAATTTTGTTCATTTTAAGACAATACATAGTTATTGCCCTCCTGTTGATTTGAGAATTTCTTCTTGTTCTTTCTTGTCTTCGAGTTCGAATGCCGACATAGCCATATAGTCAGCCTCAACCGCATTACGCAGTTTCGTTATTCCTCTGGAAACTGATTTGTACATGGCGGCATTTCCTTGAGAAGTTTGAGAGTAATGCATCATGTTCATAGCCTTTACTCCGATACTTGCGCCCTGATTGGCTGCATCAAGACTGGCTCCGAGAAATACAATTTTCCAATTGTATTTTTCTTCTTGATGTTTGATCATCTCAGTGACTTGGGCGTAAGTAAATTCCCTGCTGGCGTTTTCGAGACCGTCAGTTTAAATGACCATGATCACCTTTGCCGGACGATCTTTCTCATTCATTTCCTTCAGACGCTTTCCGGTTTCAGTAATGGCAATACCGATAGCGTCAAGCAGGGCAGTGGAAGTACCATTGGCAATGTAAGTCTTGTCAGTGATGTCTTCCACGTCTTTCATGTTCTTGGCTTCGTATTGCTTTCGTGACGTTGTGGCAAATTGATACAAGGTCATCGTGGCAAAGCCAGGAACTTCCTTCTGTTCTTTTATGAAGGCATTATAGCCTCCAATGGTGTCGCCTGTCCGACCTGACATGGAGCCAGAGTCATCCAGAAGAAAAGTAATATCTGTATAATCTTCTCTCATAATTCCTCCTTATGATAGAAAGTTTTTCGTGTTATCGATCTGCATACCCCTCGCCTTCATTTCTTGAACGAACGAGTCTGCCATCGCTTCAAAACCTGGAACCGGACTGGTAGCGTCTTCAAGAAGAACAAACTTCTTGACGTAACTATCGTCACCGAACTCCTGCGCAATGTCCCTGACCGTATTGGCCAGACAGTGTGACAGGGCTTCTCCCGCCAGGGCGATGACATCGGCTTCGAGGAGCGTCTTGATCAGTCTGGTGTTGATACTGGTGCTCGGATCGGACGGATCGGGAACATCGGCCTTGACACCGCTGTAGTGCTCAGTGAAGGGGTTGCTTCCTTTGGTGATATAATCTACCATGAAGAAGTTCCGTGACTCCAGAGCCAGAAGAGATTCGCACATCGGTTTATATACCGTATGTCCCACACTACCGATCAGGCAGTGCGCTGGCCAGATACACAGCGGATACCGTTTATTTTGTTCGAGCGCACGAACATATTCCAGACTGCGCTTGGCGAGAGAAGGAAGAGTGGGAACCCATGTTCCCTTTTCAACATCCTCTCGTGAGATAATGGTGAAAGGGTTGGGGTGCTTGCCGGACGAATCCTTCCAGTACGCCGGATGTGCGATGTCGATCAGATGGTGAGTATCCATCGTCACATGGACATCGTTGAGTTTATCACCGACACGATTGATCATGTCAGCCAGTCTCTCCATGTCTTTCTCTGCACCTTTGACATAGAGGCTCCCGTTCGGATCGCAGAAGTCGTACTGCGGATCGATAACCAGTAAATCTACTTTCGTTGACATGCTTCCTCCCTTAGTCTTTGAGTTTGATTTGTAATTATATTTTCTCTCTGGTTCACTCATGGCCGTTTCCTTTACAGATAAGATCACCGATAATGTAAGTGTCCTTTATTCCCGCTTCCTTCATTGCCTTGGCGCAGTCATTGCATATTCGGTTATGACCAATCAGCAATAATGTAGCACCTTTAGCCATATCACCGGCACTGCGCAATGCATTGGTCTCGGCATGTCCTACCTGTTCGCAAACCGATTTGCATAATTCATATCCTTCACCAGTTGCAAAACCTTGTACTTCTCGTGGACAAGTCCCTTGGGGGTTGGCACAGGTATTATGGCCGATTGCAAAACTGTTATTTTCAGAATTAAAAATAATAGCGATGGTGGTTTGTTTGGCGCATAACCCTTCAAGACCGATCTTGGCCATAGGAAGATTAATTTGGTCGATCTTTAAAGCCTTTTTCATTCCGGCCTTAAACCATTCCACCAGGTCTCTTGCACCCATTTGTAAATAATATTCCCGCACGTAGCCAGAGCCAATCAACTCTCTGATTTGTTCAACGGCTTCATTCTCCAGGTCTTGGAGTTCTTTCTCACTCAGTATCATGCCCCTATCTCCTGTATGCTAATTTATCAACATATTCATTCCATGTCACGCCGGAATGTCCTTTTACTTTCTCCCAGGAAATTCTATGCGCCAATGGTTTTAATTCATTTAAAAAATATAATGCCTGTTCTGACCGAGCACCCCATTGTCCATTCATCCACATGGAAAGCCCTATGTAATCGTGTACTATAACAACACGCTGATCTTCTGGATATGTTGCAACAAACCATTTAATAGCCCTTACCGCAGCTTCAATCTCTCCGGCAACATTACGGCTCTTGTTGTAGGCTCCTGTTCCCCGGTCTTCAGATATTTTTTTATTATTGCACACTGCCACCCACGCCCAGGAAACAGTTTCGTTATCGTTCGATCCATCAGTGAACAGATAAATCATGTCCGGTACAAACGGAGTATCTTCGGTGCGCTCAATCATTTTATACTGAAGTATTTCCTCAAGCCATACCTTCAGTTCTTCTCTGGAGTCAAATCCTTTAAAAATGACACCGGAGACTCCTTGCAGTTTCGGTTTAACACTGTTCCATGTATCGTAAAAGATGTTGAACGTGCCGTCCTTATACTTCGCTGCGTAATATCTTTTGTTCATCCGGCTACCACTAACATCTTTTCGATATATTGATAGAATTCCTTTTTAGTCCACGTTGAACCATTCGGTAACGTATACGAACTGTCATTGCCCCAATCTGCTTTGGCAAGCATATGAGCAAGGATGCTTAACACTTCCATACTTGTTTCAGTCATCATTTAAACCTCCTCGCAATGGACAAGACCGCAATTTGGACAAGCCCACAGGTCAATATTTTCTCCGGTATCATCAACATCGTCCAATTTTGCGATAATGTTTCTGAATGGCTTATTGTAGGAGAACGAAGCCATCTTATATTGTAAAAATTCTGTATACTCGCAATACGGACAAGTGCGAATGATTCTATCCTCTACATGCTCTCCTCGCCAGTGCCGACAATAATGAGTCTGCAACCTTTTGACGCAATCCAAATCAAAATAGGGACACTTCGGAGTGGCTAATTTGCATGTCGTGCAATCACGTACTATCCGCATTATCATTTCTTTTTCCTTTTAATTTCCTTAACGATGAAATACGCTTCACCTAATTGCTCTTTGGCTTTTCCTAAACAGTGATCGCAAAGAGACATGGAGCCTATTAAACCATCAATTTCTGATCTGTTGAGTTCGGTAATAATTACCGTAGGAACTTCTTTGCATCGTTCCATGCCAACTACACCGCCAAACGTCATGAAATTATTTCCGTTCGGCCTTAAAGCCTGACAACGTTTCTTATCAGGCGGAATAAGTTTCGGTTTAGGTTTTTTTTGTTCCGGCATTATTTTCTCCTTTTCAGTTTCCTGTTCTGAAGTACCAAGGCATCAGCCACGGCATTGATAGCACTGGAACGTTGGCGTAAAGAATCAATATAATTTTTTACGTCCTTCGGGCTATGACTGACGTAGTATCCTTTCTGACTCGACACCAGGCATTCGATGATTCCTTCACGCCGAATGTGACTGATGATTTTTCGTATCTGCGCTGTGTCCGCTTTTATACCGAACAACTTTTCGCACAGTTTCTTATTGGTTATCGCTTTCCTTTGTCCTTGCGCCTTAACCAATATCGGCACTACACGATCAAGAACTTTGTAATCGTCCTTGGTCATTGGCGGAGTATACCATTCAAATCTTGTTATCATAGTAACTTTAAACCTCCTGTAATTTTATCAACGGCTTCAGAATACGCCGGTCCGATCGCCAGACAGGTAATAGTTGGTCTGTTGACCTTTCCTGTTCCACCACATGTAGAACAACTTAAATTGTTATGGTATGGGTCAATAATACCAACTCCAACACACTCAGGGCATTCATCCTTGAATTCTGTCGCACCGCTGTCCTCGATAATTGAAACATATAAGTCGGCTATCACTGCCCGTCTTCGTATCTCCAACAACTCTTCCAGTGAGCCAGCACCAACAACGATCTTAGCGAACAATCCTTCCATCCAATGAAGCATGGGATCATCAGGACTGAACATCAATCGTTTATAAATTACCTTTGTTTTCGTAGATTGGCCAATAACATGAGTAAAATTGTTATCAACCGGAAAAACAGAAACTTCTTCTATTGAAGTGCTCATGAGATCAAAAAATATTTTCATGCTTGCATGAGCTGCCTGGGCGCACATTTTCCCTTTGCGCATATTAAGATCAGTCCTCATGACGATCACTTGTTTTATTTTTTGATCCATATCTTCCACCATAATCTTCGATATTCAGGGCAATGCACAATATCCTCGTTGAAGTTAAAAATAATCTTCTGTTTATATTCGCACCATTCTCTTGCTCCCTGCAAACCAAGAAACTTTTCACAAGGGTCTATGAGACGACGACAGTTGATGCATCTGATCGGTTGTTTTTTATCTTTCATTTCATAGCCTGTTGTGCCAAGTATCCTGCAAAAGAAATGGTGGTCAAGATCAGCGTTATCCAACCAGCTACCCAAACTCCGCCCTTGCCTTCGTAATATGATTTAACAATCATTATAATCGAACAAGCGAACATAAAAATAATCCACAGGGCTTCAAGGGCATGTGAAAACCACCACATGAAAGGAAAATATCCAACGGCAAAAGTAATAATCAATACTTTGGTCTTCATTGGCACTGCTGACCAAGGACGTGGCTTTACCATATAGACCTCTTTTCATTGTTATATTCATTTTTCATTTCACTGCGCATCCAACTGTCGATGAAACGTTGGGGATGCTTGGTGTTATAGTTCTTGCGGTATCGCTTATGAAGGACTTTCATCTCTTCATAATTATCAGAACTCATATCTCTCCATATATCAAAATAGATAGTGTCAAATTTTTCTTTTCCGAGATCGAGTTCGAAAGCATCGGCGCAGATAATGCGAACTTTCGGATGAGGATAATAAGGGCTGACCAGGTTGATAAGGTCTTGATTAATGTCCACGACAGTAATACTTTCGATAGTGTCATCAATCATCAAGGGATACAGACACATACCAATACCAAGACCAAACATGAGCACCCTGCCGGTTGCTTTATTGATGAATTCCTGGTTGGTGATTCGTTCCATCGGGGTATCACTCATCCATGTTGAATGTCCCATTACGAGTTTGGTGTAGGTGTAATCAGATTTCAAATGATGTACGCAGGAATACTTTGCGCCTGTTCCCATTAACGTCATCATGATTGTATGTTCGAGTTCTTTTGGGGTAAAAGAAAAATGCTGAATAGCGATGTTGTCAGTTTTTTTCTCAGGCAGTATAGTGGACATTTGTACAAAAGTTCGCATTCGACCCTCCTTTAGTTAATTGAATACTATCTTAACGTAATATATACAAATACGATTTTCCTGTCAAATAATATTTTTATCTTTTTCCCATATTGGAAGTGGTTCATTGACAATATAGGGAGTACCGCATTGAACGGGTTTTCGAGGCCATAAAATTTTTAGATGCCAACTGCGCAACCGTATTCCGACTATCCTCTGTCTAACGCTAAAGGACACATAATTTGATTTAGCGACATTTTGCCACCATAAACCAATTCCGTATTTTCCAAATCGAAACCATTTCAGTGTCTCGCTGGTAAACCCACGGATAAACCAATAACGATAAACGGTAAACGTTCCGTAGTTTATTTCTGAAATCATTTGTATACCAACTTCTTGGAATGAATTAATTTTGCTTGTTTCAGATCGATCTCCAGAACGCCAAGTTTCACAATATGTTTATCGGTCAGATTAATATAAACCTCACGGTCGCAAGCATCGTCGTTGACCAATTCTTTTTGATATTGCTTTCCTTCTTTGCCAAGGTGCAATTCCTGATTTTCCGCAATCTCAATAAAGCCATCATCATAAATGTAAACTTGAAGATATGCTTTCTGAAATGATTGAGCAATCATCTTACCGTCTGCCATGTCGTTCTTCCTCCTCCCGGCGTTGTTGTTCTTCTTCATCTTGTCTTCTGAGATAATCACGATAATAACCATCCTTACCGTGATCTGGATCGCCGTAACACATAGAGCATGTTCGGCTTCCTTGATTATCAGGAATGTGACTACCGCACATTACGCACGTTGCCATGTCGTGATCTCCATTTTTTTATTTTTTCTCCAACAATAAAAGCAACTTCAAGTACGAACATCACCACGGCAATGTAGCCTAAAATGATACACGCCTTGCCTACGATTAAACAATCATCAGTCACATAGCCGTATTTTATTCTGGAACGAGCACAGACATATAAGTAAACCAGGAATCCAGATATAATCCATGTTACAAATATCCAACAGGCTATGTTCATGACGATCTCCTTTTACAATCCGAAATGTTTCCTACGGTCAAGAAGCCACAGGGCTTTTTCATAATCAAGATCATGAAGAGCGTTTTGCATTTTCATCATGACCATTGAATAATGAGAATGTTTATCAGACGATTCAATATAATCAATAGGTATGATTTTTAACTGACCGTCCGGCTGAATTTTAAAATTAAATCCTTCGTAATGACTGCCCCAATACTGCAATTGCGCTTGAGCGTCATCGAAGATCATCTTGCTCATTTCGGCGTAGTTATCAGGGCGAATCTTTTTAATCCAACGATACATATCAGTAACGTCACGCTGGCCGTGCGGAAAATGCTCTTCAGACCATCCCCAGGTTTTCATGTCGAAATAATTCTCTTCGTAGAATTGAATGAAACTGCAAAAAATCATTTCAACCATGCGTGATTCGAATGCGCTATGCAACATTGCGCCGACCTGATTCAGCATGATAAATTTTTTAACATCAAACTCGTTGTTGATGTTCCGGTTTATCTTCCAAAGAACATCATACTTCGAACCGAGAAACGACATATGTAATTGCAACTGCTTAATTTTTTTTCTGACCCACATACGAACCTCCTGTACGCAAACTAATAAAGCTGCACCAAAAGCAAAGAAAATACAAAAACCGAAAAAGGCAATAATGCCTGTGTTAAGCCAATTTGTTTGTACGTAATTCATTACCTAACCTCACTGAATAATATAATGCTTGTTTGGTAACTTCCGTGTTATCTCCGAATTTTTTATAATAACATTGATATATTTTTCTTTTAATATTTTTGGATAATTTTCAGGCTTGCAACCGGGACCGGCATTATAAGCCATCAACGCTCGAACCATATTTCCCTTGGCAAACATTTTACATTCACGAAAATATTTTGTTCCAAGATAAACATTAAGAGCCGGATCATACAAATCCCTTGGATCGCCACGATAATGGTGCTTTCCTATAACTTGCATCAATCCTCTGGCGTTCGCTATCGATATGGCAGTTGGGTCTCCTTCAGATTCAGATTGTATCACTGCGCATATTTCATCAACAGAAACATTATGAACTTTTGAAGCGTTATAAATCGCAATGAAATATGACGGCTTCATCCATGAATAGTGTTCACGATATTTATAATAATCGATCATTGGGTCATACACGAACACCGGAGACATAAGACTGAGCGAGAAGAAAAAAATTGTCAAGTAATATTTTACTTTTTTCACCGATCAACTCCTGTATAATCGGACACTGATGTCCATATTTCCATATGTCAAACAGTTTATAGATTATTCACATTAAAAAGTTGTATTTGGACATTATCTTCTATTGTAAGGGTTTTATCCACAACGGTATCATCAATTAAAATACATGTCTTATCTTTTTTCCGGCGACACCATTCAATAAACATGGTTTCCTTGGTATCCAAATAAGGAATCGTTTCAACAATCTTAATGTTTTTCTGAGTCATAAGATGCAATTGAAAATTTTGATAGGTTGGCGGTGGGTAATTGACAACTACGCCAAGCAGTTTTCCTAAATATTCTAAATCGCCCAGGATATTTTCACGATCATCGATTGAGCGTATAGCGAATGAAAAAATACTCACTGAGTTCACTTCACGATCACGAATGAATTGTCTGATTTTAGGAATGTTGATAAACCGCCGATCCCACCAATCAACGATAACAGTTCCTTCAAGATCAAGATGTATTTCTATCTTCTGTCTTTCCATGTTTGTACCGTTAACGTTTCCGTAAATTTTTTGATTGCCTGTTGTTTAATTTCATCAGACAACGGAACGTCTTCAGGATTTTCTATCTGTGACAACGAAAAACGATGATCTAAACGGGTATAAAACTTTTGCGTTTTCCATCCATGACGTGTTGTTTCACGAGTTTGATATGTATATGTATCAAGCCATAATGTCCCGACATAAAACCAGAAACGATAACACTCACGAGTCAGTTTATCATGATTTATTATTACATCAGTGTACTCGTTACTCATGCCTGTCTCCCATAATAGAATAAAATCAAAGTATACAAATATCAAAAATGTGTCAATCAAAAAACGTTAAAATTCGTGCAAAAAAAACTGCCATTTCTGGCAGTTAACTGTGGGAAAAACTGATGTTAAAAGTTGATTAATATCTTAGTTAACGCAATTCGCAAGACCCTCCAGTGCAAGCATACTCCTTGGAACCCTCAGTCATGTCCTCGGTTTCGTATACTGCGAGTTTATCAAAATCAATCTTGGGCATTGCTGCGCTCATTTGTTTATATGTTTCTTCATCAATATCTTCATAAGGAGCCAATTGATATACGTGATCTGATGTCGGCAGGAATGTAAGACCGCCAATCTCATCAAAATTTTCGTATACCCAGGTTGCTGTACGGAGCCATTCTTCTTCTGAAACATAAATTGTAATCGAGGGATTATGTTCACACCAAAACGCACGATACATTTTCCAGAATTCCAATTGCTCCTGCGCCGTTTCATCCATTTTTGTTTTTGCATCTTTCGGCGCACGGCAGGGGAACTCAAGAACATAGGTTGTACAATTATCAAGGCTCTCGCCAACTTCCGCTTTCACTGGCATGTTTGCTTCCTGAAAAACTCTCAAAAGAGGATCGGTCGCAGAAATACGAACCCGCCTGATATAGTATCCAGTTTTAGTCTGCCTGGTGTGCGCCCCTGGCGCACTATCAACAAGAAGAGAAACTGTTCCGCTCGGCTTAATACATGTAATTGCTGTTGCTCGGTTAATGCCAAGTTTTGTTGATACTTTTTTGTTAGTAGCAATGGCAACATGTTTTAAATCTGAAAGCCATTTTTTTGCAGTATCATTAACACATCCGAGATATTTATGATCTCGAACACCAGTCAGTGATACGCCAAGCAAGCGTTCTTCATCACAATTCTCTTTCCATTTCTTATCAACAAAATGAAAATCCGTAAACGATGCTTGCCAGGTCCCAAGCATGGTAGCAATTTTTACTTTCTGTTTCAGAGTTTCAAACGTATCATCCGGCCTGACAACAACCTCAGTAAGATTACACAGTTGTTTATTGCGAAGAAGAACTTCACCGCATGGATTTGTTCCAACAACCTCTGTATGAATTCGTCTTTGGTTTTCTGATGCTTTCAGTTGAGCTGCAACACGATTAAATATTCCACGCTCTCCTGATTTTGATTTATAAAGATTCTTCCATTCGTCTATGAATGATAGAAGGTCTGGTTTCCTGGTGTATGATACTGAATTGTTTGAGAGTTTACGATGAGGATGGGTGTGCCAGAATTCTCCGCTCTTGGCATGAGCCATTTGATTATCTGTCAAATCTGACAACGATATAAGAGCAGACCGGCGAACACCGCCAACAACAACAATATCGGCAATCTTACAGGCTATGTCGTGAGCATCAATAGGTTGTATCTGAAGACCACGATTCCGCTCAACAATCTCTGTCACAAACTTGACCAGGGCCATCAAAGGCTCAGGTCCGGAGGCTCGTCCGCCAAACGTCTTCAGCCGTGCTCCCCTCGGACGTATCTTGGAATAGTCGCACTTAAATGGAACGCCAGCCCACAAACACTTCAGAACTTTCTCAAATCCCTGCGCCCATCCAAGTTTGCTATCTTCGAAAATGATATTTATTTCTTTGGCATCGGCTACCTTCTCGTTGATCTCTGGAAGGTTGTTTATATATTTTCTTTCAACAGAAAAACCAACACCTGTACCGTTCATAAGAATATATAATATCTCTGCGAAATCTTTTAATGATTCAATCGTGGTAAAGGCACAATTGAACATAGCAAAGTTATCGGCATCGGCCGCACCACCCGCACTCCACAGTGCTCTCATGGAAGGCATTACTTCCATATTGTAAATGGCATTAAAAACATCCTTGAGTTCTTTATCGGTAATTTTATCACCGAGTTTTGTTTTCATATAACTGCAATAACGTTGTACAGTTTCATCCCAATGCTCTCTGCGATTTAATTCATCGATCCATCTTGCGTATGTTCGAACAAATATAAATTCTTGAAAGTTTCCATTGATCGAATCTTTCTTCAAATTCTTCATGCTTCCTCCAGGTATCTATGTAAATTACAACCGTCATTTGTTTGACGGATCATCACGGTTACGCCATACTTCATACTCATCTTTTCACACGGAATAAATAAATCCGTCAGCGGTTTCGGATTAACAACTGCACCACGGCAAATACCCGCTTCATTTGCCATTCCTCCCCACGTACACGACTTGCATTTTCTCTCAGGCTCAATTTCCCACTTAATGTTTTTTTCGTTTTCCATCTGGTAACCTCCAGCGACCATTAATGCTTATTAACATTGATCTTGTTCCGCCAGGATAAATTACGCCATTGGCATGAAGCCACGAACTTGTTTCGTCGGCGTTATAATCCATGCGCAGTTTTGTGTTCGTTCCCACAATCCAAGTGTTTCTCAGAATAGCCGGAGAATGAGAATGGCCTGACATGCTGTTGCCATACGCCAACTCCAGAGTGGTAATAGATGCACGACCTCCATTACTCCCTTTGTCTCCATGAGAACCAACCTGAATTCCCTCTATCTTAAAATCCTGTTCCCTGGTGAGCCATGTGGCATTCGATATGAGATAATCATTCTCATACAAGAATTCTTGAATAGGATTATTGTCATCCAACTGCCACAACGCCAACTGTAAAGCAAGACGATAGTTTACACGATCATTAACGAAATTTCGTTCATTCAAATAACGATCCAGAAATTCATCATGATTGGAACGAACGATAACAAACCTCTGTTTCGGAAACGAAGACGTAAGCGATACCAAAGAGTCTCCCAAATGCCTCAATTCTTTTTCGAGCGTATCAATCTTTGGAATACGTTTGACTTGACGTTTTATGTTATTGAGATGATGATGATTGATAGAATGTCCATCAAATACATCGTGCAAAACAACTGTCCGTGGATTCAACAATTTAATTTGTTCTTTCGATGCCAACATTGCATTTTCATCTTCAAAGCCGGTATGAATATCTCCCAGGACCAACGCTTCACACGAAATAGTTTTAACCTTATTCTTTGAATAATATTTATTCAAATCATAAAACCCGCCATGTTTATCAGACTGCACTTGCCGTATGTGAAATGTTTCAGCGTCTTCTATCTCAACAACCAAACCACCGCAGACATGATCTTGATGGGCTTTTCTTCCGGCTTTGTTGTTTGCATAATCTGGCATAGTGATACTGCCGGTGCTACAGACAATATGAGGAAGTTTTTCTTTTCCAACTGGAACGGAAGCCAATTGTTGTTTTGGTGAAGCGATAATCATGCTATGTCCTTTATGACCATAACGAGTCAAACCACTGATTGGTTTTTCAAATTGAGGAGATAACATAAAATCAAAAGCACGTAGATTTTTGTTAAAAATATACTCAGTACAAAAATGATCTGAGTATTGAAGAATATCATCATCAAAATAATCTTCCTTCAGACGAACACCACGCATCAACTCAATCAGCAATTTATAATTATTATACTTGCAATACGTTAACACGGATTCAAAAAAATCTTTTTCCAATGTAGCACCGGCAATGGCGGCTGTTACAAAGTAACCTCGTGGATATGGCTTTTTAGCAGCATCGATTTTAATATCAAAGGAATCCCGACACATTTTATTGTCTTGTTCTTTTGATCGGGTTATATTAGCAGCTTTAAGTAATTGTTTAAAACCACCAAATAGCGCAGTATAAAAAGAAATACCTTCTATTTTTTTTGAATAATATCTACGAAAATAATCTCTGCTGATTGTTTTTCCTGGATATTGTTTTTGATATTCTTTATTAAGTCGTATAACTTCAGCAATTATAGATTGCTTTAATTGTTCTTCTTGAGTCATGGAATCTTGACTATTACTCATATACCGCAATCTCCTCTATCCTCTTCTTCGTTTTGTAAATCCTGAACCATTAAATTTGAGCGGAACAGGTTTGAAAATTTTTCTCACTTTGTCAGGACTGTCGCATGAAGGGCAGAACGGTATTATGTCCAAATCTTCCTTCGAAAGCATTTCATCAAATTCCTTTCCGCATGTATCGCATTTAAAACAATGCATTGGCATAATTAAAACTCCACTATTTTTACTGGAAAGTTTTCAGAAAAATACTTCAGATCGTTTTCAAATTTTGTAAAAATAACCCAATCATTTAAAACTCTCTTCAGAATATTCTTCCAACTATCTTTTCTTCTACGCATATTTCTGATACGTTTCCACAACGGCACTTTCAAATAAACAATTGAAAATGGCCTGTCGAGCAAACCTTGATCATATTTATCGAACATTGAAAATAAACCGGCAGGATCAATAATATATGTATCGTTTTCTTCATACTCAAATTGTTCAACGGTAGACCAATAAAAATTATTATGGTACTCCGTCCAGGCAACAATATTGTTTTGGTTTTTAAAAAACTTTTCCCACTCTTCCATTGTTGAGAAGCTATGCTCTATTCCATCGATTTCTCCCTGGCGGGGTGGTCTGGTGGTATATGAAGGAATTGCTTGGCAATGAAATGTTTCAACTAAAAAATTCTTTCCGCTACCCGATGCGCCTATTATCAATTTGATTGGTTTCACTCTCGCTCTCCTGAAACAATAATTTCCCTATTTCTCGAACTACGTTAACGACAATTCCGTTACCGCACAGGCGATAGCGTTGCACATCTGATAGTTCTATTTGTTTTCCTGATTCATCAATTCCGATTTTCGTCCACCCATCTTCCAGTCCCATAAGACGTTCGCATTCAAGCGGTGTCAAACGGCGTATCCGAAAACCATCTGTAAGCAATTGTTCTTTTCCCTGCGTGGCTGTTACACAGTTTCCTACACCATCTTCACGAGCCACTAATTCTTTGCCACGTCTTGGACAATAATCTCTACCCTCTTCTTTCATGGTTTTACGGCGGATTTCTTTCGCTTCTTCAGTTCGGCGTTCAGTGAGAAACTTCCAGTCTTTCACCAGGAACAAACCGGTCTTGGCTCCCAGGCCACCACCTTCACTGTTAAGTGTCGGCGCAATACCATCAGGGCTGTATACTCTTCCCCATATTGAGTTGTGGCCTTTTTGATCTATGTTGCCGAGTTGTTGTAGAACATAAGTTTCTCCGCCACAATGAACGCCTTTATGATAATTCTGAGTTATGGCTGTGACGCAATCTTTTGCTCCACAAGATTCACCCCGAACCCGTTCCCCTTCTGCTTCGCTGTTTCCGTTCTTCGTTCGATATAGTTCAAGGCTTGTGACGAGAGAAAATATTTGTCTGAAGGATTCTCCTCGAAGAGTTCCGACAATAAAGATACGTTCTCTATTTTGAGGTATCCCAAAGTCTCTGGCATTGAGAACTTGCCATTGACAATCGTACCCCGCTTCGGAAATTTCAATTTGCATCCTTCCAATGTCCCATCCTCCATGAGCCGATAGCACACCTTTAACATTTTCAAAGATAAAATTACGAGGTTGTTTTTCTTTAAGGAGTCTGATGAATTGAAAAAATAATCCTGATCTTTCACCAACAATCCCTTTCCTTTGTCCAGCAATAGAGAAATCTTGGCAAGGTGATCCGCCTGTGAGCAAATCAAAATCGGGAAGATGTTTTGAATCAATTGCGCAGACATCTCCATAATTTTTGATATTCGGAAATCGGTATCTAAGGACTGAGTTTGCATATTTGTCTACCTCGCTGAAACCAACAGTTTCAACAAAATCATGTAAAGCAATTGAAAATCCACCATAACCGGAGAATGCATCAAAGTGTCGTATCATTTTTTTTCTTCTTCTGTTGGTTTCGGCATTTGTTGTTTTGTAATCTGCTCGGATTGTTCACGAGAGAAATGTATTGCAGCTCCCCGAAGATCGGGATTTCTTTTCAAATAGTTTCGACGCTGTTTATGGTTCATAAAAACCAAATTACGAACACGTTGTTCAAAATCTTTTTTTTCTTTTTCGAATTCTTCTTGAGCGGCAGGGCTACGAAGTGTGTTTTTTTCATAACTCTCTAATATTTCTTTTTTTCGATCAGAGAGTTCTTTCATGTCTTCTGCATAAGATTTTTTGAGTTCTTCAGACCTCTTTCTCGCCTTACTTCTTCTCATGTACGCTCACCTTGTAAAATAAAATAAAATAAGCGGAGAGTTTTAATTTAATGTCAAACAATAATCTGAATCGTTGCGCTCCCCGCTTTGTAGTAAATAAACTTTACCATGTTGCAACTGATATAATTATATTATTTGAGCAAAGATTTTAATGTGCTTTTTAAACCTGGTTGTGAAAAAAGTTTAAAACTCTCTTTCGCTAATTGTCCAGAAGAATTTCCGTCATAATCCTTCGTCATAACCAGATTATAAAAATCTCCATTTTTCTTAATATGCATAACTTCAAATTTTCCCTTTTCGAAGTTCATTGCGTTGTTATCCCAATCGAAAACATTAAATGTTTCAAAACTGTTAAGACACTGACATTTAAAAACAGCATACGGTTTATTTTTTTTCGTTGTCTTATATTTTAAATCGAGAATATGGACAGCGACATCTCCGGTTACTGTGTTCGTAAAACTTTCGATTGGTAAATACTGATATGCGGTTGCCAACAACGGATGTTTATTAACAAGCGCAAACCCCAAATACTGCGTCTCTTTTAATGACAAATTTATAGCGTCCATATTTGGCTTGTCAATAATAATATTTTTAGAAATTAAAATATTATACACTTCTTCTATCGATCCAAACATAGAAAATGCATTTGAATATAATAATGCTTCAACGGTTCTTTTGTTGGCAATCCTGGAGCCTAATCGATTTATAAAATCACCCAGAGAATTATACTTCCCTCTTACATTTCTGTCATTAATAATCGACACGGCAGCTTCATTCATATTCATAATGGCTCCAAGGCCATATCGTATATCCTCTCCTTCAACTGTAAAAACAACATCTGAATTATTTATATCGGGAGGTAGAACTTTAATTGTTGTCTCGGCTTGAATCGCCGCCAAGTATGATGTTATCTTATTGAGATCGGTACGTTCATAAGTCAGGCTTCCCGTCCAGAACTCCAACGGATGAAAATGTTTCAGATACATAGCATCGTAGGTGTTTTGCGTATAGGCCACAGCATGTAGTTTTGAGAACAAATACGCCGTTGATGAAATAAACCACTTAATTATTCCATACTTTGGAGTAGGTAATTGATTATCGTCATCGAGTTTAAAATTCAAAAAATTCTGAAGGTCTTTATTCGGAGAACCCCATCCGTCTTTTCCCAAGTACGGCAGAAGATATTCATTTAATATAGCCATAAATGCATCGTGCCACTTTTTTAAACCTTCTGGATTGCCTTGTAATTTATACAACGAACCATATTTTTTACTATGATTCTCTAATGTTTTCCGTACTTTATTTCCGTCAGTAAACGTTTTGTGTCCCTGAGACAAATATTTTACCAGATTTGCAAGTTGCTCCTGATAAATAAGAATTCCATATGAATCTCCCAGGACTTTAACGCATATATCGTAGTTTTTTTGTTCGGTTACTTCCTGACGCAACCGTTCTTTCCAATAATCATAATCGCCTTCGTGAACTCTGGCAACATATGATTTGTACGAATCATAAATTTCACGTCCTTCCTGCGTTCCAACAATCCGAATGATACCAGAAGCGTTGGCTACTTCCATGAAATTCATAGGTTTTAAATCTTCAATAGCACGTTTTCCGAGTTCACTTTCAAACTGAAATATATTTCTATGCTTCTTATTATCGACAATATCATGGTATACTTCGTCTACCTCGTCATTAATAGCCCCATAAGGATCAAGACCGACCATTTTTTTGATAACATGATTCTGTCCGGCTGTGGTTAAACCGAGAAAATCGTATTTTACAATGCCAATCGGCTGTAATTCATCCTTTGTCCACAGGGTTGCAACGGCGGCATCCATGTTTGATCTCTGCAAAGCGCAGTATTTTTTCAGTGAATATCGTGTATCAGTGATGACAACACCACCGGCATGGACACCAAAACCCGAAACTACACCAATTAATTTGTCAACTTTATCAATTAGAATAGGGTGAGCATTAAAATATTCTTTAATCTTGCTGTTCATCTTCATGTTTTCACGAACAGATAGCCCATCATTGAACTCCTTGGAGCACTTTACGGTCTCTGAAGAAGGAATTTCATACACTTGCCCCAAGTCACGGATAATACTCTTAGGAGAATACTCAAGCCGGTTCCCAACGAAGCACACATTATCTTCATGATATTTATTTTTGAGATATGCTATAAGGTCATTCCGATACTCACCGGCTATATCTGTGTCAATATCGGGATACGTAACTTCCTGTTTTACAATTTCAACCTTAGATACTTTCATTTGGAATTAACTCTTTAAAAAATTCTTTCTGATCTGGTGCTAATGCCATGATAATATTTTGTTTTGTTTGAGGTTTAAATGTTTTGCGATACCACTGTTGCACAGGATTGGCACGTTTGGCGCAATACAATATGAGAAATGATTCTAATTCTTTAATTGTTTGCTCTGGCGTTTTAAATAGTATGCCAACACCTTTCTTTTTTATCCAAGCGTCAACATTTTCAGGAGTGTTGTCAATTAAAATATCAAACGGACCTGTACAAAGCATTTCTTTATGAGTCTTCCTGTGGTTCCAATCGAAAAATGTTACATACATTGGAATGTGCTTGCCCATATATGTATCAAGCCAATTACGTTTTCCGAGAATAACCTTATCCCTCAAGAATGAAAATACTGGAACAGAAGTAAGAATGGATGTATTATATCCTTTACAAACATGCCACAGTTTTTCAAAACCAGAAACAGGAGGTATGGAATCCCAAAACTGCGGAAACGAGTTAACGGCTTCCCAAAACATCTGCTGCGAAATATCTTTGATGTATTGTTTGGTATCCGCCTTGTCGTCACCATTTTTATTAAAAATTTTAGCCGTCATCTGGTTCAGTTTGTAAATTGCCTGTACAAAATGTTCAGGCGTAACGCCGATATGATTCATAAACTGCTGATCAAAATCTGAAATGGTCCCATCCATGTCCAGAAATATTCTCACTTGAGGAAGAAGATTCATTCTCATTTAGCCAATGCCTCTCGTATTTTTTTCAGGCAATCACACACATACCTTACCTGGAAGATGGCATCATCAAGAGCGTTGTGCTCCAGACCATCTGATTTATAACTTTTCGGATCGATGTCGGCGCAGTATGTCAGAGTTCGAATATCTTTAGGCGCACGATAATGAAATGGCCAAGGCAGTTTACATACTTCAAATGCATCCTGAAGTAAATTATAATCGAATCCTGAATGACTCCACACACGCTCTGCACCAACAAAATCATCTGTTTTTTCTGCCGTAACAAACGCCATAAAAGTAGACAGAGCAACAACTATATCGTGACTGACAATCTCACCGTTAACCATCGGGAGAATTGATTTCCTGGCATCTTCGCTTTGTTGAAGCCACCAGTAAATCGTATCGCCATTCACCCTCAGACCACGATCAAGCGCAGACTGAAGATCAATATTTATAGAATATTTTCTTCCAATCTCTCCAGTCATTTGATCAAAAAAACATGCGCCTATTTGAATAATGGCAGCGTAACTTTTATTTCCCATAGTCTCAAGATCGATCATTAAGTCTTTCATAATTTCACTCCTTAAATAATTTCATCGCCTTCTTGTATTTCAGAAGCACGAACTTTTATTGATTGACCATTCCGCTGAACAGTCACTTCATCAATTTCAAGATATTCCAATTTCTTTCCAGATTCATCATAAACAAAAACTTTATTATATAATTTATCCAAAGAAAGAAATCGTTCAAATGGCAGTCCCTCACCGTCAAGGTTCCAACGTTTATCAAAAGGATCGATGCGGTGAAGGTCTAATAAATAAGCAATGTAACTTCCCGCCACAGAACCACGACCGCTGCCCAAGCCGATATTATTTTTCTTTATCCAGTCTATAACATCAACCAGAATAAGAAAATAAGTCTGAAATCCAAACCGCTTAATAACGTCAAGTTCATAAATAATCCGATCAACCAGTTGCCGATCAGTTACTTTTTTTTCACGAATTTTTTGTTTTACAAGATCAACAAATTGGCGTTGAGCATCTTCGATTTGTGGAAGTTTGGTTTCTGTATTAAAATGTATATGTTCAATTTTGTCGTTGATTTCACAATTATTATTGTAAACTTCCTCCAAGTAATCAACAAGTTCTGGATGAAATTTTTTAACATCTGATACCAAACGGTTATAATCTTTAAAAAACACCTGGTCAGTTGAAAAACCCCATGTGCGAGAAACTTCTTCTACGTTTGTGATTGTGATTGCTGTTTTTCCTCTTCCGATGACTTGTCCTGCGACAATTTCTGTTGCAGGAAAGCCCTTTCTGAAATCCGCTTCTGGTGCAACTTTTTTGGTTTTAATCTCACCGTTTTTGTTTTCATACGTCACCTTTATATCGGTCTTGCCTAAATCAGATCGAACATTTTTATTTTGAAGCAGAAGCAAGTCTTGGTGTGTGTCAGCATCTTTGTCGGTCAGATAATGGCTATCATCTCCGATCACCAGTTTTGTATTGGTGTCTTTTGCTAACCTTATTAAAAACGCATTAAAAACTTTTTGGTCTGGAATGTTATTGGCTTGGACTTCGAGATAGAAATCATCATGAAAAATATTCTTCATGACTTTAATATGATCTATTGCTTGATCATATTTATCTTTCAGTAGAAATTTTCTTAACGGGCTGGCGAGACAGGCTGTGGTAACTATTACACCGGTACTTCCATTTTCATCACGAGTCATTTTCTCCAGGGCGTGGTAATCTATTAACGGTCGATAATAAAAATAATCAGCATATGCTTCATTCATTAAACGAATAATATTATAAAAGCCTGTTTCATTTTTTGCAATTAACACCAAATGATTTGTCTCAAACCGAAGTTCCTCACGCCGTTCAGACATTTTCTTTAATTCTTCTTTACCTACAACTTCTTCATCTTCATCGGTGGGAATTTTTTTATTAATGGTGTTAACCAGATTAAGCAATTCTTGACGATTTTGATTGATATAGGCTTCAACACCAAAAATTGGCTTAATCTTGTTCTTTTTGGCCTGATTGTAATATTCAATCCAACCGGCAATGTTGCCGTGATCGGTCAGTGCAAAACATTCTCCGTACTCAATAGATTTCTCTATCAGTTCAGAAATTTTAAGCATACCATCACGGACAGACATCACGGAATGGCAATGAATATGACAAAACTTTCTATCGCTCATATGACTCTTTTTTATGTACAGGCAGTTTATGACAGGGCCTTTGAAAAATCAAGCAAATTTCTTACGAAATAAAAAAACCCGAAACTGGCATTTCGGGTAACAAATAAAAAAAAATATTTTTTTATACTTCCAAGTAGACTTTGGAAAAATAATAATCAAACAATGTTGCGGATTCCAGGTAGGCTTCTGTATCAATACCAGCCTCATCCATCAGCGTAAAGGCTTTATCGCCGTATGGCTGACCGTGAATCGCCATTAAAAGTATTCTCACAGTGCTCGGTGGCAGCTCATTTAACAATTCAGAATGTTCTTTGATAAAAGGGATAACACCTTTGTCGAATTCTGGTTCAGGAAATTTTGCAATTAATTTAAAAAACCTCAATATCATTTTTGGATCATCAAGAATCCGTTGTTTATAATCTCCAATAAATTTAATTCGTTGATTTTTTAAATCATTTACGCCGTCAAGATAATCATGAACAATTCCTTCACGGTCGATACTCATGGCATTGATAGTAAAATCTCTGCGCTTGGCATCGGCTTCCCAATCCGGCTGTTGCGATATAACGATCTTGTTGTCCTCAACTTTAATTGAAAAGTCCAGAGAAGATATTTCGTACTCCTCCATTTCATCTTCGTCGGTTGTGAATCCAACAACAATGGTTCCGTGTTGAATACCCCAACCTTTCAATACATCAAGATTTTTAAATTCTTTATCCAAAATATACATGGTTTCGTCAGGAGTGGATTCAGTAGCCAGATCAATATCACGAGCCTGACCTTTCATCAATAAATCACGAACCGCACCGCCCACAATGCGAACTTCAAAACCATATTTCTTAAACGCTTCAAAAAGTTGTTCCAGATTTTCCGTAAACAGTGCATCAACAACTTGCTTTGGAATTTTTTGTGTCATGTAGGTATCCAGACGAATATTATAATAGTGCCGGAAATTATTTCGTATTCCGATTTCCGATAATTACTATTATATTTCTCCAGTAAGTACATAAATTCTGTACTTTTTGGAGATAAAACAAAAAAAGAAGTCTGCTTGGCGGTTACTAAAGGAGGGTGTCAACCAGGTGCCAAACAGAACTTCTTTTTTTGAGATGATATGAGATGCTTGAACTAATAGTTATGTAATTAATATACTACTGCAACTTTAAATCGGCAATAACTTTTTATTTTTATTTTACGTTTCCTAATTCACCCATGCTGTGCCGTTCGATAATTTCATCAAGAGCCTTTTCAAGAGCATCATCTTCAACATAAAAGAAATCTTCTTTTTGATCATCGACCGACGATTTTAAATATTCAATCAGTTGAAAAAAACGCAAATCAGGAAGCGTATACCAAATCAACTGAAGTTTATTCATGAGTCGGCCAATTCTTTTAAGATCACGTTGTTGTCCCATAAGGCAATCCCCCCAAGTCTTATTCTTCTTCCTCGGCTTTTAACTCATCCAGAATTTTTTGCTCGTTCTCATCAACCACTCGACCGCCGTTCTCAAAGGTCTCTTGGATTTTTCTTTTATTGATGAACCCTTCATATCCGCAAATAGAACATACCAGTCCAAACCTTCCTGCAATATACTCATTCTCTTTTTGACAGCGTGGACAATAAAGTATGGCCGGTACTTCTATCATAACGTTAATCCTCCGTTTCGCTGAGAATCGGACTGTTATTAAATTCTTGTAAAAGGTCTCCAATCCATAGCGAAAAATTAACTTCTGAAATTACAGTTATATTTGGACTACCCCATCGAATACTTTCAAGACCCCATCGATATGTACCAACATTTATGTCCATGTAGCGAATTAAACCATTATTACATACATCATAGACAATACCAACATGTTGATTCGCTTCAGAAAACTTCATAACAATAATATCGCCTGATTGAATCGCTGTAACAGTTTTTCGTGTCTTGATCAGTTCTCGTTCTTCAAGATTGGCAATTCGTTTTGCAATCCACGGAACACTTTCAAGACGGATATTGCTTCCGAGATTCTGAAAATAAGTATAAACCGCTCCAACACAATCAGCCTTTTTGTATTTCGGATCGCCATTTTCTTGGTAATCCCAACCTCGAAAAGTGATAATCCAGAAAATCAATCGATCTTCGGGAGTCATCGACAAATACTTATTGTGGGTGCGTTTAAAAGCCTTCACCTGGCTCAACGGGTCAAGTTGTACAAAATTAACCTGATCCCTGGCAATTGGTTTTGATTTTGCTTTGAAAACCCCAATGCCAACTGTTATCGCTACGGCAAGAAAGAAAATTAACATCATCTTTAAAACAGACAATGTTCCAATAGGCTTGCACAGGGATTGGCCAATTCTCTTAAAGAAAGAGCCTATCGCTTGCAGAGCCTTACTGTTTTTAATTTTTGTTGTTGTCACTGTGATCACCTGTCTTATGCGAGATTCTTTTGGAGCCTCGTTGATTTTTTCCGAGACTGTTCCGTTTATGTCGGATTGCGCCTCAGAAGTTTTTGGTGTTTGCGCATTCATATACTTACTCCTTTCCTGTGTTTATTACGCTAAAGAGTTATATTAGCGAAAGAAAATTTTTTTTGCTCGACTGAGCATTGTAACGGTGGGCGATTGAGCGATGTGCTGTATGGCAAGTTTTAGAAAACGTTTCTTGTGCGAAGACAACTCGACAAGATTTCCGCAAATTCTACACCAAAAATATCTCTCGTGGCACTCATACTCATGCTGACCAGAAATGCTCATGCGACATACGCCAGATTTTAAAATCTCAATTGAATTGTCCATCAATAATATCTGCTAAAATAGTTTTTTATTATTTTAAAATCGTTTTCTCGACAAAACATATGGAACGTGGATGCCGATTGAAATTTAAACGATTTTACCAATATCAACTTATTTTTGTCAATGACTATTTGATCTCCTGGGGAAATTGGATCGTCGCAATGATAAATTTGATACTCATGATTTTGAATACTCACTCGATCTATGTTCATAAACCAAATTTTTTTTGCAAATATGACACCAATCCTACTTTCTTTGTTTCTGCTTGGATGAACACCGTTGGTTTGACTGGAACTCCAATAGTGGTGTCCTCTTCGATAGTGCCACAGCCGTTACAGCGATGACCAAGACAACTTGACCGATGCTTAGTAATGAAACCACACTTACTGCAATATATTTGCATATATACCTCTCTCTATAAAAATAAAGGGGAACTTTGTTTTCCCCTTCTTTTTGGTTGGCTTATACACCAGAACTTTTTTTGCTTTGGGAATCGTCAACCGGAAGATTACTCGGCATACTTCCACCGCCCATTATCGGATTGGGGATGTTCTTGTTACTCGAATTAATCTTCTTTGTATGTTCATCAGGAACAGTAAACTTATCCTGGCCATACTTGCTGTAGTTCAGCTTGACATCATGTGCCATAAAAATCCTCCATATGCATATGAGATTATATTATATCTTCAAAGAAAAAGCAGAAAAATCTTAAAAAAATTCTTAGATGAACTTTCTTTTTCGTGCAGTTTCTCCTACCAAAAATGGACACCAGTGTCCAAAAACTAAAAAAAAAATAAATTTCTTTTTCAAGAAGAACGAATAGTGCTTGACAAAATAAGCCAAAATCTTTAACTGCTTATGAGCAGCTTGAATGGTACATAATATTTATAAATAACAAATAATAAAACATTGAGACTTTAAGTATTTAGAGCGCAGTTTTTTCAGAGGTCTATGAAAAGAATCATTCTATGTGTATTATTGTGTACCATTTTTGGTACAGGTTGCTCTCTTCAGAAGCGTTTCGCCATCAAGCAGTGTCATATAACCCTCTCCGGTATCAAAGTCAACCATATCGGCAAGCATGATATTGACCTTACCCTGAAACTCAAGATAGACAATCAACACGACTTTGAGATTATTATTGAGAGAATGTTTTTTGATTTTTTTATTGAAGATCAACGAACGGCGCAAATAAAGATTGACAGAGTAGTTGTTCCTCCGTTATCAAAGAAGAAGTTGGGGATAAATATTTCGCTGGCGTACAGAGATTTCAGAGAAGCAATTAAGATTATTCTCAAAGACAGAGGAAACACGATCTATGTCTTGGATGGATATGTTTGTTTTGGTTTTGAATCCAGTTGTGTTGAGATTCCTGTGCGTATCGAGAGGACACTGAGTAAGAAAAAAAATGTTTCAGGAAAAACAACTTGACATTCCATTTAAGATCAGTAATAGTCGTCTTACGGTTTTTAAAAGATGTCCAATTCAATTTTATTTCAAATACTTAACAAACCTTGGAGATTTATTTCCGGTATGGCCAGGAACTTTGTTCGGGAAGTCTTGTCACGCAGTATTGCAGGAAATAGTTTCCGGTATTAACAATGGTGTTGATTCGAAGATTATTCTGAATGGCACTCAGGGGTTATTTGAAAAGAAGTTTTTTGAACTTCGTAATGAGAAACCGAAACTCTGGCGTGAATCCAGAGCATATAAAGAAGCGGAATATCTTGCAAGCGGGGAAAAGCATTGTCGGACTATAACCAAGTTTTTTCTTGATTGGTTGCCGAAGGACGGAAAAATATGCTCAGAATTTGAGATTTCAAAGCCGGTTCAGGGCATTGATGATGTTTTTATCAATGGCATTATCGACTTGTTGGTGTTTCATCCTGGGCAATGCGATGTACGGCCATATAGTATTTATGATCTCAAGGTTACGCAGTACGGCTATACATATTATTTTGTTGATTGGGATTATGAGCTGCAAAATGTTCTGTATGAATATTTATCGTTTCAGGAACTTGGTTATGCCTGGAACGGATTTGCTTTTGTTGTTGTTGATCGTACTGAAAAAACCTTATTCGTGAAACCATATTTTCACAATGAAAAAAATGATCAACGCTTCAATGAAATGCATGTGCAGATTAACCGATTGAAGCGGTTTGTTTTTGCAGATAAAAAAAAGATGAATTGGAGTGCAGTCAAAAAGTTCAGTTACGAATACGAAAAATGTAAATGGTGTCCATATAAAAAGCACTGCCAAGAATTATAATTAAGAATAATTCTCTCCTGAATAAACTACATGATACGAGAGGAGAGAGATAAATAAAACAAAGGAGAATGCTTATGCTCACATTGGAAGAGATGAGAGAAAAAGCGCAAAAAAAAGCCAAGGAAGGTAAGTCAAGGAATCCACTTGATTTTATACCTCCAACTGGCGAATCGAGGGTGAGGCTTCTGCCTCCGATAGATGACAACGCTACGTGTTTCTATGTAACACATCAGTATCATTATCTGCCGCTCGATAAGGGGATGTATATTTATACTCCTCGTGAATTTGTCTTCGGTGGAAAACGTCATAAAGACCCTATCGACGTTGCGGTTGAGAAACTTTTTCAACAGGAAAAAGATACCAAGCAGAAAGCGTTTGGCGATATTGCCAGGACGGTAAAACGTAAACGGCATTTTTTCTGCCATTCCATTATCGTTGATGAGAATGATGTTTCCAAAAAATATCGTGTAATTGTTGACCGGTCAAATAAGGGTCTGCTGTTCCGTGCTCTGTGTCGGACGATGGGACTTCCATTCTTTTTCGATGTTGCCGACAGTTGGGTTGATAAAACCACACTGAAGTACAGCGATGGACGTGAATATTTCCATCTTCTGGATTTCGACAACGGCCATGATTATCAAATCGTCCTGAAAAAAGGTGCGAATAAGTGGGATTATGATTATACTGATTCATTTCCGATTCGCACGGCTCGTCCGCTGAATGACCTGGAGCGTTCCCTGCTTGAAAAGCGTGTTGATCTCGACACCTATGTCACCTACGAAGAAGGTGAGGAAGGTTACAACAACGTCAAGAATCTGTGGGATCGTTTCGTGGAAGAATTCGAAGGCGGGGAAACATCTCTGGATGAACCTGAAGCCGGTCCGGATGAAGCCAATGTCGCATCGGGCAAACTTCCGCCGAAGGCCGAAACAGCGAAAGATGCATCGGCTCCTGCTCCGGCAGCGTTGGCTCCTGATGCCAATATTGATGCTGTTCTGGATGAAATCGAAAAACAACAACAGTCTTAAACAGGGTAAGATTTGAGACATGCAGGGGATTTTTTATAATCCCCTGCATATTATTTAACTACGGAGCACAATTTTATGGCGAAAAAGAAAGTTGAACAAGTAACCGATAGCGATGACGTTGGCGTACAATTTGCCAACGAACTTTCGGAATTTCTTGATAAAACTCTTGATATTCAACTGGCATCGTTACGTGACTATGGACAAATTCCATATTGGATAGACACCAGATGTCTCGCACTCAATTGGATTATTTCCAATGATTTTAACGCCGGTATTCCTGGCACATATATGGTTCTCATTAGTGGTGAACCAGGCAAAGGCAAGAGTTTGTTAATGGATGTACTGCTTGGTTCTAATGTGCAAATGGGCGGTGTATCCATGAAGGCTGGCATTGAACGTGCGGTGAATTATAATTTTACCACGCAGATTGTCGGTTCAAAAGAGATCGCAGAAAAGATTCGCCTGATCAAACCCAAAGAAGGTGAAGAGGTTATCACGATTGAAAAACTGACCTCTATTATCTATCGACTTCTTGATTTTCAAGCTGCCAAAGAAAAAGCAGAACGGAGCAAGAGTATACTTTTGGGTATTGACTCAGTAACTCAATTAACATCCGAAAAGGAACTTAAAGGTGTTGATGATAGAGCGAAAGGAAAAGAAGAAAAAAAAGATATGACATCCGCCCAAGAAATGCGGAAACTGTTTCGGACTATTGAGCAACGATTGGAGACGGCAAATACAACCATTATTGGTATTGGCCAGTTGACTGCCAATATTTCTACCGGATTTACTCCGGTGGGAACTCCGAAGCAAGTCATTAACGTAAAAGGTTCCGGCTTCAATTACGCTTCTTCACTTACTATCCAGGTAATCAGCGACCGTGAAATTGTTGATGCTAAAACTGGAATTCCAATTGGCATTCGCATGAAAATGAAGACCACAAAAAACAGGGTCAAATATAAAGGTCGTGACTGTTGGATACATTTTTATTTCAATCGTGGCATTGATCGGTTTGGCGGTCTGCCTGAACTGCTGACTCGCTATGGCGTTATTAATGCTTTTAATATTGAAATGAAAAAAGACAGTAAGGGCGTTGAAAAAGAAGTCAGGAAAAAGGTTGCTCTTGGAAAATCCGGTGACTTTGAAGATAAGAAACCGACTTTTTCTTTTATCAGGCCGGACGGTTCGGAAGTTTTATTTACTCAGAAAAATATTCAAGAAATTTTAACTGAGGACATATTACGTGAGATTAACGCCAAGTTGAATGAGATATATGAAAATATTCTCAACAGCCAAGGCGTTACCGAGGCCGAACTGGTGAAAGCCGATAACGCAGCCGAAGAAGAGGAAGAAGAAAGTACGATGCTTGAAACTGAAAACGAGGAGTAGATCACAATAGCAATGGGACCACGCAAATTCCGAAAAAAACTGTCAATATCCGATGAACAGCAGGAATTTCATGATGTTATCGGTGACATCTTAATGCAACAGTCGCTCCCTTCCGAGGTTATAAATGGGGTTCGGGAATATGCGAGGAAAAAAGAGATACCAGATTCACAGGCTTGCGATATGTTGTTGCACAGTGTTTTATTGGCTATGTGTAGTTCCATTGCTATTTCTTATAACAAAATTTTGGATGAGTATCAGGATTTATCAATCTGTGATACGTTTGTTACACAATTATCTACGTACATGTGGAATAATTGTTATTTCAAAATGACGTTTGACATTACCAAATCAGATCATCCCGATGAAAACTATTTGCGCATTATCAATGAGAATTATTACGATATTGTTCATATCGTTTCTGCTATATATTCTGCTTATTTCGTAATTGCTTGCAGTGATGTTTTAACCGAGAACGATATGATGCCGTTGCTGAAAAAATCTTTGAAACATTTTAATTTGACAATCCCCGTTATCATGTGCGCTTTCTTTCACATGATGACTGACGTGTCCCAAGCAACAGTGGTGGTGAACGCCCTGGTTGCCAGTATTCCAGAATTGGCTCCACAAAAAAAGCCAAATGAGAAAAAATCTGAAGGCGATTCTCCTATGGAATTTAACGGTAAAGTTATTCCATTTAAAAATAAAACCAAACAATAATTATCATGGGCAATAACGCATATTTATTGGACACTCTGGCGATGAACCTGTATCACGAAAAAGGTTTAACATCGCAGTGTAACGTCATGACCTTGGAATTCAACATGGGATTTGAATCATTTTATGGTCGTGCCTCCGAAGACAACGAGTATCAATGGGTTTTGAAAATCAACGGTCAAGAATATAAAAGCAGACGTTGGGAAGACTTAAATCAATTTATACAACGAGTCATAAAGGAGAGATCAAATGGCACAACTGTTTAAGCCTGAATGCTACCGGTGCGGATACTTAAATCCTCGGTTTTCTTCTCGCTACAAATGTCATGTGTACGGAAAATGCCCTGCCACATACGTTGAACAGAGTACAATCAACAACTACATTGAAATGATTGAGGAGAACGACAATGATAATAACGGCCTATGAGTACATATTATCTATTAAAATGTTACGAAAGCATGTCGATGAAGATTCTGTTTTTAGAAACTATTATCCATCTATCGTTCAAGATGTTTATACTCGATATGCAGAAGAATATTTCAAGGCTAACTTTTTCAATAAGGATGATGAATTTTGTCCTAAAGAAAGTTTGAATGAATATGAACTTCAATTATTTCAACATCATATTGCTTTTATTGAAACTATTGAAGGGACTTGTTATTTTATGGGATATAAACTTCTGAAATGACCAAGCCTAAGAGTTATTATAATAAATCTTATGCTGATATTAATACACCGGATGGATTATATTGCCTTGATGCCGAATTTGCCCTGCCATATATTCATCCTAACAGCATTGATTTAATTTGCATTGATCCACCGTACAACCTTAAACAAGCCAAATGGGATAAACCTGTTAATTGGTATTCTTTAAATTTGGCATTTTATCGGATACTCAAGCCGACCGGTAATTTGATTATTTTTCAGGGATGGAGCCATGCGCTTGAGGCTATCCGAGGAATGAATTCTTTTTTGTTGAATGATTGGATTATATGGGACCGGCAGAAGGGCAGAGGGGCGAAACGCAGACTTGTTTCCACCAGGGAAGATATTCTGTGGTTTGTCAAATCGGAAGATCATTATACGTTTAACAAGATAGATTCTGATATTCCTAAAAAAACAAAAGGAATGGGTCAAAAAAACGGTCGGCCAAACAGAGCCTTGAGTAATGTTTGGACTGACATATCTCCCATTGTTCCGTGGAGCAAAGAAAAAGTTGATCATCCAACACAAAAACCGCTGAAACTTATTGAAAGAATAATAAAAGTTTTTTCAAATGAAAATGAAATAGTGCTTGATTGTTTTGCCGGATCGTATACTGTTGCCGAAGCAAGCAAAAATCTCAATAGGCGTTTCATCTGTTTTGATAACAAGAGACGCTATTATAATATCGGTCGTAAAAGGCTGAAGCGATGATTTCATTATATACGCAAGCCACACACATGAAATTTGTGTATGACAAGGCGACAGAAGTAGAATTTTTAAAATCAGAACGCATTTTAAAAGAAAAATTTCAAGCCAAAGATACTTCGTTGAGTCGAACTGCGCCGGTTCGAAGAAATATAGCCAGTGATATTCGTTCTTTTTATAATGACGAATTACATATAATGCCGATTGGATTTCTTAAATTCATAGAATATTATTATGATCTTGAAAAAATAGACTATGTTATTAAGGAAATGCGCCGGTATCCCAAGCCAAATAAAGAGTTTTTACGGCTACTTATGAAGGGCGACATTGAAATGGGTGGTGAATTTCCTCGCCCATATCAGATTGATGCCGTTGTAGAGGCCGTGCGCCAGCGCATTGGTGGTATTGAAGTGTTTACCGGTCTTGGAAAAACGCTGATTATGGCCATTTTATGCAAGGTGTATTCTGAATCTCGTATTCTTATTCTGGAAAATACCATTGATTTGGTGCAACAGACTTACGAGAAGTTATATAAATGCGGTCTTGGTGCTGAACTTGGAGTAATTCAGGGAGCCAATGATGATGATGAGAAGAGAATAACGATTCTTTGTCTCCAATCATACGAGAAAGCGTTTAATTTGTTTCCTGAGATTCAAGTTATTCTCGCAGACGAAGCCCATGAGACCGGGAGGACTGACACTGCTGAGAAAGTTATTTACTCGTGTCAGAATGCGCCGGTTAAATTTTCTATTTCTGCTACCATGCAGACTATTGATAACCCATATGAATCAATGCGCCTGGTCGGAAACATGGGACCGGTCATTTATCAAAAGAATGCTGATGAAGGAATCGATGAAGAGTATTTAACGCCGACCAAGATTGAAATTTATCAGTACGAATGCGAACCGGTTCCCATTGTGGGAACTTGGAGCGATGTCTATGATAAGATCGAGATTTGTCCTCCAGATAAAAAACATACTTGGACGCAACTTGTTGAGGCTTTTGAACAGCAGAACAATTGGGCTGCTGGTCTGATGGAATTATTTCAGGCAAACATGGTGACCAACGATGAAGAATGTGACGCTGCGCTACAGGCGTTTTCGGAAATATTCAGTAAAGCGGGATATGAAGTCACGCAGAAAGGGGATATTTTGTTGGGGAGAAAAATCGCCTATCGTGGCGATGAGTATACACACATTGTTGATAACAAGACACGTAATCAAGTCATTGTCAAAATTATTAACAGGTATCTCGCACAGAAAAAAAGAATTTTAGTTCTGTTTAATCGTATCGAACATGGTGAGATTCTTCAATCTATGTGTCCAGGTAGTGTTCTGATTCACGGCGAAGATGATCTGAAAGCCAGGAAAGAAGCGGAAATGTATTTGAGGGAAAACGAGGGTGTCGTTGTTTTCGCTTCGAAGATATGGCGCAAGGGAATCGACATAGAGCAGATCGATAATTACGTTAATGGTGGCGGAGGAAAGTCTGCCACTGATGCCATTCAAAAGTTAGGAAGGGTTGTTCGGAAATCTCGGACAACTGAAAAGAATATAGCCGTTGTTGCCGATCTTGATGATTCTTGTGTATCGCCTATAGGTCGCAAACAATCAGAAAAACGCATTCATGTTTATCAGGATGAATTAAAGTTACCGATGGAATATATCAATATATAACATTGGAGGATTAAGGCTTATGACAACAAAAGATGTTACCTTGGTTGAGTCACATGAGCAGGGAAAAACATTGGTTTTATTTAGTGCGCCAGAGTGGGAGATTATCAAAGGATGCATTGAAGATTCGTTGGCATTTTATGCAGCTACGATGGAAATTTTTGATGAACATCCCGCTGATTTTCCTTTGGAATTGGGAACGTCATTGAATAAAGATAAACTGAAAAGTGATATGGGACAGAGAGCATTGACAAAACTGGAACAAATAGGAGTTGATATTAAAGGCTTGATATGAATGATTTAAACGTTCAACGATTACTTCGGTTACAACAAATTTGTAAATCATGTGTTAAATGTAAACTTCATACCACCAGAAAAAATGTGGTGTTTGGAGAAGGAAACCTTAATCCAGATATTATGTTTATCGGTGAAGGTCCGGGGAAAGATGAGGACTTAACAGGCAGACCATTTGTTGGAAAGTCCGGCCAGTTGTTGACTAAGTTGATTGAAAAACATCTTGGTTTGAACAGGGTTGATGTTTACATCGCCAATATCGTCAAATGCCGACCGACCAGGGACATGGAAGGTGAAAAAGATCGTCCGCCTGACGATGAAGAGATGACGGCTTGTGCTCAGTACATCATGTTGCAGATCGCCATTATTGCTCCGAAGATTGTTATCACGCTTGGCAATACGGCGACTAAGTTTCTTCTTCAGACTGATACTGGTATCACGAAATTGCATGGAATACCTGTTGAAAAGGTTTATCCATATTATGTGGTTCCTTTTTATCATCCATCATACATTGAGCGTAATGGCGGTGAATCAAGTTCCAAAATGAGAGAAGCCATTGAAGATATTAAGATTGTGAAAATGTTGCTTGAAGAGAAAGTGAAAGGAGCGTAGCATGAAAATATCAATAGTTATCGATACAAGTAAAATGAATGTTTTTCGTGACATTCGCAAATTTATTGACGAAGTTGATCCGGTAATTCGCAAATATATTCCAGAGTGCTCCATTCAATTTAATTTGGAACATTCAGATAAAGAAACAGATAAATAAGGAGATTTCTTATGGCTAATGAAGTTATTATATCCAGCACCAACGCTAACCTTCCGCCGATTGGAGTTGCATCGTTGGAATCTTTTTACAAGCAGGACGGAACGGGGGCTGATGCGGGAAAATATTTTATAGTCTTCCAACACACTACCGGCAGGACTCATGTTTGGGAATTTTCGTCATCTTCAGACAGGAACACGGCCTATACAGCGATCAGAACTCAATATGGCTTTAGCGCATATTAAGTTTTAATTTTTACGAGCGAGTGAGGTATATATGAAACAAATATTTATTCTTAATATTCATTCTTTTTCCGATGTAATCACCAATTCTTCTACTGATATATTTGCCTGTAAGATGGATAAATCCCAAGAGGCCACGGAAGAATTGTTGTCAAAATTGCTACAGGCCGTAGATCGTACTATTGAAGATACGCTTACTGTTCGGGTCGGGACAGTAGAAGAATTTGTCGAAGAATGCAAATGGTATCTTGATCGTGATGGAGAAGCCTCTCCAAAGCAATTTATCAAAGAAAGAGGTCATTGGCTTAACGTCACGAAACCTTCAGATAAAATTCTGATAATATGTGGCATTGGAGACAATTCAATTCCCTATTGGCTTCAAGAATTTATTGATTGCGAATTGGGGGGTTATAGAATACATCTTGGTTAAAAAAAGGAGTGAGTTTATGAAAGCGTTAATTATTCCCATCCATTCGTTTGTGGATATAATCACCAACAGTTCCACGGTGATTTATGTTTCCACGTATCAAAAGACCGAAAAAATGATCAAGGAATTCGTCAATGCCCTGCTGAAAAGTTTTGGCTCTGACAAGAAGTTTGATGATTTTTTTGAGTACAAAGAAGTCAATCGGTATCCTCATATGGATTACGCTGTCGGCCAGATTAAGGATGATCTGCGTGAAAAAAATCCAGATACCGAAGACGAAGAACTGGAAAAAGTGGCTGAAGCAATGTTTTATAAAAAACTTGAGTCGGATGACCACGATGATGAATATGGATATGATTCTATCAGGGAGATCATTTTGACTCCCAAAAATTCATCAGCGGAAGCCATAAAACTCTGTGAAACGATAGAACGTATATTCAGCCTGGAAGAACATGATCAATAAGGAGCGAGTATGAAAAAACTATCAATTCCGATCCATTCATTTGTGGATGTGATTACCAACAGTTCCACGGTGATTTATGTTCAGGTTCACGGTAAGACCGTTGAACTGATGAAAGACCTGGTGAACTATCTTCTTCAAAAGGGCGGTTCAGAAAAAACTGCTGATGATCTTTTTGATTTTAAGGTTGTCAACAGTGAAGAATGGGCTGAAGAGAAAGTGGAAGAAATTATGGGCGATGAATTTTCAGAAGAACAGTGTCCCGATCTTACATGGGATGAACGCAATGAAAAGGCTGAAGCAGTTTTCAAAGAGCGTCTGGCAAACGGCGATTATTCCGATTGCGAAGATGAAAATTATAATGGTTACGACAGAAGAATCCTGATGATGATTCCGAAAGATAATCATAAAGAAGGTTTTGATGTCGCTGCCAAGTTTTCATCGATTTTTGAAATTGACGGCGGTTTCGATGGGTAGTCTTAGATTAAAAAGACGGCCTGATGAAACCTGGAAGGAATGCGCAGTTCGTTGCGCTAAATCATATGGTCTCGACAGAATAGTGGGCGAGTTTTATGATATATTCATTGAGCACGGTATGAGTGAGGAACGAGCTGCGTTTTCCGCTTGTTATGAGTGGGATGTATGTGAATATGTGGAAGATACAGGAGAGAGTGATGATAAAGAAGAGACGGTTCCCAACCGAGAACTATAAAGCAATTTTTTTTAATAATAAAACCCTGCGTTTTGCAATAAATCCATCTGAACCGATCAAAGAACTTCGTTATCCTGAGTTCTATGATGTTAAAGTAACCAATCACTGCGAAGGCGAATGCCCTTGGTGCTATCAGAACTCGCAGTCTGAACAATCTCACGACCGGACTATTCTGGAAAAGTTTTATCAATATTTTATAGGCATGGATGATAACTGCAAGCCGTTTCAGATCGCATTTGGCGGTGGAGAACCTACATCGCATCCAGATTTTTGTGATCTCTTGGCACTGTGTTATGATATGGGTATCATGCCAAATTATACAACCAATGGAATGTTTGTTGAAAAGCCATATCTCAAGAAGATTATTGAATATACCAAGAAATATTGTGGCGGGGTAGCACTTTCAACACATCCTCATTTGAAACAAAATTGGCTTCGTGCCTGGACACATTTCAAAGAAGCCGATATTAAGTGTAATTTTCATATTATTATATCTGATGAAGAATCGTTGGAATATCTTGATTGGCTGTACGAAATGTTTTATGGCGCAATTGAATATTTCGTATTGCTTCCTTATGAGCCGATGGGAAGGGCAGAGGAAAAAACGTTGGCATTTGAGCAATTGTTTGAACGTCTGAAGACCTTTCCTGATGTTTCCAAAATATCTTACGGAGCAAATTTTTATGAATTGCTCAAGAAACAGCAGTGGCTTGATGTGTCTTTGTATGAGCCGGAAATGTTTTCAAAATATCTTGACTTAACCAACATGAAATTATATAAGTCGAGTTTTAATTTAACTGAGGTTGGCTGATATGAATTATCGAGAACTGGCGCAGAACAATAAAATTTTCGAGATCAGGACTGGATCGCACTTATATGGTACGGTTCGGCCTGATTCGGACGAGGATTTTATGGGAGTCTTTCTGCCTGGTAAACGTCAGGTGTATGGTTTTCTGCGTGTTGATGAGGTCGATAATTCTGTAGTCTCCAAGGATGAAAATAACAAGAACACCGCTGATGCTCGTGATATAAAGTATTATGAGTTTCGAAAGTATGTCCGCTTGTTGATGGATAATAATCCTAACATCATCGAAAGCATTTTTGTTAATCAAGAGAACATTGTGTATGTGAACTCGTTTGGCGAATGGCTTTTGGAAAATAAGAAATTGTTTCCTTATAAGGGACTCAAGGAAAAGTTTTGCGGATATGCTTTCAGTCAGAAGTATAAAATGTTTATCAAGCGAGATAATTATTTTAATCTGGTACGAGCCGGTGATTTCCTGAATCGGTTTGAAAGTGCGTTGCGGTTATTTGAGATCGAAGACCAGATGGATAAAAGTCTTTTTGTTAAACGCTACAACAAAGTGGTTCCTGAAAAATTGGACTTTTATGTTATTGGCGATATTAACATTGCGCCCTGGATGACGGTAAAGAATGCTTGGGCGACCATTGAATTGCGTCTGTCTCGTGTTGGTAATCGTGAACAGTTATATCTTGACCATGCGTATGATACAAAGTTCGCCAGTCATCTTATCAGGTTGTTGCTTGAAGGAAAAGAACTGCTGACAACCGGCGAGATACAATTCCCGTTGGACTATGCGCCGTTGTTGATAGATATTCGTAATGGCTATATGTCCATTGAGGCTATTATACAATTATCTGATCAACTCGAAAAAGATATTGACAAAATTGAAAGTTCGTTACCAAATAAACCACGCTCAGAAGAAATAGAAAATTTTTGCATGGACATGGTTGAAACTTTTTTACATGAAGGGGAGTGAAATATTATGAATGAAATTCAGGTTACAACGCAGGAATTGTGTAAATTTTTTGGAAAAACCCAACCAACAATTTGCAAAAAACTTAAAGAACTTGGCATAGAAGTAAAAAATGGAGTTGGTACTGTTTTAAACAAAGAGCAAGTTGAGTCTTTGGCTATGAAATTATACCGAGGGGAACCATCTTTTGTTCAAAATGCTATTGAACAAATGTTTTCGCAAAGACCTATAAATTCTTATAGGTCTGAACCTATAAGTTCTTATAGCTTGGAAGATAGCCCGTTGAGTAACAAAAACGTTACAGTGATTGATCAGTTAATATGGGTGGTAACTCAACAATGTAGAGCAATTCGGGAGCAAAATCAAACTGTCGCCGCTTTACTATCAGAAAGAAAAGAATCTTCTGTTCGGGCTATTGCTTATGTTCCGCCTTTAACGGATAGGGCAAAATTAAACATGATAATAGACAAAAGAGCAGTTGAAAAATGTAATGGCCATTTTGATCAAGCATGGAACGGATTTTATGAACAGTATAATAAAAGACACCATATGAATTTAGGCACACGAGCAAAACATTCAAATATGAAATGCCTTGATTATGCTGAAGCGAATGGACACATTCCTGGCTTGTTGGCATTGGCTATTGAACTTTACGGTGATTGTACTTTGGAATCTAATAACACGCAGGAGTAATATATGAAAACGAAAAAAAAATCGAAGTTAGCGTTTCTGTTCCCGGCAGGAATATGGGCGTTGGCTGTCGGAGTTTTTTACGGATTGTTTTTCTGTCTCGCCCCCTGGATGACATCATCACTTCCCAAAGACGGCTTTGGTCCTTTTATTAAAACGGTCGTCTATGTGTTGATCGGATATTTCGGCGGTATCGCTGTTCCGATTGTCCTCTTTATATGGGGATGTGTCGCATTATTTTGGGTAATAGCGGATAGATAAGGAGAAGGATATGAAAGGTTTTAAAATAACTCTTAACGAAACGGTACATTATGTACGGTTCAAAATCGAAGATCGGAAAGTTACTTGTACGCTTACTGCGGACGAAAACATTTGCGGAACGTTCGAGGGTGTGGCCAAGTGTCATCCTGATGATAAATATTCCGTTATTGACGGTCTTGACAGGGCGTTTGATCGTGCTGTTGAAAAGTATATCAAAACTGAGAAGCGTGAACTCGAAAAGTTTATCGCTCATGAAATGGTATGCCTACAGCGCAACGTGAACGGTCTTAACTACCGGTTCAAGAAACTTTTAAATTACGAAGCGTCTCTTCAGAACGCAAAACAAACACAGGAGTAATATCATGCCTCCAATGCAGATGGACTCGAACCAGTTCTTAGCGATGGTTCTCAATGAATTTTTTAAGAAGTTTTTTAATGATCTGTACTTAATTATCCTCACCAAGATGTACAGCAAAGAAGAACTTGAAGTTGTCATGAAGGAAATTTTCGAGAAGAATGTTCCTATATTCGAAGCGGTCACCAAGCAAGTTCAAATGCAGGACTTGGGATTCTACCTCGAAGCCAAAAAAGCCTTGAATGAAAGTTTTGACAAAATGCTCAAGGAGACATTGGCGATATACGACAAGCCATCTTCGATTATAACAGATAAAAAGGAGTAAACTATGTATTCGCTGACAACAATTTTTAATCAGTATATCAATCTGCTGTGGTCATATTTTCAATATGATCTTTTAATTTTTGGAAACGCATGGCTGTACATCCCGCTCATGATTCCGGCAGTGGCGTATTTCTTTTTCTTTCTTTTTAAATGGATGGTTCTGCTTGCACCGATCTGGATGCCATTGTCGTTTGCAGCTCGTGGTACAAGCGGAATTTTAAGTGCTTTTTTTACTCCGTTTATCGAAAAATGGGAGAAGAAAAAAGACAAAGAACTCGAAATACTCCGTGCTCTCAATGAAAAGATCAAACCTGCTACCGTTTCGAAAATGAGGTCTTACGAGGATTAATCTATGGGAGAAAACTGGATACCGGTTGGAGCGAAATATACTCTGGCCAGGAGAATTCGAGATTTATTTGATGACACTGAGCGAGATCGTTTGCGGAAATTAGGGAAACGATCTAAAAAATCAAATAATTCTTTTTTACAGCCAGAGCAGAAAATTTCCAATGATAATCGTATAATTGTAAAAACATTGGAAAATTCTGTTCCGCCTGTTGAACATATAGTGACTGTTTCTGAACCGGAAAAGGTAATAGTGAAAAAACAAATTCCTGTTACTGTCTATAAACCGGTTCTTAACTGGAAAGATATATCGATACCATTTCCGAAGTTCTCTCGAAAGGAATGGAAAATTAAGATTCCGAAAATAAAAATGAACATGACGAATCTTAAAAAACTTGGTTGGCTGTCTATTATTATCACCATGATAATTGTTACAGCCCTGGCAACGTTTGGTGTCGTCAGGATCGTTGATGTGACTGATGGAAACTTTCTACCTGAAGTTTACAGGTATAAAGTGGATCAAGCCATTAAAGAACGAATTACTCCGCTTGAAGCCCAAATGCAAAAAATATCAGATATACAAAACAAACTTGAAGCCCAAGAAGACGCACGATATTTTCGAGAAGTAACACACACTCCTATTCCACGGCCAAAGACATATACTATTCGTGATGCGGCATCAGGAAAAATTTTAAGGGTAGAGGTAAAATAATGTTAGAATGGATTAAAACTAAAGCAATTGTTATCCTTGCTGCTATATTGGCTATATCACTTTTTGGAAATGTCGCTTATACGTGGATTGTTTTTAAGAATGGATTGAAGATTACAAATAATTCTTATATTACAACCAATTCAAAAAGTGATAGTTATGCCAGTTCTGGTGCTTTAAATATGAACATTCTCGGCCAGCAACAATATTGGAATGGAAAGTTCGATCTCAAAGAAAAATCATTTAACACTCACCAAGAAGCCTTTGAATACGCCAAGTCATTAAATATTTGCGATTTTACCTTGGCCAAAATTTTTTATGCTAATGGTATTTGGATTGTGTGGTATCAGGATTTCGTAACTCAGACAACTGTTACGCCAGGAAAACCAGTCACAACACACACTGAAAAATTAAGCACATCAAAATAAGGAGTATCATATATGTTTACAACAATCAAAGACGCAATTGTGAATTTCTTTAAGGGATTTTTCACAAGCGCAAATGTTAAAAAGTGGTGGTTTTGGGTTATTCTCGTAGCCATTGCTGTTGGTCTCGGACTGGCGATCTGGTTTCTGCTCTCCAACATATGGACAGCGTTGGCCTTTGCCGGTGGTGGATTTGCACTCGGCTATTGGGTACGGTCGCTGAAAGCATAAATTATAATAGAACAAAACACTTTTAAACTACATAAGGGCTTCTTTTTGAAGTCCTTATTTATAAGGAGAGAGTATGAAAATAATATTCGAGAAAAAATTCAAGTATATTTCAAGTCCAGTTTATGCACATCCCGGAGAGGATAGCGGAATGGATATTTTTTGTCCTGAAACTATTGAGATCAAACCAGGAAGTCGAGTTTTTATTGATTCTGGTATACGATTTAATATTCCAAGGCCGTGGTGGATGAAGTTGCTTGGATTAAACGTGGAGATTCAGGTGCGTGGCAAATCCAGTCGAAATCTTCAAGGATTAATAACAGCATTCGGAACTGTAGATAATAAATATACCGGTACAATTGGGATAATATTGTATAACAGCGGTGACGATCCTATTTTAATTGCCAGACATGATAAACTTTGTCAACTGGTGGTTATGCCGGTATTTACCAAGGTGCAACTGGTAGAAGGACAAGTGATTACATCTTCAACCAGGGGAAATGGCGGATTTGGATCAACGGGAGGAGTGACGTTATGAAAATAATAAAACCAAGTTTTGAAATTATAAAATATGATCATGGTGCGGTCAAATTCCTGGAAGAAGTTGGCCGGACGTGCTATAAATCTGAAGATAAAATAACTGATACTTCAGGAGATAAGTTCATTAACATGCTGGTTGAGCGTGGGCATGAAGCAATGATTGAACATTCGTTTATCTCGGTGAGATTTATTCATAACAGGGGATTTACGCATGAACTTGTTCGGCATCGTTTAGTATCGTATGCTCAAGAAAGCACCAGGTATTGCAATTATGCCAAGGATAAATTCAACAATGAACTTACATTTATTGAGCCGTTCTGGTTTGGTGGCGGTGACGATACCGATGAAAGAAGTTGGCATGAATTGATGTTGCAAATTGAAAAACTTTATAATGTTTTTGTCAATGAAGGCGGTCTTCCTCCTCAAGCTGCACGAGGAATACTTCCCAATGATCTCAAGACAGAGATTGTTGCCAGTGCCAACGTCAGAGAGTGGCGTTCAATTTTCAAACTGCGGTGTGCTCGTGGTGCTCATCCAGATATGCATCGTGTGATGATTCCATTATTATATAAATTGAATGAATTATTACCGGTGCTTTTTCAGGATATTGCTAATATAATAAGGTATGATGAACAAAGTAGATTTTAGCATAGAAAGCATGATCTGTTTAACATGCGGTTGTTTATTTGGAATTTCGAAAGATGCTCCGTTGCCGGTCAAGTGTTTTCGCTGTCAAAAAATACCTTGTGTGACAGTTGATAAATATATTGAACATATTAATAAAATGAAAGAATCAGAAGCGACGAATCAGGCAGAAAAATAATGTCTATTGGACATAGCATCTTATAAAGGACACTGATGTCCAATAGACGTTAAATTTAATTTACATCTTTATTTAAAACGAAGAACATATCTTCTTGGATTTTGAGAAGATATTTTTCTTGCAGGATGTCGTTGAAGAGATCACGATTTTCTTCTGCGACTTTTATGATGATCCGATTTTTCACTTTCCTATCGAGCATGACATGAACTTTAGGAAGGTTAGGTCGGATTTCTTTTTTGAAGACACGAGCTTTTATTTGTTTGTCTCTTTCCCTGTTGACGGCTTGTTCGACTTTCGCTGTTGACCATCCTTCTTCGATGGCCTTCTCTTTGAGTTTGTCCTGTGATTTTTTTGGAGCCATGCGAATCAGTTCAACTTTTTTTACGCCGAGTTTATCTCCGCTGTCTTGATCGGTAAATTGGCGAAGTCTGATGTATCGTTGTGCCATTTTCACTCCGAATCCTATTTCTTCGGTGTGAACAGGAACCCATTGATAAACTGTTTTAGGCTGATTATAGCCTTCGGGACGCTTGGTGTTTTTCCAATCTTCGTAACGTTGACGAAGAATATGGTCTTGCTGGATAAGAAGTTCACCGATGAGCCACCCGCTTTTTTTACCTACCAGGTGTAATTGTTTTAACGCCTGAATCCGTTTTACTTCCAAGTCTGGTTTGTCTTTTGCGATAACCTCCAACTTCACTAATGCTGAAGCGAGAAACGGATAAGGTGTTGCACTCGCTTTGTGTGTTGCTTGATTCATAATTTAAGTCCTCCTTTAGATTTGTACGCTGTTGTACAATTCTTTGTATAAATTCATACAAGTCATTGTATACCTGTAATATGCTTGGGTTGGGAGGAAATGTCAATAGTGAAATACCATTAATGAAGAGTAATGGTTTTTTATGTAGAAAATTAGGCTAAATAATATACAAATAAATACAAAAAAACCCATAAAAAGAAATAAAGAGACATAAAAATTAAATAATATTTCCTGGAAGGGCTGTTGCGGTGGGCAAAACTGGCGGAATTCCTACTGGATTTGTTCCAGGGTCTCCGATTGTGATGTAGAAGTTTTGTGTTCCGGTTAGAAAATTATTGATGGCTTTAGGAACGTTATCATTAATATCTTGTTTTAATTGATCAATTATTTTTTGCCATATTGTTCCGCCCTGTTGCTGTGGTTTCATACTTTTTGCTGCACCTTTTATCAAACTGTCAAGACTTGATCCTGCACTCTTCGCTTTTCCGGCATTGAAAAACGACTCCAATTCTGTCTTCATTTTTGAAGAAGCGTATGGAATCTGCAATGTAGCTGGAACTGGCGAAACGGTTCCAACATGCGGCGGTGCAATAACTCCTGGCGGAACATTGGTCATACCTTGATTGGCCATGTTTGCAATACCATCTTTTAAAACGGTCACTATATCTTCGTAAATTTTCTTTATGACTTGTTCCCATATAACCGCTCCGCATTGTGCTGGTTTTTTACCCTGACAATTTGATTTTATTTGTCCGTCGATTGCCGGTCCGGATGCTGAAGGTAACGTTTTAAATGTATCGAAAATGGGCGGTGGAAATGTTATTGGAGACGGAGGACCTGGATTCCATTGGCATTGAGCACTGGCAACATATGTTTGAATTGCCGATTTAAGCATGTTGTTAAAATCGTCATAGATTTTTTCACATACTGTTTTCCAAATAGTTTGACCAAGAGTGTTGTCAGGTTTTTTTCCCTGACAAGCACTCTTAATCTGGCTGTCTAACGTCTGTCCTGTTATCGTTGGTGTGTATTGAAACGATGATGTTATAAGAGGCATGTGTTAAATACACTCAATTGTCACTGTTCGAATTATTCCATTTTTGCGAACGAAATATTTTGTTCCGTAACTCATATTATCGCCGTTAAAATCTTTATAATATTTAAGAGCGTTACCAAATGGGTCTTTCGTGATGAGTTCTTTCATTCCTGTTTTATTAAAACCGACAAACACATTCATATGTCCTTGTACAGATGAAACCAGACTACTGAAATCTCCACCGATAATACATGGAAGGTTGGAGACTTCGATAAAATTACACAGAGTATCGTAAGTCAGGTCTTCACGGAATGTTGCTTTAAATCCAAAGTCGTTCATGAAATGGTTGAATGCCCAGGCTTCAATCGGATATACTGTTCTGCGTGAGTAATCCCAAATCCATGTTCCCCATATTTTTGTATTCGCTTTCATCCAATCGGTTGTTTCTTTTGAATTCATGAATTCAAAGAGATAATCTTCCAATTGCATGTTTTCGTTTGAACAACCTATATCTGCTTTTGTTTTATCTATGAGATTGAGACAGTGTTGGATACACATCGCATTAGATGTGTTAAAACAACTGGTGAACGGCTGATTAGCGTTATCTCGTTGTGTTAAATATGGAACATTTGGAATTAAAAATTTGTCACTCATAATAAACTCCTTAGTCAACTATAGATTTCGGTATTGCTGATTTTGCTCTGTCAAAACGATCATCAAGTGTTACCATGCCAACTGGCGAAAGATGAACACCCTCTGCGGTCATCCATGATTTCGGGAAAAGACCATATTTTCCGGCGAAGTCTTTTTGCATTGGAATAAACACTGAGTAGCCGGTGTCTTTCATGATCCAGGAATATATCGCTTGTTCGAATTTAACGCTCTGAGACGTGGCATACATAGCCATTACTGGAGGCAGACCATAAACAATAAGTTCTGATAACGGCCACAATCCCCGCAGACCATTGAGACATTCGTAAGATTTATCAATAACGCTGTTAATTTCTTGGTGTTGCAGGAGTGGATTTCCTCCCAAGGTTCCAATGATGATATGTTTAGGATATATTCCCTTGGCATCGAGAACCGGCTTCATCACTTGCGCCATGTGAAGCATGTGAAAATGATGAAAGCCACCGACCGCATAATCAAACACTGAAGGAACCGCTTGCCAACGATCACGGTACATATCAAGTATTGAATCTCCGAATGCTATGGTGAGACCATTTTTTGTTCCGTTGTATTTATTGAGAGCATCGATAAAGCCCTGAGACCGTTCTGCGAATTTTGGATGTTCTGCATACGGACCAACCATTGGAGTTTTATATAAGATCGACATTACAATATCGAGTTTTTGTGCTTCCTTTCTGGCTTTTTCATACTTGGGCATTAAAAAAGCGGTTTCGGTATATGCCGCCATCATTCTTACTGACATCATAATCTTTCTCCTTATTCTTTATCAAATAGATCGTATACTGTAATTTTTTGCGTTTCACTGTACCATATAGCACCACTGGCAAATAAAATTTTTGCTTGTATTAAATATTCGCCAACTACATCCAGGTCATCTTCAACGGTGACGTAGCGTATTATTTCATGTGTTGCTGGATTGTTATCGGTATTGGACGCTACTTGAGCCGTTCGTTCCTGCTCATAGCCATCGGGCTTTCGTATGGAAATAAACACATCTGATGCTGCTGAGAGATCGAGCAAGGCGTAATTATAATCTCTACAAGCAAGATCAATTGTAATTCCGACTGATCCTACGTATATTCTTTGATCCAATGTTTGCATTTTTATTTCCTGATCCTTGTGTTAAGTTTGAGAAGATTACAACAAAAAACTTTTAAACTCGCAGCAGTTTTAACACGTACTGGAATGGTTATTTTTATTGGAACTTTTACTTGAAGAATCATGTTTAATTATATGATGGCACTTTTATTTTTTCTACTGTTCAAATTTATCGTAGACTCTAAAGGTTGCCGTTTCTCCACGTCCACGCCATGCTGGAAGTTCGACGTAAGCCTGGACTTTGTATTCCCCTGCTTCATTAAAGTCGCCTTCTTGAACGATATACTTGATCTTCGTTGTCCCTTCGAGTACACCGTCCCATATTACTTCTCTACCGCTTACCGGCTTGAACACTTTCAATTGCATTATTGATGCCGCTGATATGTCTTCTCGGACGTTAACATAGATAATTGTTCCAACGTCACCGACAAAAACTTTATTTGAAGAAGCTGCCATTATATTTGCTCCAGATCAATTTGTGATATTAATTGTATATTATCAACGACTCGACTTTTAGCGGTAAATTCTGTTTGGATAGGAGATAAAAAGGAGAGTTGTTTTAAAGCCAAACTGTTATTGAAAATAAATTCTCGTACAATTGTTGAATAAAATAACTGTGTTTGGGAAATGGCCGAAGTGAGATGCAGTTCTTCTATGCTCATCGTATTAAAACACTCATTTTTTCAATTTTTTTCGTTAATCGAGATACCAGATTGATAATAATTTCAGTGACAATAAAACCATTGAAACCTCTGGTCATGATATAATTTTTACCAGGTCCAAACCCCCTGGTGATTACCTTTTGCATTATACTCTCTCACGTTTGGTAATATCTTGCATCGATGGAACTCCGGCAATGTTAAAGAGATTAAAACGAGCCAGTTCTGTATGATTGTCTTTTCCGTAGAATATCATCTGGTTATTTTTCATTTCCCACTTACCGCCTTCTATTCCGGCGATAAACTTGATGAGAGCACCGAATGTGTCTTCGCCAGGTACAATGCTGGTGGTGTCTGCGGTGAGGATGCTGTTTGCTATTGACAGTTCGTTGTTTCCAGTTGCATATAAATATCTGAAATCCACATTATCAATTCCGCCATCCGCTTGCATAAAATAATCTATGCTCGTATCGTAATCGGAAAAGTCATATTTATAACTTCCAGGTATAGTTGAAAACGCCGTCATAGTGATGGTTCTGACGAGCGTATCTGTACCGGCGTTGATTATTTTGAGACTTGGTGTTAACCCTGTTACCGGAATGTTGTTTCGTGTCCATGTGCTTATAACAATCATTATTGTTCTTTATACTCAACTCCCAAAAAATTCATCGCTTCTTCAAAAGAGGAACTGTTATATCCAGTTTACAACGATACCGAGAAGCCTTCCAGAGAACATATGAATCAACAACGTATGTTGCCGTTTCGTCATATACGCCAATACTTCGATTAAGATCAGCACCCGTTATAGTCTGATTTTGAATTTGTTCTTGTCGTATATTTGTTTTTGTCATAGTGATAATAGTTTGCAGGGCAAGTTTCCTTACCCTGCAATCTCTTATTTATTTTGGTCTTAGTATTTGTAATCAACCAGAACTTGATCGTTTGTTTTAAGATTGAACGTGAATGTTATCGTGTTCGTAGCGATTGTATAGTCGTAAGACCCGCCACGAATCTGGCGAATACCATTCAGATATACTTTGTCAGAACCAGCAAGAGCCGTATGTGCCAGGGTAACTGTCGGGCTTTTATGGGTCACAGCCGGAAGTTCTCCGATCACTTCTGTTCCAAGAACCTTTCCTGCTATTTCTTGTAGTGCGCCCTCTACGTCAGTAGCCGTGATCAGTGATCCAGCGTCCGCTATTGGAACATCTCCTGCACTGACCTGTCCTGCACCAGTACCCCAATCGATATGGGTATCTTTGATACCGTCAGCCTTGACCTGGATAGCACCCGCTCCAGAGAGTTCAACCGAGGAACCATCAGTAATTACTTCGATTGCTTTTGAAGAAGAATTAAATTGAAGACCGCCGTTCGCTTGGAGGGCTACTTGAATTTTATTTAACGCTTCTGTGAGTCCGTAGTTAGTATCGATGATGTCGGTAACGTCAACTGATATAACGTTTGCGGCAATATCGATTCCAGTTCCCGCAGTAAGAGCGGCCGGATTACTGAAATAACTGAACTCAATGTCGTTTGTTCCAACAACATCACCGACTGTAAATGTTATCTGATAGAACTGATAACCGGCGAAAGTGTTACCATCTTCGATGGGAACAAAATCACCTTTACGGATTTCTCCATCAGGAGAGTTGTCAAAGTCTTCAGCACGAGTCAGGACCCAGTTGGTTGAACCACTACCAATGTTGGTGACAACATAAATACCGTTTTCAAGTTTTGACGATGCTTGATCTTTTACCAAGATACGGTTTCCGACAACCGCCGCTTTACCATCAATGGAAAGAGCAGCTTGTGCTCCGTTGTTGGTTAGTGTCGCTCCTACACCACCTGTTCCATTGGCGTAAGTGGCCGTCAGTGCCGCAGTAGTCGCCAAACGAACAGAACGCTTGGGACCAAAACCGGCAGCGATAGCATCTGCGTATTCTTTGGTAACTGCATCACTGGCGTTGACTGGATTTTTTAAACCTGTAATAGTTGCGTTTTTTGCGTCATTGGTGATGTTCCAATCTACACCACCGAGAAAGTCGAGCACCAACCGTCCAATGTCTACGGTTTGGCTCAGTATTTGAGAATTACCTCTTATTTGAGTTACAGCCATATATTATACCTCTATGTTTTAGTTTTGTTTATCTTGCCCTGTTTTTGGCAGATTCACTCATTCTTTTCCTTACACGGCCACGACGACTGGCAGGCCGTCGGCAATGAAACGAAANNGAGGACGACCAGGGCGGCGCAAAATAATTTCCGTATCATGGCCGCGCCCCTTTAATTCGCTTTTTGGCTATTTCAAAATATTTATCATCCTTTTCAATGCCGATGAAATCGCGGCCATTAAGCAAAGCCATTTTTCCCGTAGTCCCTGAACCCATAAAGGGGTCAAAAACATTTCTTGAGTCTGGAAAACATTTTAAAAAATCGTCGACCATTTTTTCAGGAAAACTGCGGGTGTGTTCTTTTTTTATTCCTTCGGCCTTCCATTCCGCGGCGGAAAATAAATCATGATGATTTATAGCGTTGAATAGTTTTGTGTTGGAATTTTTTGTTAGCCAATAAATTCTTTCTGTCATAGGATAAAATCTTATTTTATCAAAATTCTGACTTCTATTAAACCATACTAATTCTTGCTTTACAATCCAGTTAGTTTTTAATAGCCATGAATACGGTGTTATTTGCTCGCCTTTTTTAATTCTGTTTTTGTGGTTATAAATTAAACTACCTGAATCTTTTGTTATTCTAAATATTTCATTTAAAATATTTATTTGCCATTCTTGATATGCTAATTCGGGCATATCGTCAAAATACGGATTATGTTTTTTATTTCCTGTATGATGATTCTTTCCTAAATTATACGGCGGAGAAGTCACCGTCAAATCAATACAATTATCCGGCATTTTTTTCATAACTTCCAAACAATCGCCTTTTATCAGTTTCATAAATCCCCCAGCGATAATTGCATGAGCCGGTATTGCGCCTCTGCAATTCTCTTTTTCGCTATTTTGAAAAATTCTTCGTCTTTTTCAATGCCGATAAAATGCCGCCCCGTGTTTATACACGCGACGCCAGTCGTTCCGCTACCCATAAACGGGTCCAAAACGGTCGCTTTTCTTTGTGAATAAACTGTTATTGCCCATTCTGGTAACTCGACAGGGAAAGCGGCACAGTGTGTCTTTAGTCCTGCTTTAGACGTCCACGTTTCTCCAATTACTCCTCTCTGTGTAATCTTTCGATCAATTACAATCTCTTTATTGCTCCCGTTCTTTTTTCTAAAACTCCATACGTGTTCGTAATCGAATACGGGTCTTGGATGAGAGTTGCAAACAAAAGGTATCCCCATTTTCGCAAACTGTTTTCTCCATATGCGAGTTGCTTGTAAATCCATTCCCGCCAATTCAACGCCCCATTTAAAGTAATTTATTGTTGCGGGATAGCAGGATGGAACATCTGCTATATAAAACCTGTTTCCGGAATTAAAATAATCGCCGAAGTTAACAACGACATAACCGCCACCAACCAAAATTCTATTCCATTCAACAAAGGATTTTTCCATCATCAAACAATAATCTTTATAAGATGTTGTTTTCTCATACTCTTTATTTAGATAATAAGGTGGTGATGTGATAATAAGGTCAATGCTTTTATCAGGAATTTTTTTCATAACTTCCAAACAATCGCCTTTTATCAGTTTCATAAATCCCCCAGCGATAATTGCATGAGCCGGTATTGCGCCTCGGGTATGCCGTGTTTGATATACCGCTCTGCCGTCGCCGCCGACACGTTGCAGATTTTGCAAATGTCGTATTTTTGAAGATCATGCTTGTCCAGGAGCTTAAGTAACTCCGCCGGTTTAATTCTTGTTTTTTTCATTCTGTCCTCAAATTATAATTACTATTAACAATTTCAGAAAATGATCTGATCGTAATATTATTTTCAATCAAAACTCTTTTAATAACACGTTCATCCAAGTTAAATTGAGTTTTTAATTCTTTAATTGTTTTGTAATTATTTATATACTCTTCTGCTATTTTATTAATAATATTATTATTTAATTTTTTGTAATTTGGATTATTACTTCCGAACAACGAATGTTTACCTTTGTTGGATAAACTTATTTTTTTAATAATTTCGTTTTTATTAGGATGAATTCCTATAATATTTCCGCCGTCTCCTCCAGAAGAAATATTATATAAATGGTACTGCGCTTTATAATTACATATGAAATATTTTTCCATTTCGTTTAATTCTTGAACATTATTACAATTAAAAATAATTTCTGATATAAAATTTTCTTTTCCATATTTTTTAATTGCTTTATGAAATGGAGATCGGCAATTTATTTTAGAGGTTTTATAATGTTCTTTAAGTCTTGTGTTTAAAGATTTTATAGTTTTTCCAATATAAATTTTTCCATTTATTTTATTTGTAATTTTGTAAATAATCATATTATTTTAAAAATTCACGCATTTCCATTAAGTTTTTATCAAAACGAGAACATTCCGAATTCATATATTCTACTTTCCAATCATTAGAATTTTTTGTACTTTCGAAAATAAACCCGCCGTTCACACCTTCTTGGTAACGGACAAATTTTGTACTTTTATCATCTTCAGATCGTGTTTTGATAAACGCCGCTAACCCAAGTTTTTTAATTATGATTTCCATTATCTCACCTTTTATCCTTCTATGTAGCGAATGCTAAAAGTATCGCCAATATATAATTGCCAAACTGGATTTATTATTATAATATTTCCAGACAAGGTATAATCGCAACTTGAATCATTAATCCATTCAATACCGTTTAAGCAAACTTGATCAGAACCAATAAGTGGTGTCTTGAGCAAGATGATTCGTTTCGTGCTTATGATCAACGAATCCACTGGTATTAACTCCCTTATCGGCCTACGCAGACCAGCACCAGGAGGTCTCGTTTCAATTACACCCTGCATAGATATATTTTATGTTATAATGATAAAGTGTTATAAAATTTTATACCATATGATCAATTTACCAGATGCTATTGATCGATCAAATGGTATAAAAGAGTCATTATTTCAGGGGTTATGAAACCGGTCTCTGGCACATACTCAAGTTTGATTTTATACGGTTCAAATCCCTCAACTTCCTCTTTAAGTATTTTATCTCGGACTTCAAGTTGTTGCTGTTTTTCTTCCAAGACTTCCTTAAATTTTTCATTGAGTTCATTGATCTTATCATTGAATTCTTGTTGTTTATCAATCATGATTTCGTATTTATTACCATTGATGATTGGTTCACCCTTCTCGTCTTTTTGAGAATATTCCCGACACATGGTAGTTCGTGTCATTTCATACTCAAGGGTTTTTTCTCTGTCTTTGAATTCAGTCGGAATTATTTCTTTAATGATTGCTTCTGCCAAGGGTTTTACAAGATCGCCATTCCGTTTCATAGCGTACAGAAATTTTGCATTGATGGTGGCATCTTGAGCATACAGCGTGAATATCTCATTAACGAGAGCATTGAGTTGTAAGATTTCTTCTTTTTTCATATTGATTATTCTCCTGTTGATTTGTCTTTGGGTTGTGATTGTTCTTCTTTGGATTCTTCTTCGGCTGGTTTTTCTTCGGTTTCAACCGTTATAATTCCCTGTTCGAGATTGACGGTTGCGTTGAGTCCACGAATGTTGTACTTATCGATCATTTCATCTCTGAAATTATCGTACTGATCTTGGATTCGTACAGCACCTTCACAGAGTTTGTGTTTTTCGATACTGAGAGCCGAAATACGTTTTTCGATTTGTTCAAGACGGTCGAACAAGCGGTTGAGGTACACGATGTCTTCTTCGTGCAGTTTAATTTCTTGTGACATATACTCACTCCTATATTGAATTTTTTAATCTATAGAATTATATTGTGATTATAAAAAAAAAGCATTAACGTTGCGGTTAATGCTTCTTGAGTCATACAAGGTTGATTACTTGCATTTCGGGGGTTTGCTCGATCCGCCTACGCCTGGTTTACCAGGCTTGCTTGAGCCACCGGTTTGTCCGGGTTTCGCTGTTCCGCCTTTTTTACCCATAGTACGTTTCCTCCATTGAAATTGATGTGAAATTTTTCCTGTGCTTCCTGTAATGATGCGCAGTATATAAAGGAATTATATATACCTATTATAGAAAAAAGTTCCTTTATGTGCTCAATATTCTCTGCGCAGATAATGGTTTTATACTTTAAGACTTTCAACCCGACCATCAAATCAATCATTACCGAATTGACAGAGGAGGAATTCTGTATGTCGAAAACTACAACATTTACATTGCACCGTTCAGGCTCGTTAATATTGATGCATTTTTTCAACTTGTCTTTTAAGAAGAAAAAATTTGACATATTATCGATTGAAATTAACAGAATGTTTTGAATAAGTTCAATGGTCATACCCCTTACTCCACAAGATATTTATCGTATAGAATTTGTTTTCTTTCGTCGTACTCTAAAACTTTTACATTGGTGTCCAGAGAAACCATACGTGCATGAACGAAAATGTCTTTGAAGATTTCTCTTATTTTTGGTTCGGCTGTATTATTGAGGGTTTGAAGTTTTGTTCTGTTGATGTCAGTTTCGTAAGCGTAATTATCATCAAGCATTTCGAGCATTTCTGATAATATGAAATCCATTTTGTCATCGAAATAATTTTCAAAGTTGCGTTCGCTGATGACATCAAATTCATCATCACGAAATGCGTTTCTCAGGGTTGCCAGGATGTTGTTTTGAATATCTCGAAGGATTAAACGGTAGACATTAACGCTTAAATTTCCAATGACATCAGTAGTTGTTTTGGCAAGTTCCTCGATGTACAGCCTGGTCATATATGAACGCAACTGATCGAGTTTTTGCATAGCATAATTCATTTGAAGTTTTGGCTTTATTTTCTCAATACAGTTCCATTTTTCCATATTCAGGTGCTCCACTTCACTGATCAATATTGGAATGTCTTTTGAATATTGACAGTTGGCATGTGGGGATTTTTTCTTGGTTACGTTTCCAATGTTTAATCCAAAAATCCCGCCACCCTTTGACACGGACATACCCTTTCGCACTATTATTGTTAAGGCGAAAACAATAAGTGCTAAAACAGAGGCAGAGAATATAATTTGGAACCATGACGGTAGAGAAGAGAGCCATTCAAACATGGTTTTGTTCCACCGATTGTATAGGATTTTACATTATATTATTCAGGATTGTTGAATAAAAATGTTTTTTTTATGCCGGTGGATTTATTTGATAGATTTTTCCATCTTTATCTATTAAGAAAGTCAACTGATCAAGAATAGATTTTGCTATTGCCAGTCTCTCTTCCTCTGTTCCATTCCAATTAAATATGGCATATGATGCTGTAGTGCCGACTGTCGCCTTGGCTATCAAATCGGCAGGAGTTATTGTTCCGTTCTTTTCTTTTGCCAGGTCAATCAATTCATAGATACATTCTTGAATTTGTTTTTTGGTAAGTCCCAATTGACGAGCAAAAAACTCTTTGGCGTTTTTATTGCGTATTAAATAGTCAGTATATTGAGTAGGATTCATTACTTTCTCTCCTCCAGGCTTTTAACTTTTCGTTCAAGTTCTAAAACCTTCTGAAGTAATACTTGAACTATTTTATGAGTCCTTGCAATATTCTCTGGATTGTCGTTGAACTCAAAATTTACAAGTTCTTTAACAGAAGCCTGTTCGATGATGTCATCGGCATTGATCTCGTCAACTTGTTCAACTGTGTATTCGTTTGCCATTGTCGTTTCCTATTTAAAAAGTTCTAATGCGTATTGCATTAACCGTGACGGTGTTTTATAATCTATGAATGTATCATCTTGAGCAAGATTAAAAATAGTGTACAGACGAGCACGGTTGGCAGCCGGATAATACTTTATAATTACTGTACTTCCAGATATAGGTGCTGAGAAAAATTTGATTGCAAAAAATCCGTTTATATCAATTTGCTCATCGTTATAATCTGGATCATTTGAACCCCAAGTAATTGAAAGATCATAGATAGATTTCCAAGTTGCTCCACCGTCATCACTGAAACTATGGAAGTCACTGGCGGTGTTTTCATCTGATAATTGGAATGATGTTCTTGCGCCGTCTGCCAGGAACGTTTGATATTTTGTTACTTCTGTTTTTGTTCTCACATTTATGTTGCTGAATTGATGCATGTGAGGACGTTCGTTCTGCCAGAGAAGCAATAACGAAGCTGCCGGTTGAGCCGGATTAAGAGTTGTAGTTTTTAAGAAGCATTCAACTTGAACCATACCGTCTGTAGGAGCACCGGAGCCATATTCTCCTGCCCCGATATTATATACATATAATCCGTATTTATGACTTGCATCGTTTACTTTTTGCCAGAAATCATAAAATTCAACGACAGATGGATCGAGATTTTCTCCGTTGGCGTTATATGTTATTGCAGCCGAATAAAGATCGACAATCTTGTCACGTATAACATCTATGCCCGTTGTTAAATCAACAATGGTAATTTTTGCTTTGTTTCCTTTACTATGTTTTCTTAATCGTACACCAATATATTCTGCCATAGTTTTACCTTATAATGTTGCTAATATATATGTTCCCGAACCACCGGCTTTGTAATATCCGATACCTGAGTTGGTTGGTTTATAATTGACACCAGCACCATAGATTGGATGTAGTGGGTCTTCGGCGGTAGCGTTTTCTATTACATAATTCCACGGTCTATTTGAGCCATCAACATCTTCAATGGCATCTTTCCATATTTTCATGTTATCATAGTAGCCCCAACTGTCCCCTCCATGATATGGCATAATCATTAAAGATTGGCTTGTTGCAAATGTTATTTGAGCTGCTGTTGGAATTGCCAACTCAACTCCATCTAACCATGCTCGATAAAATGGTTTTGTGGGATCACCTGTAAGTCCACCCGCTTTATCCCATACACAATAAAAATGGTGCATTGTTGTTCTGGTGACAGCCGCAAGACTGCATTTACTGGTTCCGTTAATATACATATAAAAATATCCGTCATCCCAACGGAATTCTGTGTTCAATCCAATCATTATTCTAATAAAAGAAGATTGAAATGCCGCTGTGTATATTCGATGCCAACCAGAATATGTTCCTTTCTCAATAATGGAACCTGTTTCTGATCCAAATGGTTTTAAGATTGCTGATGCGGTTGTCATCATTCTTACACAATTGCCCCATTTTCCTGCCACAATTGCAAGATTATTAATCGTTGCTATTGAAGGTGTCTCATTTTGTATTTCTGGAGATGTTAATGAAGCAATTGTTTCGCATCGACTGTAATAATTAGGTCTTGGAAGAATAAAACGTCCATTACCTGGGTCAATCCAACACTGTGTTTTGGGCGGTGTTTGATTTCTGTTGGATAAATTTTTTGCATATACTTGTAAATTAAGTCCTGTTGGATCAATTATATTTTTGCTGTTTTGAACTAAACGTATATATTTTCCGCTATTTAATGGAGTTGATCCAAAATCCGATAATACCGTATCCATAATGGCAACACCGGCTCCGGCATTGTCCAATCTTTGTCCGTAGATAAAATCAACTCCTTTTACCAAATCGGAATAATCATTTTTTTTCATATTTACTTCAGAGCCGAAAACACTTTGCCCGTAAGTATAGGTTGCATTTTCAAGTAGTATTGCCGTGTTCGTTCCTGGGTTTGGAATGGTTGCTGGAGTTATTGAGGCTTTGACATAATAATATCCAGTTTGAAGATTAAATGGTTGATAATTATTTACAGCCCCATATATAATGTGCATTGAGTCTCGAAGTCCTGCGCCACTGTTGTAATCCCACGCTGCATCTGCGTCAGTGGTTGTTCCAATATTACATAGAACATGATCCCATATTTTAAGACCATCGATATATGCTTTAGAGTTTGCCGATGTATCAGCGGCGTGACTAAAAAGGTAGTATGCCAATCTACCAGGAATTGGAACGTTGATAGAAGATAATATTAAAACGTTGTCTTTGTAAACTTTAATAGTTTTGCTTCCGGTTAATCCAGCGGAAGTATCCCATGTGATGTAATAATGGTGATAGTTTGCATCAATACTTGATATTGATGATTCTTTAATGCCGTTGACCCACAGGGCTATGTAAGTTAATTCAGTGGAGTAATCGATTTGAATTTCGAGAAAGGTTGTTTCTGAAATATATAATTTTGATGTTGCTCTTCCGTTTCCTGAGACAACTAATTTTACCCAAGCCAGCATTGTTCCTTTGGATAAACCGACTCCAGGATTTCCAAAAGGATAGATTGTTAAAACGCCATCGTACAAATAAGATGATTTTACGCTGATGCCATTTCCAAATTTTCCTGCTGTAAATTCAAGATTATTGTTGTCGTTCATAGTGTAAGTAGGATCATAAGTTCCATATACTATGTTTGGATTGGTTAAATCTGCTGTTGATTCACATTTATTCCAATATGCCGGTCGAGGAAGCGTAAACTTCCCTATCAAGGGATCAATAAAACATTCTGTTTGCTTGGGAGGAAAATTTTTTCCTTGGAGATTTTTTGCGATGATACTTGAAATGTTCAAGCCACTTGCGCTGACAATGTTATATCCATTGTTAACTACACGAAATAATCCGGTTAACGCTCCAGAATCGCCAGTATCATATAAATTATATGTTCCGCTATTTAACGGATTATCGTATTTATAATCAGAACCCTCTAAGAGTTTTCTTGTATTAGTTCCTCCGGCATTATTTGATAAAGTTTGTCCTACGCCATTGTCGTTTCCGAAATCGGCTGCTGTGTTTCCTATGATACTATTGGTATGTTGCGCTGTTTCAAGATTTATTGTTATGCCAGAACCTAATCCAGAAATTGAACCAACATATAATACGTTTGGTGCTTGTTTATCGATTATGATTGTTTTTCCCATATTGTTATTGTCCTGAAAAATTAATCGCTTCCGTCTTTGATAATTGTATTATTGTAATAATAAAATTTTGGATTATCACAAATAAAATCAACAGACTCGTGAACACATTGGTTTAAATGTGGCAAATGGAATAATTGTACTCCGTTTCCTGATGATCCTATTCCTAATATTGATTTATTAGGAGAGAAAGCAGCTTGAAAAATAGAATTCAATAATGTTAATGAATAATACGGTTCAACAAAACCACTCATGGCATTCATAACTGACCAATAATTTGACAGCAAGGTTGTATAATAGTTGTCATCAAATTTTAATCTCTTTAAGAATGTAAAAGGTTTTGGCACTGTTGAAGCACCATCACGGCAAATTAAAAACACTCTGTCTTCAAATAGTTCACCCCATATATATGCTGTGGCAGCGTTTGCTAATGTGGTATAAGAATAAATATTTATTGTTGTTTTTGTTGAAACATCAACCATTGCCAATCTCATCGGTGTTGCGGTAGCAGCCGATGCTAATTTTTCAGTTCCAAATAAAATAAAATGTTTCCATATCCCACCAAGCGTTTTAAAACACAAAGACGATTGAGATATTTGACATATTTGTTCGTTGGTAGCAAAGGCAACTGATGTAATAGCGGTAGTGTTTGTTGTTAGTTCGTCAGTTGTTTGAAGTTCCCAAACTTTTTTGTTATGCTGATATAGATAATCGGCCACTGTTCCCGTTCCTAAAAATATGTATCCTGATGGAGCAATCCAACTGCTTAGTGATCCCTGATAGCTTGGTAATGTTCCTGTTATCGAATGGTAGATCATAACAGGCGTTCTATTTCCATTAGAGTCCCAATCGATCTGCAATATATCAATACAGCCACCCGCTGTTGCTCTTTTGGCTGTTTGAGATATTCCAATATAGGTTCGTGGATTTGTGAAAGAGAAATCAGACAAATCTTCTTTTGTAAATGTTCTGACTGATAAACATGGTATATGCACCGATACAGCAGCTCCATATGAAAGGGATAAGTTGGTGTTAACGTTACCTGAATATCCTTTTGCTTCGTTACGTTGGCTTAAAGAACCAACAAATGTAAATCCTGCCGATGTGCCAGAAGCAAAATCAATAAGAAAAGCACGACCATTTTTTAAATCTATAACGTATACTTTTGGATTAGTAGTTGTGTTGGCATCAACTTGCTCCCAAGTTCCAATACTAACACCGACAATGATCATATCTTTTTCGATGATTATTGAATTTGCCCATGCTGTTCCAGCAGAATCGTTGAGTAAAAAGTTTGTATTACGTAAATAACGCACAACGCCAATTTTTGAAACATCAAAACGATCCATTCCGGCAGAACTTTTTCCATTTAAAAATGAATCTAAATTTAATATATCAAAACCTGCTGTTCCTGCTCCAGTTAATGAGTTTCCATATCCAATACACATATAACTTTTATCTGGAATGTTTCTAATATCGGAATACAACGATGGATCAAAATATCTATCAGATATTTGAGTTACCACTTTTACATCAGCCGATGCGAGAATGTTGGTTGATGTTATAAATGAAGAAATTTGCATTGCATATGGGTCTTCTAATGTATCTATGGCTCTTATTTGTGATCCGTGAATTTGGTATAAAATTCCATCATCACTTATCGTTAACATTCCTGTTCCGTTGGTTGGTGTTATTGCCCAAGAATCAAATGGAGTTTTATTATTATGGAGAACATATAATAAATTTGATCCTCTGTAATAATCTCTGCTGATAACTAAAATATTAGATGCTGATGGTCCCGTGCTACCATAGTTGAAAACAAAAAACTTTCCGTTTGCGTATGCTATTCCGTTCCAATAGGTTACCGCTGCTCCAAGCGAAATGAACCAGGCTGTCTTGGTTGGAGCATCTGAAATATTCCATCTCTCAATTTTATCCTGTGTGTCATTTATGACGTATAAATATTCTCCGTCTGAAGTAAGGTCTACTTGGTAATCTGTTCCGAACGACACAAAGGCTTGTCTATCTCCGGCAACAGTAAAATCTATTGTGTTTGGCGAGTGAGTCATTGCATACCAAAGGGTCGCTTTTGGAATTGCCAATGAAGCATTAACTGGTCCGGATGCAATGCCAACGAGATAGACGTAATCTGTTCCGTTGTAATTGGCCATTGTTATGCCACTTATATCAAGCCAGTTTCCAGCGGTGACTTGAACTATTCCAACTGTAGCGTGTGTCAATGGATTTTGCGCAACGATATACACGCTATTTAAAGTACCGTTTGTGATAGTGTACCATAAATATCCTGTGGTATTGTCGTAGTAGCAAGCCCTGTTATCTGTTGAAGAAGAGCCGTATGGAACAACTCTGCGTCTTGTTTGGTTTTCAGCCCATACAGCGTTGGCTATAGCGTGTTGTGCAATGAGTTTTCCGTTGCTTGCTGTGGATATAACCTCAAGCAAATCTCCTCTTTGATCAACGCATATTCCTCCATTTCCATCTCCGTCAACATCAATGGCATTTTGAAAAATTCCGCTATGCGCCCTGGCAGTATAATTGGTTGCGCCACCATGACCATAATCTGAATCATTTACTTTGAAATCTGTATCAAGGTTAAAAAGATATATTTTTCTGAGGTCTAATGTTGTGTCATCTGTTCTCCAATAAAACATATTGTCTTTTCTGCAAAATGATCTGTTGGTTGTTGTTGATGCGGTAAAAATAGTTTCAAAAAAATATGTGTAATCAGGAGTTTTTGTGTCTAAAGTTGTTTTTGAAATAACAACCAGTTTTGTCATATTAACATTGACAGCAACGTGCGTTGAATCCCATACTGTAACATCAGTTGGAATAACTCCTGCTGTTAAGCCCATATCTGTAATATCTTTATATGCTGTACACACGGAAGTCAAAAAGTTTGTTATGGATGAACCAAGAAGGTTAGATGATTGAATGTTTCCTGTTCCTAATGTTCCATCGGAGTTGATTTTTATTTTACAAACTTTTCCAGATGTCGTAGTGGGTGCTGATGTTGACAGAATAACATACAAATAGTCGCCGTCACTGCAAAGACCAGTCCAGAAACTTGATGCGCCACCGGCTTGTAAGTACCAATAGGCTACTTGATTTAACGTTCCATCCAAAGTGAGTTTGTGTATCATACCTACTGCGTTGGCTCCGAAGTTGCTTATGAACCAATAACATTGATTTTTTGCATCGTAATCTAAAGCCGCTTTATATCCTGATAAAGTTGTATAATAACCTACTGTTGTTAAGTCATATTTTGCGGTAACCTCTCCCATAAAAGGCATCCTACGAGGTCTGAGAAACCCTTGTTTAAAATCCACCAAGGACGATTCAAGCATTTCTTTCCAGTTGTTGTTGTAATCATTTTCATCCATGATCTCAGCAGGATTGGCTATATTCATGAGAAAGTTACGACTGGTATTTTCTTTATTAGCAAATGCTTCTAAAATGAAATTGCTATTTTGCGATGTTCTATTGTTCATGAAGTTGACTGTTTGTAACAGTTCGGTTGTTTGCTGAGTAAGCAGATCAACTTGATTTGAAAGTTCTTCGCACTGTGAAGATAAGACAGCGTTAATTTCAAATAATTGCAAGAAGGCTTCTCTTGAACCTATAACGATAATACCTTTTGTAACTCCGTAACCATCGTTATTATCCAGTGTGAACAGTATTGGTTGCGCTATATTCGGTTTATATTTTGTAATTTTTCCGGCTACTGTCGGGCTTAAATAGTAAATTACATTTTCTGACAGATTGTTGTCTTGATCATCTTTAATGGTTGGAGTATAAACACTGGTTAATGTTCCAATGCTGTCGATGTATCCAAGCTGTATTATTTTAAATTTGTGATCGTTGATTCTCTCAAGAACCATTGCGTCACCGGCATAATGAAAGTTCGTCGCAATGGCTTTACACCATCCAAATGCTGTGTTGGTATTAATATCATAACGAATAACTGTACCAGGTTGAAAATCGTAATTTGTTCCACTTCCGTCTGCGTCTAAAGAAAACGGAGCAATGTCGATGATTGCGGTGGTACTTCCTGTTTTGGTGGCAGCTTCAGGATTCATGAGTTGCTGTATCAACATTTCAAGATTCCATATTTCCCCATCTGCTTTTTCGTGTTGTATTCTATCGGTGAAAAGTTTTCCTGTTATGATGCTGTTATAATAATAAGTCAGGTAAAGATTTTCTGGCATTTCTGCAAGGCTATCTTTGAATGTTACAATACCATTCATAACATCGACATACGCATGTCCTGATTCTGTCGGTAAAACGAAAGCAGCTCCGTTAAGATTTTTAGAATGAAGAATGTATTCAGCCGGAAATCCTTTGATAGACCTGGCAATAGATGCCTCTGTTATATCGCCATAGTCATCTTCCAATTTAAAAAGAACTTCTGAATCAACAGTATATGGATATAATCCTTTGTTGGTATTTATTTGGGCTTGTAAATATCCGTTTATTGAGTTTGAATTTGTCTTTGCCCAATCAGGATCAAGAACAACAATTTTTGGTCTTGAACCATATTCAGAATATGGTATGTTCCTGTCACGAATACTTGAACGAGCGAAGTACCATTGATTGTAGTTTAATCTCAGTTTGAATGGGAATGTCGTTTTTATATGTCCAGTGTTTACACCTGGAGGAGTCGGCATGTGATAGAACAGCCGTGTTGAAGCACTTGGAGTTGCAATGTAACCATCTTCTATGTCAGGCTTTTGCCCTTTATAGGTTGCGTCAAGAATTCCTATGGTTGCCAAGGCGTTTGGTGTTCCCGCAACCAAGATAAAACCTTGATCGGCTCCAGCGTTTACAGTTTTGAAAGCGATAGTGTTTTCAATGTATTTATACGCCACAACTTTGTCGTTGATTCCGGCAGCGGTAAATTTAGCATTGATGTGCGTTATTACTGTATCGATAGTTGTGCAAAGAGCATCAAGAGTAATGGTATGTAAGCCAAGGGCTGTTCCGTTGTAGATCACGTTGATTTGGAAGTTTTGATTTACAGAACTCCAATCGTGTCCTGTTAACAAATTGACTGTTCCTTTGGCCCTGGCAATTCCCGATGTTATATTCAGACCGGCTACTGCTGTTTCTCGTGGTGCTGACAGTGCCGTAAACAGATCGGTTCCGGTTGTTCCTGGTGTCATTGAGATAGTTGATTGAGGTCCGACTGATTCCGAAGTACACCTTATATCGCTTTGTAAGATCGACATGTCGGCATTGGCAATGGCAGTGTTCATGTCTGATATAAGCGAACTGTATAAATACGGTGTGGTTGATACTGAAATAGAATATTCAATAATGGAACCGCCGTCGATTGCTATTTTGAAATAATAAGTTCCAACTGTAAGTCCGGTGTTGACTCCCGGCGCAACGCTGGTCAGTCCAAATTCTTGATAGCCATGAGTGGCATCGTACCATGCCAATGAGGACACGCCGGTATGAGAAGAGTTAGGATACTTTTCTTCGAATTTAAGTTTATCATCATAGGTTTGTTGATCTAAGAATTCTGTGGTTATCTCTTGTCCGGCCAGTGCGATAGTGCTGTATTTATAGATCAATACTTTTGATGTTGTATTCAAAGGTATTGGAAGGTTGCGTATTTTTATATGAGTATCATCGATGATACTGGTGATTTGTGATGTTTGATATAATCCCTTGCCGTAGAAAACAAAAACAAAATCTCCAACGGTTACTCCTGTCCAGGGTGCAGGAGTCTCAAATTCGATATTATTACCTGTGATTTTAACAAAGGTGGATATATCCATTCCCAAGGTTAAAATAGTCTCTGTTGCGCCTACGCTTGATGCACTGATGGGAACTATTCCGTTATTATAGGAATTGACAAAATATTTTGCTGTATAGATTTGAAGTTCGATTCCCTCATCTGCAATGGTATCTTTATCCAATGCGATGGTAAATTGATTCAATTCCACATCTTCAGAGACGGCATACGAATCAACAAGGTCTTCAAGTCTGAACGGGAATGTAAGTAAGTCTCCGTTTGCAAGGTCACTTCTGAAATAAATATCTGGCTCTTGAAATGTCAGTTTTCCGGTTGGGTCATTGGAACAAATCGTTTCAATGTCATAGGTTGATTTATCAATTTGATATGACGTTGCGCTGGCTCCTGCCGACAGAGGAATAGGAACACCAGATGGGTCAGTAAAAGTTACCGCTTCATGATCACGAGCATAATATCCTTTGTTTGTTTTTTTAAACGCCAATGTATGAATGAGTTTGACGGTTTCTTTATATCCGCCGTACATCCATATTTGATCGTGTTCTACATAAATCGTTGTTCCGCCAGAGTTGTAAAACAGGACAGACCACAACGGATAGGAGTTTTTGGTTACGGTTGTTACTTTGTTTGCCAGGGTATGACGTGGCGGTATGATAGATGATTCAATTCCTGTTATATATTCCAGATATGGAACAAGTTCTGGATGTTCTGTGTCTTTGAAAACGATATTGATAAGGTCTCTGCGATACCATCCTGATGTGTTGATGTCGCTTGGATTAAAAACGGTTGGATCATCAACTTGATATACGCCATAAACTCCTGCTGATTCATGAAGTTTAGCAGCTCCACCGTTACAAGTTATTGTTTTTGATGGCGTGGCCGAATATACGAAATCGAATTCGAATGTTTTAAACGGCAAGACACCTTCAGATATAATTCTGTTGATGCCGTTGATCTCATAGTTTATAGCCTTGTCATTTTCGATCAGGTCTATGACAGCCTCAAGAAGACCCTGAGACGTTACATCGGCTCCGTGTTTGACGGTATGAGCAAGTTGTCCATCGTCAGCACCATCGACAATGTTTAACGTGTTTTCCCCTCTCACAAGGGGAACGTACATTGTAGTTGTACCAACTCGTTTATAAACTTTATTTCGTAATGTTGCCATAGTTTTCCTCAGTTAAGATTATCCAAGTGGAGCCAGAATAGTCCATGCGATATAAAAGGCTGTCAGAGGATTCTTTTCGAAAGCGTTTGTTAAATACAGAGCAGAAAATAAATCATCCCGCTCGTTAAATAAGTAAGCCTCTTTATATTTAATGTAATCTGTTCCGACTGTGATTACTCCGTTACCATATTGACCGACCATGTTTACCGAGAATGTTGCACTGTAGTCATCGACAAAATCGGTATCGCCATCACGGTATTCAATGGTTGGAAGGACAGGGTAGAAGTCACCGGCTGAATTGTTTGCATATCGTAAATCCAATCTCTGACCACGACCGGTATTGTATCCATCACGAGGAACAACTGAGTTAATGATGTTATATGTTCCACGATCATAGATCATTTTTACTGTATCGTATCTGTTTCCTGCGCCACTGATTTCTTCAATTTGGAATTTCCAGGAGCCATCATTGTAATCGTAATAGATGAATGTTTTGGAGTTATCGGTTGGGGTAATCAATTTACCCTTTCCGCCATCGATATTCCTAACTCCTGGACTCATGATCCAGGTCCCTGCTGTTGCCGATGCTGATAGAACTTTATAGGGATTTTGAACGCTCCTGGTGTATATCTTTATATCAACGGGAGTGTCAACATTTTGAAAATAGATTGTTTCAACTTTATTATTATTGAGATACAATTCTACTTTGAAAGTTCCGAATGATGGTGGATACGTTGTCAGAGGAAGTCCACCGGTTGTTGCGCTTTTGATGGTGAAAATTTTAAGATTTGAAGTGACACCAACAACATAGTTTCCGACAACATTGGAAACAGAGTATTCCACTTTAGCCAATGGGTCAAACGTTATGGCCGAATTAGGACTTCCACCGGCATGTGTATCTCCTGAAGGTGGATGGCATTCCCTGACGGATGGTTCCAGGAGATCATAATACAAAAACTTGCTTGGTGTTCCAGAGACATCATTGTTACCGAATCTCATTTTTGATATTTTGAGTTTGGCAGGATCGATAGTCGGTATCCAGTGCGATGAGCCTTGGGATATAAGACGAATCAAATTGGAACGTGATTGATTGACCAGAGTATTAAACTCATCAGTTACTTTGATGATTTTTCCGTTTAAAGGATTATATTCAGTAACCTTTACCGCCCCACGCAATGGTCCTAAATCGTCTGCCAAGATAGCAGGATTTGTTCCCCTTTGAAGGGCTTTATTCCATATTTTTGTTATCAGTTTTCTCTTCATGGTGTACCTTTTCGTTATATTGAATAATGGAAATGGATGATTTCAAGTTACCTATAGTATCTTTGAAATTTGTATTGCATTGTTCTAAATTTTTTTCAAATAATTTAGTAAATAACTTCATGGATAATTATATGTTCGTGATATATTTTTTTATATCAAAGTGCTTATAATACGGCATTGTTCAACGGTGGTATTGAAGAAAGATGCCAAATATATTAAGGTTTCTTCTTTGGTGTGTGTTTGGACATATCCAGAGTATAATTGTTTAAATGTGATGGTGCTGATCATTTCTAAATTCTTTTCATTTAAAATAATACCCTTGTCATATTTAATGCCGACAGAGGCATTGTTCTCTTCATCATATTCATACTGAGAATCATAAGGCAGCGGAGTCTCGATAGAATCATATATTTCAATATTTTCACCGACGATAAGGTTGTTGTCGCTGAGTTTTTTTAGGTGCTCAATACAAATTCCTCGATTATCGCCGTACAGAGAATCGTTGTTTTGGCCATCAACCGGTTCAGCAAAATCAACAAAGCTGCTCAAGTTTGAAAAAAGATCATCGCCTGTTGTTCCATGATCTAATCGAATCATTGATTTAATACCGAAAATATTAGATCGACAAACCATGTTATAGGCAGTTCCGCTCGGCACTAAATAAAACAACGTACCCGCTACGACATTGTTAATCAGGTTTATTAACACATCATACGTAACTGTTCCTGTACCTGGCGTGGTAATGGCGTATTCATGTGGAGTTGAGTTGTTGGGAGTTATTTTGAAATAATATGTATGTCCATTACTTAAACCTGTATTGGTTGTTGGTGATGCTATTGTGATTCCAATTCCTTGGTATCCTCTCATGCCGAAAAGCAATTCTGTTCCAGAAACATTTTCTGCCATAATGGTTGAACCTAAAAGAGCAGAGAAGAGCGTTGGCGTGGTACTTCCATTTTCCAATAGAATGCTTGAAACAATTCCAACTGAATATGACGTACACCGAAGATCACCACTGACAATACTGAAAAAGGCTTTGGTCATTATAGAGTTTAGCAGAGTAACCAATTGCCCATAGGTCGGAGATGTCAGGCCGGTAGTAATTGAAAGGTGCTCTATGCTCAACCCATCGATTGTAATATCAAAGTAATACGTTGTCGAAGCTGCCAAGCCTGTAGGTGACGAACTTGTTTTTCCAGACAATCCTATGGCGTGGTAACCGTTTAATCCGCTGTGCCACGGACCGGCGTAATGAAACTCCAAGTTGCTCGAAAGTCCCACTGGATATACCCAATTGTTTTTTATATATGTTGGCCAGGGCATTAACGGATAATCTATTTCAGTTAATGGAGTTTGTGAATTGTCAAGATAATGTATGTAATCTCCGAGAACTGTTTTGAGAATGAGGGCTTTAAAATAATCTGTTCCGTCTAACAGATTGATAAGATGTTCTCCGACCAGTTCTCCTACTTGCGTAACGTTGATACGATATATTTCTTGTAAGTATTTTAAATGGTTTGGTCTTAACCATTCAAGATATTGCCGTATTAAAATTCTTTCAGTGGCCATTGATTCGTTTCCTGGATGGTACAGTCCACTTTTCAATGTCATGATAACACGAATGTAGGGAGATTTATTACAATAGTTGTATGGATTGTCCGCTTTAACATCTTTGCGTGGGTCTACGTGCGCCGTTTGGAAATCCTCAAGCGGAATTCCGCTTTCAGTATAGGCGTAAAATGTAGAGTTCTCAAAATCTTCATAGTTTATCTCTATGAGATTTCCTTCTTGATCAAACCAATATTCCAAAAGGTCAATGTCATATCCGAGAGCACCGAAGAATAATTCATAGGCTGTTTTTGTTCCTCGCAGTCCGATCAGATCAATAAGATTTGAAAGCAACTCACGATATAATTTCGAATAAGCAAATTCCCATTTGGTATCGTTGTATAGGGATTTTTTTTCAAATCCAAGCGATGCACCGATAATGGTCAGGAATTTATTTTTTATCTCAGCAGGATTGTTAACGGTGTCAATGTCCTCGTAATATGCATACAGAATATCAATGAATTCCAAAAGTGTATCGAAGACAATTTTAAATTGCGGATTGGAATGATAAATAGAATAATCGTATGCTGAGAATCCGTGGATTGCAAAATGGTTTTTGAAGAATGTTTCATAAACCAGGACTTCTTCTTTCAAACTGATAATTTGACCGGCGTATGTATAATAAGCCCCAATGATACATGTTCCTTTTTGGACTGGATAAATAAATCTTTTTCCGCTTTCTTCTTGATAAAAAATGTTACGATCAAATATCTCAATGTGCAGCGAAGTATCATTTAAAGGTATGATGACTGATTCATCTTCAGAGAATACCAATTCTATTCTGAGTTCGTATTTTTGATTGGCGTTATCAAGATATTTTAACTGTTGGAGACAGGTGCTTCCGTCTTTCCACCACCAATATGTCATCTTGAGGCGTGGATAATAACCTGGAACATATACACGAAAGGCCGATGTATTTTCAATAACCACATCGCCGTAGGGATACTGGTATACAATTGACAGACTTCCGACCCCGACTGTATAAAGGTATCGTTTGCCATCTTCTTCTTTATATACCGCTGAATCTCCATATAACTTGATTTTTAAATTGCTATCAGTAATTGGTATTTCAGTTTCAGATGATTCAGATGCACAATAAAATATTTTGATTTCATATTTTATATTCTGAAGATTTAAAAAATTTTCTTGCGCTACTGAATTGTAATATGTAACAAGTTTTAATTGTGGAAACATTACGATACCATCATTTCCTCAAGAGTTCCAGTGACTTCCACGTTATACAACGCTGCCAGACCGCTTAATTGGGTTTTGTTTTGATTTTCCAGTTGTCGTATCGATTCAAAGAAGTTCTCATCGAAAATAAATTTATACTTTTTAAGTGTTGCGGCATCGGTTGTTTTATCATTATCTTCATCACTTGATATAACGATGTCGATAATTCCATATTGATTGGCTATGGTTCCAATGGCGGATTTGATAGTTTGTATTTTAAATAGTGATCCAATTGTGAATGTTGAGTTTTCGTTTTCATAAGCGAATTGGTCATACAGCAATTTATATACTTCGCTGATTGCAGTGCTTACAGAATAATTTCTTCGTATGGTTAATTGAATTTTTAAAGGCTTTGGAACAAACGTTACATTTTTAATAAGGTTTTCCAATCCGATCATTCTCTTGTTTTTATTTGAAAGATCATCAACCAGGGCTTTCGCCTCTCCCTCTGGAAAATATGGATTCGGTTTGTATTGTACTTTGACCGAATTGTAAGTTTGACGTTCGTATTCAAATCTTAAATATGCGAAATCAGCAAACCCCTTTCCGTAGTAGATAATTGACGAATCAAGATTTCCATCAGCAAATTTAAAAGTTATTGTTCTGCTCGTCTTGTTGTATTGATTATACGAATATCCTTGATCTACAACGCTCTGAGTAGTTGGATAATTAGTGAACGGGTTAATTCCATTCATAATGGTAAACAGTTTTTCTGTTTCAACTAAGATTATATCTCCCTGTTCATTGCGATGATAAAATTTAACCATTAAATCATCACCGATACCAATGGTTGCATCTTGTTCCAACGATAAAAGCAATGACGCTACTTTCCCTGCTTCTTGGGATGAATCATGCGTGTAGTTTCCATTGACTTCCAGGAATTGAATTGGAGTAAAACCGCTGTCTTCTATGTAGTTTCCTGGATGAATTGTGTCTTCTATAATGCGGACAATATCAACTCGATAAATCGTTGGATATGATTGTTGATAATATGATTGTAAAACATTATCTGCAAACATTGTTGATAAGGTAGCCGTGGCATATGTAAATAAATTGTTGGCACTTTCCTGAAACACGGAGCCTGGTGTGTAAACCTTTGGCAAGTATTCATCTCCGCCACCAAGTTGACCATATGTATCTTCGGTTAAACTGATATTTGGATATTCCATATAATCAACTGGATTGCCACCAGAGTCGAAAGCAGTTATTTTCAGGGTGCTTCCTTCAAAGAGTTGTTCTATTTGATCAGCGTTTTCTCCACGGAGCAATGATGTAAGTATTGGACCGGCAACAACGGAATGATTTATAATCAATCCAAGATCGGCATATGCTTTATCTTTTGAGATAACGTAATCACTTTTGAATATTAGGTTTAAGATATTGTTGTTGTATTTATATGTACAACCAGATTCAAATATTAGACCAGTTTCAAGCGTTGGCCGGTACGTCTTCTCTTCAACTCCAAGAAATAAATAGATATTATACTGCGGATCGGCAACCGCTATATTTGTGCCATTGTCGAGAAAACGAATTGATGAGTTTTTTCCCGTTGACGGTGACTTAAAAACTATTTTTCCCTTTGCAGGATTGTCAGCGTTTTCAATATATGATACAAATGACCATGTTCTGAGTTCACCGAATATGGCAGCGGCATTGGCATCGATGTCTTGCACAATAAGAGATTGCAGTTCATCGGCAAACATTTTATATGTTTTGATTCCTGTTGATAATTCAAGAGTAAAAATGTAATTGAATCTATCGTAATCAAAAGTGATTACTATTTTGTTATTGCGCCCCGCAACCGTGTCAACGATGTACACTGTATCAAATTCTTTTGTGTTAACGATTGCATGTTCTGTTGGTGTAGACCCTGTAGAGAATCCTTTTTCTTTTTGGTCAGTTATGTAGTTGGTTGAAAATTTAACGCAATCCATAATTCTTCCGGCATAGTCGTATGCCGTGGCTTGTAATGAAGCCGATAACGGATAGCGATATTTTAATATCGTTGATAATGAAGCTGCAACATTAATATCTTCTGGATAAACAAATGACGTGATAGATTCATTTGTTATACTCAGATCATGACTACCCTGTACATTGCAAAATAAATCCAATGCTGTTAAAAATTTGGTATTGTATGTCGCTAACGTATCGCCAGTTTCAATGTCAGGAAAAACAAAATCATCAAAATTTCGTTTTGGAACGATGTAATGAAAAGCATGGAGTAATGGAACAGTTGCAAATTCTTCGCTGAACGTAGGAGTAGTAATTTCATGTTTTATTACCGTGTTATGTAAAGTATTTTGAGCATCAATGGTATCGATAATGGGTTTGCCTCTACCATAACGATAGGGAGCAAACACCTGTGCTTTATAAATATCTTCCTTATCCGCACCACCGGTAGCGTCATTGATGTTTTTAATTCTGAGAATGAGCTGCGAGTTTTGATTTATTGTAAGTATTAAATCCTGGCTCAGTTGTCCGGCGAGAATATTTGTCTTCTCTCCACCACCTTTCCTTCCGAAAATCTGTATTGTGTTTCCGATATGAGAAGAATCGAAAGCACCACCGAATTCAGAACTTCCAAAAAGTATATTTACTGAACCATCGGCGTTATATTTTTCTATCCAGTGCGGTACACCGTCAGGAAAATAAGGCATGATCGGAGTTTGTGGAATGCTGAATGTATCAGTGTTCGGCAATTCGAGAGGGGCGTTTGCCGAAGTGCGATAGTAAATGCGAATGCTATCTTGAATAACATCGAGTTCGTTCAGAAATATTATGAAATTTTCCAACATCTGCGCCGTGATTTCATATTCATACATAAATGTTTCACCGGCATAAACATCGAGTTGGAAGTGATCGGTAAATTCAACTGTTGGTATTATAATGATGTTATCAAAATAATTGAACTTCCCATCATTGTCTTTTTTTATAAATTCAAAAGTGATAGTCTCGCTGTTTCTTCCTGTTCCGGTTAATTGTTGAAATTTCGGAATGATAATAGGAACTGTCAGGATGGTATCAACCAAGTCTGCTTGAATGGTTGTTGAAGAACCTTTTGCCTGGATGAGTTGTATTCTCATATCAGTGAGATTGTCGTATATTGCTTGAGGAGACAGCGCACGGTTCAGGAAGCGTTCTTTTAAACGGTTGTTGGAGGCTTTAGCATTACGCCCATATAAATAAGTAAAGGTTTTTAAGAGCATCTGATACGAGTTTTGAAATAACTCGCCGTCCCAATTGGCATCCCAATTTGGATCAGATGTTATCCTATCAATAACTTCCTGTTCTATGTCGTCAGCATCGTTGCTTACCAAGTTTGGCAGTTTTATTTGATCAAGAGGTCGTAACATAATTTTACCTTTAACTTATTACAAAAACTTTGCTCAAGAGTGTGTCGTATGAAACAGATTCGTTAGATATGAAATGCCATTTTAAATATAAAATAACTCCAACGGTTGATTCTGTTGGTGTAATATCGATGGCTATGGCCTCAAGAACGATGCGTGGTTCAAAAACGCTAATAAGAGTTTTCGCTTCGTCCATGATTCCCAAGGCCGTGGCTTCGTTACCAGGCTCACCGAGATAATCGGGAATTCGTGATCCTTTATTGAGCGCACCAATAATACAGCCTGTCTCGGCAAACAGCAATCGTTCCAAGGAAGCGTGTATAAGTTCGGCATCCTGTCCAATTTTTACTGTTGAGTTATTTACAATTAAACCTTGCATATACTTATCTTATGGTTTATTTAAAAATCTTACTAAAAATTTGTTTCGTTTGATTCTGTATTGTCTGAATACTTTGTTTTAATTCTTTTATTTCACCATTGGAAATATCTACTTTTTGATTTGCCAAGGAAACTATATCAGTTGTGGCATTGGTGAAGGACTGCAATGATGGGTGTCCGAAACAAACCAAGAAACCGCCATAGTACATTTTTTCATTTGGATTAAATTGCTCCTCTTGATCTACTTCTCCCAAAAGTTGATTCATGGTTTTGTTCATTGATTCTGTTGGAATGTTAACTAAAATGGCAGCGTATTGATCTACCTGGGCTTTTGAAATATCTTTTTTAATAGTAGACATTTCCAATGACCCACCAGGCATTGTTATTTTTGCTGAAGCATTTTGAACACGAGTGACATCTGGAAATGTTGGATCAAATCCTTCTTTTGTTTCCAATTCAGAAATAAGTGCAGAATAAGATGGCTCGATTAATACTGGAACATTTGCCGTTACGAGTTGATGTACCAATGCGTCAATTATAGTTTTTTCTGTTGTGTAATAATAAGTTTTTTCTGCTTCGATTTCTATTTTTTGAAGTCGATAATCTTCAGCATTTTTCCAATGTATATATGCATTTCGTTCTATTGATTTGGCTTCTTGATCTTTTACTGACTGAGCATCATATGCTGTCATATTATTATCGAGAACAATAAGAGCCGCCTGAAGGGAAGTAATGTCATTTCGTAAAGTTATTATATCACTATTGAGGTTCGTAATGTCAATATTCAATTGAGCAATGGCAGCTTGCAGTATGGGTATTTGTGGATCAGATGGATTGATTGCTTGACGATAAGCCAGTTCAGCACTCTTGGCTGCAAGTTCAGATTGTTTGGATACGATTTGACTTTGCTTGGTTACAATAGATTCTTGATCTGAAGTTTGCTGATTGAGATTGTTATTTCTATTTATAACATAGGCATCATAAACCAAACCTCGTGCCGCTTTGAGGTTGGATATTTCTCCGGCCACTATTCCAATTTTCGTTGTATAGGCCGTGAGATCAGACGGTGTGCTAATGGGATGTGCCGAACAGAACGCATCAATCACTCCTTTGATAGCAATATATCTATTCTTCTTGTCTGTATATGTATTATCGTGATCGCTTTTTGATTGAGTTAAAATATCCAATTGAAAAACAAGATTTGCTCGTTGTGTTGTGTAGTCTGGAATCATTGGCGCATTGGGATCGGCATACTGAGCATCCAACGCAGTGATTTGATCTTGCACTATTTTTCTGGCTTCGTAATTTGCCTGGTTGAAAGGAGAGGCATTGGCATCAGGAACATCGATAAGTTCCGCTGCAAATGATGCTATTTGATTATCGAGCCATGTTCTACTGCTGTCGATTTGCAGTTCGTTATTCATGCTATTATTCAGTGCGGTTATTTCAGCATTGTAAATTGCCAACTGAGCATTCATATCTATAATAAGTTGATTATATGATGAGGCTTGTAGTGCGCTGTTAAAAGCATTACATTGCGTTATCACTGTATTTAATTGAAGTAGTTTTGTTTGCAGAGCATTAAATTCGTTATTTGAACTTGTATAAAGGTCTTGTGATTCTGCATGAGCCTGGGTGACAGACAGTTGATATTTTGCTACGTTCATTATCATATCACGTTTTGAGGTTGCACCGGCAGTAATAAACATTCTCGCATCTGGAACGAGAGTGAGATTGAATGCTTGTAATATTTTATTTGCCGTCATTTGGCTTTTTGCAAACGGTTGGCTTTTTTTAAGTTGTTCAATTACTCCAGGTATTCCTTTACGTGATTCAATAGTTAAGGTGTAACCCCTGGTGAGAGATAACAGAGATTCAATGAGAGATATAATTTGCATAATTAGGTCGAGTACATCACGAACCATGCGAATATAAAATTGAAATGTTTGAGCAACATTATCAACTGCGTCAAAAACCGATGTTGTAAATTGAAAATTCAACTGTTCAATATAATTTAATAATTGATCAACGTAAGCAAAAATATCTTTCAGAAGCATATTTAATGTAACGCCTACGAAATTTGGTTCTTCTCCTCTGGTAATCATTTCTGCTTGAAAACTTGGAGATGAAAACTGTCCTGATGGCGCAAAAAAATATGTTGATGGACTGCTAAAAGTATCTTTGAGTTGTTTAAATTTTCCAACACCGTCATCTTTTACCATAGAAATTATTTTTTGAAAAGAGTTCATGATGTTGATAACATCATCGATGGATGGAAATGCAAAACCAATAACAAACACTTTTACATAGTCACCACGGTTGTTAAATATCGGTCTTCCCGATTGAAACATATCACTATCAAATTTAAAATTTGGTCTTACCCCCCAAGCCACAGTTCCTTTTTTTGTTTTAAAAGATTCTTCTACCATAAAATTCATTAATGGTCTTCCTGGGCGGTCGTTCTCATCCATAAAAGCCTGACAGATTGTATCAATGAATTCATAATAAGTTTCTTGTTTATAACTTAAACCAATGAATGCATTTTGAACTGCCATATAAGCATTGATAAATGTTTTACTGACACCGTTGGTGTTAAGATCATCTATTTTTTTCTTTATGTCTTGAAGATTAAGTTTTGGATTGCTTCCGCCAGGTGCTTTTATTTCCGCATCGATTTGACTGATATATGTTTTTAGTGTTGCAATTTGTTGTGCTTTGTCGTCCAAGGTACTTTTACCGAGTTCTGTAATGGTCATGTTAAGACCGTTTTTTAATGTTAACAGTGATCGAGTTGTTCCACTGGTGACATTGGTAGATAATCTCTTAACGAGATTTGGTTTCATAAATGGTTGCCACCATTCTTCTCCTAATAGTTCACTTCCGTCTTCGTAAAAGTCTGGATATTTATCTTGAAAATGATATGACACCAAATCCAAGGCGTATACTCCTTGTGATCGTATGCTATCAAGAAGGTCTCTGAAAGTTCCGATAACGTCTTTTAATAATGACCAGAAATTTCCTTTAACGGTTTGTTCTATTCGGCGCAATATAGACGTGATTGATTGAACAGTATCCAATAAAGAATCCGCTTGTTTCAGTAATGATTCGGCTTGCTTGAGGGTTCCTTGCAATTTTTGTGTTTGTTGACGTATTTGCCGAAGAGATTTGTTATCGAGAAGATTAAAAACTTTCCATCTCGGTGCTATAAGATCACCCATTGACTATTCCTTTTTTTGGTTCTAATTCCGAAACTTCTTCGTCTGTTAATTCTGAATCTGAAGCGTGTTCTTCGATATGCTTTAAAAAATTATCCATATTTTTTGCGGACTCTATTAATGAACCCATACCTTGTTCGGCTGTTTTTAATTTTGCTTCTTGAATTATTAAATGGTATCCTATGGCTTCTTGGAGAACAACCAACATATCTCGCAAATCCATAAGAAGAGAACTTTGATCGTTATCGAAATTATTTGCCATATTACATTGCCGTTGGTCCAGTATGATTACTTCCTGAGATCACACATTGAGGTATGGCGCAAAACGGACCGGCTCCTGTTGGTTGTACCGATTTATTTCCGGCCTTTATTTGTTTTGCGTCTTCCATTTTAAATATTTGAGAAGAAATAGACACTTCGGTTTTTCCCTCAAGAATCAGTTTTGTTTTGGAACGTATCTCAATATTTGCATCGCTTTCTATTTTTGTATCTTTAGTAGATTTTAATTTGATAGACATTTGTGCTTCTAATTTAATATCCTGCTTTGCTGTTGTTGTTATTGTTCCGTTTTTTAATTCCATTTTAACATTCATTCCGCCGTCTTGTTCGATAACCAATTTTTGACGATCTATAACTATTTCTCCATAAGCAAAATCAGTTGGTTGGTTTCCGGCTCTCATTTTGATATAATATTTTCCAGTTGGAGAACTGAGTGCGCTTATTAAAATATTTCCTGTTCCTGCGCTAAGTGCCAAATCTCCTTGAATAACGTTGAGTTTAAAAGACGACTTACTTCCTTTTCCCGGCATTTCTCCACCAACCAACTTTCCGCTGGCTATGTTAATATCCATTGCGCCAGTATCAAAAATAGTATGACTACCAATGGAAAATTTTGCTTCTTGAGATTTGAGAAGAAATTTTTGAATTGAGCCTAATTTTTTATACTGATCAGATTCATTTGAACTGGCAATACCGGAACATATAACCAAATCTCCTTTTGTTCCAAACCATAAACCAGTTGATCCAGATAAAAATATATTTCCAGGAGAATCTAAAAATGCAGCTTTGCTTGATAAAACAAAAGAATTTCTTCCAGATGATACTAAAAATTTGCCTTTTCCAAGTTCAACTAAAGTATCTGATCCTTGTTGTAGACTGAGTTTGTTGCCATCAGCCGATATTGTTGTATTTTTATTTCCAATATGCAACGTGTCTTTGTTGAGTTTAACTGCTGATTGCCCATCGGAAGAAATTATTGAAGCATCTCCAGGATTTGTTTCTGCTGGTTTCTGACGTGCATCCTTAATAACATCTTTTATGCTTCCAAGCCAAAAAGCCTGTTCACGATCTCCACCTATCAATAATACAATTCCAATATCACCACGTTTAGGACTGAGACCATTAAGCACAACAGCATCATAAATATCTTCAGAATTTGGACATTCATGTGGTTCACATTTGACCATACCGCTGATGACTCTATCGCTTACCACATTGACTGTATCAACGGTTACCGACTTGGTATTTAATCCAATTCCCATTTATATTATTCCAAACCTTTTTAACGTATCTCTATCAAGATAACTTATCGACTTTCCCATTTTATATTCTTTGTCATGCGATATAAAATTAATTGAATCTATTATCCAATCAAGAGATGGGTCGCCCAATAATTCAAATGCAATTTTATCAGGACGATATTGATTCCCTGGTGTAATTATATATTGCTTATAATATTTTTTGTAAGTATAAAAGTCTGGAGTCTGTGCTATGCCTGATAAATCGTATTGCAATTTATTCGTGTCATCAACTGTTGTTAATATGTCTGTGTAATCATCGTATTTCATAATTATACCGTAGTTGATCTGCGTTTTTTAATATTAGAATAATCAGAGGTTAATTCTTGGTATGCAAATACTCCATTGCCATATCTTGAAACAAATACTTTATCTCCGCTGATTGCTTGCCAAATGGGATAGGCCGATCTGCATTCAAGGACATATTTTCTTACCATAGGAAGTCCAGTAACAATATCAAGTGGTGCTTCATTTGGAGAAGTAACATCTTTTATAACCAATGGAAATGATCGATAGATATTTCCTATGTTTAACATGAGTCGTGGAGGAGCACCATATCCTTTAGTATATGATGGAAAAACCATTGCTTTTAATTTTTTATCTATGCGTTCAATTTGTTCCAATGTCCAGAATGATTTCAACTCAGCGTCAGAACGAGCCTCTGCCTGGTACGTAATTTCCAATTGGAACTCTTGAGACATGCTGTTGCTGTATACCGGTATGGTTTCAAAACGTCCAATGATTTCTGATCCAAGGTCTTGATATTGAGCACCTTTTTTCCAGTCTGGTATCTTATTGATATATTGAAAAGGAATCATGAGATCGTATGTGCTTATGTTGGTGTTGCGACTTCTGTACGATCGGTCCCAGTCGTTTATGACCAGACCATATAAGAAAGCATTAGGAACAATTTCTGTTCCAGTCATGTGGTATCGTTGATCCCAAAAACGAGACAGATTGGACATTCCTCCGAGAAGGGCAGCCATGTTATCTCTGGAACTAAGTGTGTCCAAGGAAAGAGTTTTCATAAGAGTGCTTTTAAGGTCTTGTATGCTGAATGCCATATGTTATCTACCTGATGTCCACGACATTGATGTTAAACCATAACCACCCATAAATGTTTTTAAGAAATCGCTTTGTGTCATATCTGGTTTTGGTTTTGTGTTTTCCGCAATTTGTTGTGATGCTCCTAAACCGGCAGATTGTATTTTTTTGTTTTCATCTGCTTTTTTATTTGCAAGTTCCAGTTCTTTTAATTGTGCGTTCCATATATCTATTTGTTTTTGAGCATATTTACTGATTGTTTTTCCTTCACCAACCTGATTTAAGTTTTGTGCTTGTGATATTATTGAATTAAGTTCGCTTATTCCTTGTTTGCTTCTTCCAAGTTTGACAACACTTTGGAATCTTGTGAGTAACGAATCTGCTGTTTCGAGTTGTTCACTGATAGTTTTTACTTTTGCTTTTTCTGCTTCAGCGTCCCATGTTTTTCCAGAAAGCACATCTTCAGCAGACTGAAATAAAAATTTTGTTACTCCAGATGGTAAATTTTCTAAAAGTGCTTTTGATATACCGTTTGTGAGTTTATCCCATGCAATGGTAATACCATAAAAAGTTTTAAAAGAAGGAAGGGCTATATATTCATCAAACATTAAACTTATTTTTCTTAATGCACTTTCCCACATTGTTTCTTGTTTTTTCATTCCTGCTTCGGCTCCGGCAGTTACTCCTTTTGTAATTGATTTAGAAACATCATCACCGCTGAAGGCGTTTTTAATCCTTGTCCATAAATTTGAAAATCCCTGCGATACAGAAGTATGGTGCGAGTCTAACATTTTCAAAGTTTTTTTATAACGTTTTTCATCTTCTTTGGTTAACTGTTCTCCCTTTTCGGATTTATTTTTAAAATATGATTCATCTCTCATTTCTTCGGCTGTCATTGCTTTATCTTGGAAGGCTTCTATGGCGACTAACCCTCCTTTAATTGCTCCAAAAACTGGTGCTATCCCAGGAATTAACATAGCGAATTTTGCAACAGATGATTTGCTAAATTCTTGAATTGCATTACCCATTTTTTCTGTTACACTTGTTTTAAATATTTGATCTATCATAGGTGCAATACCGAGTGTCAACATACCGGCCATTGTTCCACCTGATTTTGTTTCCGCTGTGGCGGCCTTTCCAGTTCTTGACGCTACACCTTGTTCAACAACTTTAGACCCTTCCATACCTCCTAATAACGCTGCAAGTATTTGTCCTACAACTGGTATGGCTTTACTTCCGCCCATAGCCAACATTTTACCTCCCATACTCGGAGCAATTTTTCCAAGCATGGAACCACTTCCTCTGAGAGCCATAGGTAGAACTGTGCTCGTTCCCGCTAACGTTGCTAACATCCCTCCGCTGCTTTCTTGTTCTCCTCCGGTATCAATTCCTGGTTTTTCTTCGGATCGATTCATAAAATGATTAAGCAACAATCCTCCTCCGAGAATTCCCAATCCGAGTAAACCTTTACGCCCCATTCCACCTTTTTTAAATAATTGTCCGAACTTTCCCCACTTGCTTGTTTTAGCAACTGTCTCTGCTGCTTTCTCTCCTCCGGCTATCATGGTTCCACCACCGGCAAGAGTTTCAACTGTTCCACTTCCGCTCCCCTTTCCCATTGATAAAACAGCCCCCCTCATTTCTTTTATTGCAATTCTTAAAGCCAAAATATTTCGTGCCAATGGAAGAAAAACCATTCCTCCAAGAAACAAAGCCAAGAAAGGACTCTTCTTAATAAATTCAAATAATGCATTTACTCCTGCTTTTAACATGGCGGTAAATATCGGTGTTAATATATCTCCCATTTCACCTAATGCGTCTGAAAGAATATCTACTACTCCTGACATTGCTTCACCGAGAGCCTTTCTAATTTCTTTTGCACCGGCTCCCTTACTGATGAGGTCTGCAACTGGTTCAATAATTCCAACCATCTTATTCAGAGCGTTGGCTATTTTTCCGACAACGTGTTCCATGACTGTGCTTATTGGACCGGCAAATTTCTGAAGTTTTTGATACATGCCCATGACAAAATTTATCATTGGTCCAAGAACTTTCATTCTTAAGAACATGATTTGTTCATTGATACGAGCTGCATCCGCTTGTGCCTTTTTACGTTTATCTTCGGCCGCCTTTTCTCCTTCGGCTTGCTTTTTATAATCTTCAACAAGGGTCCGGAGTTGTCCTTGTGAGGCAGTTGCCATTTTCGCTGCTATTTCTGTTGGAAGTCCTAACGCCTTGGCATAGTTTAACCTGGCATATGGGTTTTGAATATTTTGTATTTCACGAGAAAGTTTTGGAAGGTTATCAAGTAATTTATCGAAGAAGGTTTGCTTTCCTTCTGCGCTTTCCATCATCTTCATTTGATCTTCATATGTTATTCCCAATCGACGCATAAGGGCAGTTGTTTCATCAATGCGTTCAGGATCGAGCATTTTATCTATGAAGTCACCGGCTGTTTGAGCGTTAACACCCATGCGTATCATAACGCCAGTTGCCGTAGTAATTCCTTTTGCCAGGGCCTTTGCTCCACGTTCTCCATCTTTAAAGAAAGCACCGAGCCTGTCCTGCGCCGTGGTTATGGTTCCAATCATTTGTTCCATTTGAGATGTAGTCATGTTAAAAGCCTTTTGAGCTGCCAACACTGATGAGATTACTTCTCGTGAACCTTTGACTGAAACACCCCAATAACTATGCAGTTGACCGGTTAGTTTAGCCATTGAATCAACACTGAGACCTGATGCTTGGTGAATGTCTGATATGAATCCTGCGAGATTTTGCATTGCCGGTCCAACCTGAACACCGGCTTGTGACAATCCTGCCATTGAACCTTTTATGGTTTCAAGACTGGCAATCGATTTAGTCCATGCATTGATTGCAACTCCCCAGGCCCCTGAGACATCTCCTGTGCTGTCTGACAGGTGTTTCATGGATGCTCTCATCTCCATGATACGTTTTCCCATCTCCCAGGAACTACGGATGAGTTCTGTAAGGCTGAGTGTTGCACCACCGGTCAGGAGAGTCATTTTTGACAGGTGTGTGTTCATCTGGCTGAAGCCAGATCGTATTGCGCTTACTCCTTTTTCGAGAGCGGTATATGACTTTCCTAACCGATCAGTTTCTTTAGAAACGTTGACGGTTCCTTTGAGAAGATCACGGAGTTTGGCGTTGGTGCGCCCTAATGCCTCGTCGGGAGTCCGTGTCTGGACATCTAAAATTACCTGTGCCATATAAATATCTTCTTGTTTTTGTTATAAAAGTTATATTTTTTAATAATCGAATGACGGTTTTTGTCTATCTGATGCATATATCAATCGACGTAATTGTTCTTTTGTTTGGAAATCTTCATTTGATGATGAGTCAATTTGAGCATTGATTGTTGTGATAAATTTTCCTGCTTGAATTTCGTGAGTTATTTGCAAGATTTGATACAGGCCGGTAAATATCGATAATGATCCGTCTTGATTTAACATTTTGAGAAATATTTTATAATTGGTAATGTTATTTGAATTAAATGATGGGTCTCCTAAAACAGTTAAAGTGCATTTCACTTGGCGACCAACTAATATCATTTCGTTGCGTATATTCTGGATTGTTCTCTTTTTCTCAAGGGCGTTATATAAATCACCAGAATACATACGGCTTGATTGATAATCGGAGATGGTTACGTTAATGGGATACGTTCCACTGTGCGCCGGTCCAACAGCAGATGATGTTTTAGCGTTTGGGTCTATTTGTTTTATTTGATCTCTGATAGATTTTAACGTTGTTAAATTTACTCCACCATTTGCAACTGAATCTTCTGCTTGCTTCAAAAGAGATTTAACTTGTTTTTTAATATAGTTTTCAACAACCATTTCTCCACGGCGATGTCCACCTACTAACCTTGCATTCATGGCAATGCTATTAATGTCGTGATAGTAATTAAAATCAAAAGATACGCTTTGAATATCCATAACGTTAATATTATACACATTTGGTTCTCCGATGCTAAAAAATTGATCATTTATTCCGGCCAGGTCGTTTACACGAAATGAATATGCCTGTGCTATCATCTGTTGTCCGAGATTAGTCATAAACACATCAGATGGATTTCCGCTGATGCAAATCATGTGTAAAAGATATACAGCATCGTTATTTATTAGACCTAATTTCTGATTGACATCTTTAATGTTTTGATCCGTAAAAGTATCTTTTGTTATTGGAGATGCTATTTTATTGCCTTTAGATGTTTGTTGTATGAACTTCTTTCTTTGTTCTAAGGCGTATTTGAATAATTCGAGATTACTTTTTGCTGATCTCGGATCGCACATAAGGAGACATGAATTCAGACGCAATGGAACAAATTTTACTTTTTGATTTGCTGATGTTTGCACTTGGGGAGGATTTGACATTGCCAATGATTGAGTGGGGTTTTCATTAGCAGCCAGATCGTAATGGATATACATTTTCGAAATGACACTTTGATATAAATCCGCCCACTTAGTTCCTAAGTCTATTTTATAATCTTTGACATTGACGTAGTATTCAAGAGTGGCCTTTTGTGTTTTATCATTAAAGTTCGGAAAATGTTGTGGATGTAAAAAATCAAAATCGATTGGCATAAGATTTTTTGGGCTTACCATGAAGTCATACACTTCGTAATACACGGCTGTTTGTTTTCCATCTTCATTAAGCGTGGTCTTCATGACGTTTTGGAAATATCTGAATACTAAGTAGGGATGTATTTTAAACGTGTTGTAAACAGCGGTTCCTAAAATGGTAAATAGATTGGTAAATAATTTATTGGAGCCGACTAATTCCTTATCCAATAAATTACGAAAAGTAACATGATACAATTCTTGAAATCTTGTTTTATAATTATTACCAATACCTCCACCGGCAATACCCCCGCCGACAAGGTTGCTTGAACCCATGCTCAAATTATCGACTAAAAGATTTCCTGCACTGTCTGTAACTCCTAATATCTCAGGAAGGAAATTGATTTTTCCTCCTAAGAATTTCGCATTTGAATTGGAAATTCTGGCATTGACAGCAGTTTGAATTGAGTTATCCAAGGCAACCACGCCGTAATATGCACAGGCAGCTTTTAATATCTCAGTAATAACTTTTGAATCTTGTGCGCCACGTAGAGATATAACATATGCTAAGTAACTTAATCCCGCTGTTAATTGTGCAGAGTTTCCTTTTATTTTATTAAAGACCTGTTCCATTATATAAAACATTTCTTTTAGAGCCAAGGCTGTCGCCGGGAGATTACTGAGTAAATCCCACGGCTTATTTCCTTTAAGAATAACCTCATCACATTCTGTAGTTCCGTGGATGGTTACTTCTGGTATACCAAGAGAATTATATGTTGGAATGACATTATTAACGGTAGCAGTAAACTTGCTGGTGAAGGCTATTTTATCCCAATCTTTTATATCGCTTGGTTTAAATTTATCATTATGCACCCAACCGTATTCCACTTCGAGGACTGGCAACTGCGCTTCGCTATTTGTGTTAGCGTCTTTATATCCCATAATAAACAATTGATAGGCAAGATAATCGAGAATTTCGTTTTTAATATCAACGAATCTTATTTCAACTGATTGAGGACTCCCTGCTCCTCCACCGGTATTTCCTCCAGCCATAGCAGGAATGTATTTGAAATAAACCAAATGGTTCGCTGATGCTTCCTCTCCTGAACCAGAGAACAATTTTACCCTTCGTTCTTCGTATGGTTTTTTTGGATTATCACTTGTGTCATATCTAAAAATTAAACTGACTTCAAGAAATGGAGTTAATTGGTCTAAAAAGAAAACAGGCTTTTTAAAATAGGTTGGTAGTGAAACGAAGTCTGCTTTTTGGGTAGTTTTCTTTTTAACATCCGCAACCATATCCTCAAGAATTTGCTGTTGCGATTTTTGTTCCTGCTGTTCCTTGGTAAGTTTTTCTTGCTTAACGTTATCTTTTTTTTCTTGGCCAGTATCTTTTTTTGGATCGTTCTGGTTTATATATGCTTCCAAGTCGCTCAGACTGTTGAACTTTTTCGTTGATGTTTTTGCTGTGGCCATAATTAATATCCTGTTTTATCCAATTCATCAGTTTTTTCTTTTTGAGTCTCGGTTGTTTTCTCTTCAACTTGAGTAACTGGTTCACCGGGAGTAACTGAAGGTGTAGGAGTAATCGGTTGTCCTGGAGGAGGTTGTGGTCCTTCCCATACCGGTTCATCAGTAACTCTATCTGGTTTATTTTCTTCAGGTATTGGCGGAGTCGGAGTAGGCGGTTTGGGAATAACAGTATGTATCTTTGCGAACGCCTGTTGAACGCTTGCAAGTTCAACACCACGCCTGGAGTACATATTTAAAATCCTGATAAGAAAATCAGACTTTGCCTCTTGCAATAAGTTTGGATTGTACACTCGCATATCATAATCTTTGAAATCTTCTTTTTTATTCAGGCCATAATTGATCAATGAAGCTGCCGTTACTTGATGGTGAAAATAGGTACGATAACATTTTCTGACTTGTGGTTTTAAATACGTAAGCATGATACGATATAAGAGTGCGCCGGAGTACGTTGATATGTTTGGAATTTTTGACAACCGGACAATCGTGTGAACCAGTTTTGCCTTATCCAAAGTAGAGAGTTGCCGTGCGCCGATATTCAGGGCGTGTATTTTCGGTATTACAGGATTGCCAAATAATATAAAAAGAAAGATATGATCTGGATTGGTCTTCCATGCGCTGTATCGAACACTGTATATGGAACCTATACGAAAAAAGAATGCCATTATTTTTTACTCACTTTTTCTTTATAACATTGTATGCAACGATGTCCTGTTGATAAAAAGGCATATGGTCTTACTTCATATATGTGATTGTTAGGACATAAAATTTTTATTTTAATGCTTTGGTTGATATATTCTTGTTCTTGGGTTAGTATGGTATACCCTTTAGATTCAATTTTTTGTTTAACTTCTGTATATGGCATAGTATGTATTTTTCGTAATAATTTTTTTGTTTGTTCTGAATGTTTTTTGCCATAAAAATTATTATTTTCTCCTGATCTTGTTTTTGAAAATAATAATTTTGTTTGTTCTGAATGCCTTTTTCCGGTCATTCCGGCGTTTCCCCCTTCTCCTCCCTTTGCTAAATTGTATCCATATATTTTATTTCTTGATTGAAAAAAATTAATGCATTCTATTTCAAAGATGTTTAATTCTTCTTTCGAGTTAGCAAAACCTAAAATTTTTCTTTTTAAAAACTTTGTGCCATGTTTTTTGATAATGTTTGTTATAACAACTCCTGAACCATAATAGTTTTTATTTTTTGGTTCATTGGGTATACCTTTCCTTCTTCCAATATAAATTTTTTTATTAATTTGATCGTAGATTAAATATATATAACCATACATATTGAATTATACATCCTGATAAAAGAAAAACCGCTTTGAAAGCGGTTCTTAATAGTATATTCAAAATTTTTATTTTTTTATCCTATTTTTAAGTTCCTGGATTTTTTCTTATGAGTTGGCCACTTTGATTGATCAGGAAATCGATAGGAGGATTTTGATCTTTGGCATAATCTGCCAGGTTGACTTTATTTCTCATAAGGATTTCATATGGCTTTAATCCGTTTGGAGTGGTAAAGGTTTGAAATTCCTGAAACGGAATAACCTTTTTAAAACTTCCTTCCTCAATAAGAACTTCGTTTCCTTTGATTTCGATCAGGATGTTGTCGCTTCCCGCACCGCCTTGAGGCAGTGTTTTAATCTCTTTGCTTGTTTGTCCGAGGGTGTACGTTCCCTCTGGAATAACTTTTTCGAGATATTCTTTGAATCTGCTTTTATCAGCCATAATTTTACTCCCTATATGAATTATTGAAATTTCCGTCTTGAGCACCAGGCTTAATCGGATTTATTGATTGATCTTCTTGTTTGTCCTGATCAATTTCTTTTGCTTTGTTATTGTTGAATTCGATATTTAAAATTCCATCTATAAGAATAGAACGGGGAATTTCAAATATATCTTCCTCGGTTACATCATGATAACGTTTATATAAATCGAGCAAGTTTCTTCTACTCATCGATTTAAGTTCTGCTTCTCTTTCTTGTTCGATCATTTCAAGATACTTTTTTAGTTGTTTTGGCATTTCTTCTTTTTTTTGTTTGTAATGTTGATTCAGGGAAAACCGATAAATCAAAAGCATATTTATTGGTGTGTTGAATCAGAGCGTATTGAAAATCAAAATCAAGTGCTTTATATTTGGTTTCCAGTTTTCGCAGTATGGCCGTCAGGTTATTGAGTTCATCGAAATCAAAAGTACCGTTAACATTTATTTCAGCCTTGAATAATTTGCCATGTACCCTGTCGTCGCCTTGGACACCAAAGAATTCATTTTCAGGTTCTCGATGGATATTAAATCCAAACGTAGACAGGCTCTTTTTTAAATCCTTATATGCGTCCAAGATACTGTTGCGCTCATCTCTATTATATAAATACGTTGGAGATTTATCCTTAATGCGCAATGCCATTTCATAATAATGTTGGAAGTTACTTTTCAATTGTGCCTTTATTTTCTTTTATAAAATCATCAATGTCTGATTCAAGAACCATTGCCGTGGCAAATCCAGCATTAGTAATACTATAACTGTTTTGACCACGAAATTTTCCGTATGGTTTAACGAAATAACTTCCGACTTTTATGTCAGCAAATTTTCCTTCAACAGTTTCAATGTTGGTATCTTTTTCAACATTGAGTTTTACGTTACGATATTTATAATTTTGCCCCAAGTCTCCTATGATAGCTTCCATGTACTCATTAAAAGGAATTTTCATTGTTGTGTATCTCCATAGAGTAGAATCTTTTTATATATTCAAAAAACTGAAACAAAAGTAATATAATTTTATATGGAACGAAAAGAAATTAGAACTTACTCGGTTAAGAAATCAAAGAAAAAACAGGCTATTAAAGTGCTTGATAGTTTTGTGGATAAGGCGACCGGCAAGCACAAGGAATCCGATATAGAAAAAATATTGCGCATTTGGCTTCAGGAAAGCGGAATTCCGTTTGTTCAAGAAAAATTTGTGAATTATAAAGGCAAGTGGAAGTCATATGATTTTCTGATAACTGACGGATTGAATTATACATTCTTATTGGAAGCCGATGGTGATTATTGGCATGATCCAAACGGAAAGTCAAAACTTCAAAAGAAAAATGTTCGTAATGATAAATTGAAAAACAAGATAGCCAAAGAAATGGGAATTCCTTTATTGCGCTTTCCTGAGACAGAGATTAAAAATGCTTTTAAATCGGTAGCCGAAAAAATACTGAAGGAAATTGAAAGACAAAGACCAAAGTGATTAGTCGGCTGTTCCAAACTTTTTACGAAGCAACGCTTTTACAGTTTCGAATTTTCCCTTCTCGCTTATGTTTTCCCCTGCCCTGTTGACATAGAAATTCACACGGCTTATGGCTTGTTTCAGGTTGTTTGAGTTTTTGTGAAGGTAGTTTGCGATCTCTTCAGCACTCTTGGTAAAAATTCCTTCTTTGGGAGTGAAGTGAGTCTGTACGTCACCGCTCCATAATTTTTCGAGATAAACTTTAAAAGGTGTATCCATATATCCTCCTACTTCTTTTTCTTCCTCATGAATCTATTAATAGTCTGTTCGGTTGGGCGAGATTGAATTCCGAGCAATCCGCCTTTAACATCGGAACCGTCAGGGTTTTTCACTGGAGCAAGATTCGCATTGGGGTCTCCGCCACCGGCATATTGATATTCGAACTTACTGCCTTTCTTGCGTTTTATTTTTCGAATGGTTCCTGGGAATTTAGGACCAATATTATCAGTCGTTATGACATCATCAAGGTATTCGCAAAGGTTCATATTATTTCCTTTTAACCATGTATTTATTCCAATAGTCAATAATTTCGGCTATGGTCTTTTTTACTCGTGGTTTCTCTTTGTCGGAAAAGTAACTTACGCCATCAACCAGGATATTGCTTTTGTCGCTGAGAACTCCATTCATTTGAATCTTTTGTGCTCGGTTGCTGCCACGAGAAATCCAGATAGAAGAGTTGCCGTTTAAGTCCATGCCAACTCTCATAACGTATAATCCTTGGCCAATGTCTACCGGTTTCTTTGAAGATCGTGCGCTTTCAAGATATTTGTTAAATCGTTCCGACATAGTGTTTCCTCTTATTCGAAATGTATTTTACCATCGTCACCAACATAGGCGACAACTGAGCCAAGGTTTTCTGCGAGTTTTGTTAATTGATCTCCGGTTGTTTTAAAAAGGGATTCTTTATCGTTTTGATAAGGGTCATGATCCCAAAAGCCAGCACCGTGACCAGTCCTGGAGAGATATAGATTATGGCCTATTTCATCTTCGTCTTCACCGTTTAAAAGTTCTCCGGCATCCTTGACGAATTTAATAATATCTTCTTTGGCCTTTCGGATTGCATCTCTGGAATAGTCCGTTGATGTATAATATCTGTCGAGAGGTTCATCATCTTCATCAACAGATACCCACAGTGCTGTTATGAGGTAGGCTTTTAATATCTTGTCGATGTCAAGCCTTTGTGATTGAACAGCCTCAAGATAAGAATGAAATTTATTCATACCATAATTCCAGTTTCAATTCAAGTTGATCATTGTGAAATTTATAGGAGTATTCTCCTTTCAGATTCATATTATCATATTTTTTAACTTTCAGTTCTGAAAGTATATCAGGGTCGATTTTTTTATCTTTGTTTTTGCCATCCCCGACAATGTGGTTGATAACAGAATCAAAGTCTTGGAAGTCATCAACGCCGGTAAGATGGTGCGCCCAAGCCAACAGTCCGTCTACTCCAATGTTAAATGTATGTGTCCATATCATTGAACCTTCAGGGATAATGTAAGTTTGTCCTTTATCAAATCCCTGTTCGCTTCCTTTAGCCCAATATCCTCGTCCGGTGCTATCCTCTACTTCCTTGATGTCGTTTTCTTTTTTAAATATTCTGTTAATGAAGTTTTGAAAATCGTTCATGATGACATTGTATTTTTGCACCAATTGATTCAATTTGATGATGTGTTCAGAATCATGAAGTTTGATGGCAACAGTCTCTTGAGCCATTTCCATATAATGTTTAAAGTTTTTTTTCATATTGAATTATTCCGGTAGTGCGATATATGTGCCAGGGGATTTTCTGAGGAACTTAACCCAAGGTTTTCTGTAGTTTGGTTTTTTACCTTTTATTTTGAGTAATGGTTTGGAAACCATTATTTTTTCGGCTTCTGAACCTTCTGATAATTTTTCAAAGTATTCTCGGAGATTCATTGTTTCTTTTTTTCATCCTGAACTTTCTTGAGATAGGTATCCAGTCTTTTTGGTTTTGTTTCTTGCCCTGCCGGTTCAAAAGTCACCAACACTCCGAAACTTCCATCTCCCCTCCGGTATCCACTATACCAATATTTTTATTTCCGGTACGAAGATCATTTGTTTCGCTGAGAACATTACCCCAAGCCTCATTGCTGATATTGTCTCGTGCGCTGAAAGCGTAGCAAATGTCTCCTACGTAAATCTTACCTTTGGTTTCCAGATTAAACGTTTTGTTTACTCTTCCGTTATATGATTGAGCGATGAGGATTTTAACTTTGTATTTTCCTGGAGAGAGTTCTATGATTTTTCCTTCTTGCGAAGCTGATTTTCCGATTTTGCCGCCTTTTGATATTATGTAATCAACGTCCGCAACGCTGATATTCCCGGCATCGACTCCTAAGACAGCATCAACCTTTTCATAATTGTTGATCTTCATTGTTATTCTTCTCCACCATCGATTTTTTTAATGGCATCGTAAAAGCGTCTTTCTCCCTTGCCATCAAGTATTTTCTGAATGTCAGCAGCTCCTTGTTCTTTATATAGCTTGAGATTAGAAGGATTTCTGCGTTTGACTTCTCTCTTGATGACTCCGGCTCCTCCAATGTTTTTTCCTTTGTAGGTTATTTGATAGCCATAGTGATCGTACTTGACATTGAAATCTTCTTTTTTGAGATTGAGTTCCTTGGCTGTTTGCAGGGTCTCAAGAAAATATTTAAAATCCTTTTTTGGCTTTTCCATTACTTCCTCCACGGTGTATAGGTAATCGTCTGCGATGTCTTGAATACTGGCTGAGAGTTGCTGATGTGGAGAATCGATTTTGACAATATCATACTTCACATTTGGTTGCAAGCCCACAATAGTTTTTGCCCATTGATATAAAAAGTCTTTAGATTGCTTGTTAAGTCTTGGAACATTCGCCGTCCACATTCCATTGCGCTTGTAATTGCGTAAACGAATCCATCCTTTTCCGATAAGACTCAGGATGATTTTCTCTCTGGCTTTTCCTTCCGACCCCATAGTTTCATTTTCAGAACGATATAGAGCCTCGATTTCTTTTTCAGTGAGACCATATTGATCGGGATTTTTAATTACTTTGTCGATATGATTGGTATCGACAGGAAGAATCTTTCCAGCGGGATTGATCCAGTAAGCATCTGCTACTGGCATATCCGCCATTTCCATATATTCATGATACGGCGAATTGTCTTTTTTCATCTACTTACTCCGTTGCGGTTGGGGTAGCCGGTGCAGGATTACCGAATCCAGACTGATCCAGCGATTTAACTAAGGTAAGAATTTTCTGCTTATCTTTCGTGGTTAAAGCATTCCATTTGTTTTGATACTTCTTGATTTCGGCATTGAGCATGTCTTCAAAGTTTTCATATCCCTTGCCGGAATAAAATTTCTTCACTTCCATGAGAAACTTTTTCATTGGTTGAAAAGCTGCTGATTGCCAGAATTGTTTGGCATTTGGATCAAATCCAACTTTGCCCCTGGTGACATATTGAATGAGTCCGCCAATCATGGACTCGGTAAATGCGCTTGATTCACCATCAAAATCTGGTAAAGACGCATACATTTGTTGAACGTCTTCCAGGTACTCTTTGAATTCTTTTGCCATAATTATTACTCCTTTGTAGGTATATTACAGGAGCAGATAAGTAATTATTGAATTTTTTGTTTATTCAATAAGTCCTTTGTTTTTCATGTATTCGATAATTTCATCATCGGTCAGGGTGTTTAAATATGAAGCGTAACTGTCAGGGGTATACGCCGTCCATCCGTGACGTTCCATTTTTTCTTCTATGAGTTTTATTATAATGTTGTCTTCGCTCCTTGACATGATACTCACTCCCTTATTGAATTTTAATCCAATATTTAGAAAAATCAAAATCAGATAGGAAAACTCTTTCTCCTCTATAAAGATAAAAAAGGATGTCCACGGAGTATCCGACTTTTCTTCCCTTTTTAATGTTGACAGTTTGGCCGGTTGTAAGGTTTCTATATCGGCCAACGTCTTTGATATTT